TAAATAGTTTGATTAAATCTAAAATTATAAAAGATTCTAAATTGGTACTTTGTGTAGTTATTGTACTATGTACTTTATATTTTTCTAACTATGTAGAAAGATATTTAAACGAAACGATAAAGGAAACTGTTAGAACTGAAATAAGTAATGTATTCAATCAAAGAGAGAAAGAGAGATCTGAGAAACATGCGGAATTAGTAAATACCGCACTAACTATTCCCCCTAAAATAGATAATGAATTACGTAAACTTCAACAAACTCTTAAAGCTGATAGGGCATTTTTCTGTGAATATGGTAATAGTTTAACTTCATTAAGCGGAAATCTTTTTACATACTTCACAATGAGGAATGAACAAAATGCTTCTGGAGTAGCGGGAATTAAACAGCAATATCAACAACAAAGTACTGATAATTTTAGATTTAATGTAGAACTTAACGAAAGGAAAGTATATAATCTATTAGATATAGAGAATATTAAAGAATCAGATCCGATTTTATATACAATGTTAAAAAAGAATGGAGCTAAACAATTATTTCTTTATTTAATAGAAATTGATGGAACTCCCAGAGGATTTATTGGAATAAGTTATTCAAAAGAATCCCCACTTTCGCATGATCAAATGTTTTATTATATAACAACTTGTGCAAGAGCTATAATAGATTTAGCTATAGTGAAAGGAAATTAAAATTTATATATTATGACTATGAGTATGAATGAAGGAGATGTTAAATACTTCTCCTTCGATGGTAATGATTTAATCGTCGATAAGGAAAACGATGATGTTACATACAATGATGAGAAACATGTGTATGTAGGTAAAAAGGGAGTAGGAGAAGGAAAAAAATTTATTTCTGTAACTACTTTAATTGGAGAGTTCGAGAATAAGTTTGATTCAGATTTTTGGAAGAAGTATAAGGCGTTAGAAGAGTTAATGGGAAATGATTTTATTAATGTAAAGAGTTCTTTATTAAATACTAAAAAATGGGATGATTCTTATATTCCAGATAGTATTACAAAAGAAGTATTTGAAGAAACTTGTAATAAATATGTAAAAGATTGGGGAGAAACAAATAGGATAGCTTGTGAGTATGGTACAAAAGTACATGCGGAACAGGAAAGTGGATTTTACAATGATTCGGAGAGGACAATTAAGAGATTTAATTTAGGTGGAAATCTTCCGGTATATAAAAATCATCATAGATTAGATATAGATACTGGAATTATACCAGAGATGTTAATTTCTTATATAGATCCAGATGGGATTTTATGTATTGCTGGGCAGTCCGATTTAGTTGTTAAAAATGGAAATCATATTCGTATATTAGATCATAAAACTAATAAGAAATTAAAACAAAAATCCTATTTTGATCCTAAAAAGAAGAAGTATCAAATGATGAAATATCCTTTAAATAATATAATGGATTGTAACTTCTTACATTATACTCTTCAATTATCTCTTTACGCATGGATGCTTCAAAAACAAAATCCGGATTTAATTATTGATGAGCTAAGAATTGTTCACTTTACTCACGATGGTGAAGTTAATGAGTATGTTCTAGAATATTTAAAATCTGATATAGAGAAGATGCTTAAATACTATAAAAAGCAGTTAATTCTCCGGAAATATGAAGAAGAAAATAAACCTATAATATTTTAAATATCATGAGTATTAAAGATATATTATCAGGACACGCAAAGGAATTTTTAAATATAAATGAAAAATTATATTTAAAAAGATTAGAGATATGTAAAGAATGTCCTTTATATTCAGAAAAATATGGAGGCTATTGTGATCCTAAATTATGGATAAATCCTCGTACTGGTCAGGTATCTGATGTAGAAATGGTTGGATGGGTTAAAGGATGTGGATGTAGACTAATGGCAAAGACAAGAAATAAAAATAATCATTGTGTATTAAATAAATGGTAAATGTTTTATGTTAAATTTAAATGTATATGGGAAAAGTAATGAAAAATGATTATTCCGGATTATATGTTCCGGAGAATGTTAGGTCAGAATTAAATACTGACAAAGCTCTTAAATCGATTGGAATCGATGAGAAAATAAAAAATGTCTCTGACGAAGAACTCCAGAAACAAGTAGAGTTTTTTGAGGATAAAGTAAATAATTGGGAAATTAAACCAATGGGAACTTATTTAATCTTCTCTAAATATCCTGCTAGTCCTTATGAAAACCCTAAATCTAAGGGAGGAATTATATTAAAACGGGACGTTAAACATGATCCTCGTTCTGGAGAAGATATAGATATTTGGAATGAACGCTTTATTTCTGTAGGTAGTGTAATAGATGTAGGTCCCGATTGTAAAACAGTTACCCCGGGAATGGATATAATGTATATAGCTAATAGTGAAAGAGATCTCCCAATTGATACTGACGGAACTGGAGATACTGTTTTATGGATTATTCAAGAGCAAAATGTATTAGTTTGTAGTTCTAAGAAAATTAATAACCATGAAGAATTGTCTTAAATATCAAGAACCTAAAATATTTCTAAAACCAGGAGATTTGGTTCAATTAAAACACGATATGCCATTTAAGCCTAAAATGCTTATAGTGGAAAAAGTTGTAGATTCATCAGAAAATGAAATTTCATTTCTTGGAATGAGGTGTGTATGGTTTAATTCTAATCGAGATATGTGCGAAGGAGTATTCTCGACTAAAGATTTAGAAAAGGTATGATATGAAGAGTGATATAAGTAATCTCCTTATTTATATCACTCTTTCTTGCTAAATATGGATATGTACTATGGTAAAGTTTTTTAATTATAATAATCAAACCGGATCCTTAGAATTAAATAAGGAGGAGATTCTATTACTTAAAGAATTTAATGATTTAATGGAGTCTGAGAGAAATAAATGTCCAGAAGATCCTGCTGGAAGGTTTAAATTACGAGCGTTTAGGGAATTTAAATATATTTATTTAATGTTAGATTGGCAATCTCCTATATGCGATTTCTCTGAACAGAATAGAAATAAAGAAGCAAGAAGACAAGCATCTATAACAGATGAGGAATTTTCCGATCCTTTATTTAGAACAGCTTGTAGAAAATATGAGGAATTGAGAGATTCTTTTAGAACATATAAATTGCTTAAATCTGTATATACTGTGATAGATAAATTAACGATATACTTTAATGATTTAGTAGATTTAAGTGATGTAAATGATGAGACAGGACAACTAAGATATAAAGCTAAAGATGTAATCGCAGAAGCTAAAGGGATAGGTCCTCTTTTAGATGAGGTTAGAGCTGCTGAGGAGAGATATAAAAAAGATATTGAAAAACAATCTAAAATAAAAGGGGATTATGAACCTGGGTATAGAGATTAAATATGGCTAGGAAAATTACATATGGAGCAAAAGGTAATATATCTAAAGTAAAGGCAAAGAAAGATATTCCTAAAAAAGTAGATTCCGAACCAGAAAAACCTAAAAGAGTTGTAAAAAAGAAACCTACTACAAAGGAACTTTTAAATTCTTTAGATACTGAAACAATAGTAAGAGATCTTAGTACCTATGATACCCCAGAAAAGTTAAAAGAAGAGGAATCGGAAGAGCAGAAATTATATGATAATTCTTATATATCTAAAGATTTATCTAACTATAAAATTGCTAGAGATGAAGTTGAAATAGATGATTATTTATATAGTAAATTAAAGACTAAAGCTCTAGAACAATCAGAAGCATTTACTGATTGGGATGTTAAAATAAGAGATCCAGTAGATTTCTTTGATCCCGAACTTTCGTATGAACTTACTGGGTATAGACCTATAACAGAAACACAAGGATTAGATTTTAATCCTGATTGGTTCAGAGAAGATGCAATGACTAAAGAAGCTACAGGGAAGTATGAGATGTATGCTTATAAAGGTCCTGCATATAATAATTTCTGGGATGAGAGATTCAGAAGATGTACTGAGGGCTATACTTCACATGGGTATACTATAACTGGATGGAATTATTTTTATTTAAATTTCTATCGAATGCAAACTCCGATTATATTAGATACAGGAGGAACAAAAAAAGGTAAACGTGCTACATCTTTTCCAATGTTTCTAGCAAAACAATATGAATATTTTCATTATCTGGAATTATGTAGGAAAACAAATAAAGATGCTCTTGTTTTAAAGGGACGAGGATTAGGATTTAGTGAAATGGGAGCAAATAATGGAGTTGCAATGTATACATGTGAACCAGAGTCTCAATCTATATATACCGCAGCAACTAGTGATTTCTTAGCTAAGACATTAGAGAAATGCTGGGTACAATTGGATTATTTAAATACAGAAACAGAGAATGGATTTAAGCATTTACGCCAAGCGATAAATACTATGGTCCAAAAAAGAGCATCAAAGAAAGATAGAGAAGGTAATGAATCTGGATTTAAATCTATGATAACAGGTATCGTAGCAGATAAACCTTCTAAAGTCAGAGGTGATCGATGTGAATTACTTATATACGAAGAATGTGGTTCTGACCCCGAGTTGATTAAGAAATGGATTCAAGGAGATGCTCTTATTAAGGTAATTGGACAAAGAGTTGGATTTAAGATTGGTTATGGTACCGGTAAATATTCCAGTATTTATTTAGAAAGAAAATATAAAATTTTGCCGGCTTGAAGAGGAATCTTCATTGAGAAAATCGAGCAAAATCGGGGAAAGCTGTGATGCCAATCCCGAGGTAATCAATTAAATTGCGAAAGGTTAATTGATACTGTAACGCATAGTAGGTGAATAAATATAATCCTACCACGAGTGTTCGACATCTAGAACAGATGAAAATATATGCTGACCTTACATAAATTAAGAAGTGTAAGAATCTAGAGATAAAAAGCTCTAGAGATAACAAAGTGGGAGATAGTGGTCCATCTTTAGAAGGACTAGAACGGATGTTTCTTGATCCAATTTCCTTCGGAATCTTACCATATAAACATAATCACTCCTCAGATAATCGTACAGTCTATACAGCATACTTTATCCCATCTACTGCCATAGTAATGCAACCTGGGATAATAGATAATCGAGGAGTTACAATACGTAAGAAAGCAGAAGAATTTTTAATGATTGAACGTCAAAGATACTCAAATGATCCCTTTGCTTATATGGTACATTGTGCAGAGTATTGTTGGACTTTCCAAGAAGCTTTATCTAGGAAAGGAGATAATATGTTCAATCAGAATTTAATCGCACAAAGATTAACAGATATAGAAGTTCATGGCTACGGAATAAAACCAAAAATTGGTATACTTGCTTTAGCCACAGATGGAGGTAGAGATAATATTAAATTCATCTCTTCTCCTAATGGTAAAGTTAAAATATTTGAAGAGCCTATAAGAGATGAGAATGGAGATTTAATACCTAATCTTTATGTTGCTGGAATTGACTCTATTGACCAAGGTATTGATCAGTCTACTGGGCAGAAGGATACATCTGATTTCTGTTTAGTTATAAAGAAGAGGAATTATGGACTTGATGGAAATAAATATGTAGCTATATATAAAGATAGGCCTGAGAATATTAGAACGGCTTATAATCAAACTATTTTATTATTAGAATGGTATGGAGCGAAAGCAGTATTAGAGAGTTCTAGAACAGCTATTGTAAGTTATTTTCAGGATAAAGGAAAACAAACTCTGTTAATGAAAAAATTACAATCTCCGAATAGTTCAGATGTATCTAAGAAGAAATCTTTAAATTCTAGTATGTACGGTATTTATCCCTCAAAAAGAGTTATTGAGTATTATCTTGAACTTATTCAGGATTATGTTAATGAATTCTGGGATAGAATTGATTGTATAGAGATGTTAAATGAGTTAAAGGATTATTCTTATGAGAATAAGAGAAAGTTTGATATTATCGCTGCAATGGGAATGTGTGAAATGGGCGATCAAGAACTAAGATTACTAGGAGGAATTGGTGAGAAGAAGAAAAAAATTAAAATAAGTAAAATAGGATATTATTATGATTCTAATGGAGTAAAACATTTTGGAAAAATACCTACAGATGATGGAATTCCTGAGGATTTAAAAGTATTAATATCTAGAACAGATTCAGTATATGATTAATACGACTGAAAAAGAATATTTAATATGTATGATTAAAGAATACATATTAGAATTATATGGAGCGATATATAATAAATCAATGGATATAATTAAAACAGAGGATGGTTATATACTTAAAATGTATATAACAGAAGATTACTTAACTCCTTTATGTATATATATCCAATGTGATAGTAAAGAGAAGTTTTTAGAAAAAATAAAGAAAGAATTACACCTTCGAGGTTTAAATCTAACTAGATACTTCGTAGGACAAAAAATTGATTTGGATGAGCGTCGAGTACAAACGAGGATCAAAAGACTATCAAATTCAGAAGGCTAACCAAGCTATTTCTGATCTCATATATGATAAAGTAGCAATAAGAAAAGCTTATAACTACTATCACGGGAAGATGGATTTAGATCAATATAAGCATTTCGAAGAAAATTATGGAATAGGAACTCCGACACAAATACAATTTATACCACTTATAAAAAAGCACATAGATTATTTAGTCGGAAAGTTTCTAGATGCTCCATTAAATATGCAAATTACATGTAAAGATCAAAAGACATTATCTTTAATAAATAGAGAGAGACAGCTTAAAGTATTAGATGGAGTTAGGGAATTATATATGAGTAATTTATATAATACTATTCTCTCTAAATTCGGAGATCAGAATACTCCTATAACAAAAGATCCTCTAACTGAAAAATCTCTACAATTATTAAAGGAAGATATAGATAAAAATTTTATTTCTGAATATGAAATAGCAGCACAGAATATTATAACATATTTATCTCAATCTAAAAGTATTGATTTAGATATAAAAGCTAGATTATTAATGACGGATTTATTAATCTCCGGAACACTTTATTTTAAAACACAACCTTCTAGAAGTGGGAATAATGTGGATATAGAAGGATTAAATCCTATTAATACTTTTGTGGAGAAAAATCCTAATAGTTATTATTTAAATAAATCTCCTAGAGCTGTATGTAGATATTATATGACAGTAGATCAGATCTTATCTAAATATAATTCAGAATTAACTGAATCAGATAAAACTAAGTTAAGAGATGAATTAGAGAAATCGTATTATACTGATAATCAGAAATATATAATTAGATCTACTGGTCCGATAAATGCTGCTACTACAGAAGATTCAGAATTTGCTACCGGAATATTAGGGGGACTAGAAGTAACTCCTGTTTGGGATGGGAATACTGGAATGTATGGATATAATAATAGATTAATTACTGTATATGAGGTAGAATATATAGAGACAGGAAAAGATGGTGTAATGCATAGATACTCTGTAGTTAAAATTGCTAGTGATATTTATATTGTTAGGGATGTAGATTTAAATGTAGTTAGATCTATGGATAATCCTAAGGAATGTACATTATCTGTTAATGGGTTATTTATGACAACGAGACAAAATATCCCGTTTAGTTTAGTATTAGCTACAGCAGATTTGCAAGATATGTATAATATACTATTTTTCCTTCGAAATAATGCTATTGCAGTAAGTGGGACAAAAGGTATTGCAGTAGATTTCTCTAAAATCCCTACATTCTTAGATGAGGAAGATGAAACAAACAGATTACTTAAATTCATGGCGTATGTAAAACAAGGATTCGCAGCATTAGATACTTCCCAAAGTGAGGCTGGACAATCTATGCCAAATGCTGTATTTAATACATATGATATGAGTTTATCCTACCAATCAATGCAAGCTCTAGATTTAGCTATAGAAAAAATAGAACAACTCGCATCTAATATAACAGGAGCATTTAGAGAAGCTATTGGAGGAGTTGAAACTAGAGATGCTGTTACTAATGTTAGAACCGGAATTAATCAATCACTAATTGTCACAAAAATATACTTCTCTAACATGGCATTAGCTTTAAGAGAATTATTCTTAGATAGTTTAAATATAGCTAAAGTAGTATATAAAGATGGATTTCAAGGAACTATAATTCTTGGAGAGAAACAAAAAGCTATTTTCACAGCACTTCCAGAACATTATACAGTAACAGACTTTGATATAAATATTGCTGATACTCAATCCGCTTTACAAGACTTAGAAACTATAAAAGCATATAATCTTGAGTTAATTAAATCGGGACAATTAACAGCTGATGTATTAGTACAAGCTATTGGATGTAAGAGTATCACAGAATATAAACAAATAACATTAGACGCAATTAAACGTCAAAAAGAGGAGAATAATCAAATACAACAAGCTCAACAGCAGATACAGCAATATGATCAAGCTCTTAAAGAAGCTCAACAACAGATACAGCAACTTCAAGAGGAATTGCAAAAATCTATTAAAGAAGTAGAAAATCTAAAACAAAAAGAACAAGATTCCTCTATTAAATGGTTTACTGCTAAATCTAAAGATGAGAATGATAAAGAGAGAAATAAAATCGAAGAAAAGAAAGCTAATATTGAATGGGCACAATTATTTGATAACAATCCTAGAAATAACGAAGTAAATTTTGGAAAATGAAAAATATTTCATTAAATTTAAGCATTTCATTAACTGAATATGGAATATCTGGATTTACATTAAAGGATACTACTAGTATAAGTACTAGTAGTATCTATCCAGAAGTATCACAGATATCTTATAATTATTTAAGAACAAAAGATATTGTATTTATTGATTTGATTACTTTAAATACTATTGAAGATCCTAAAGTATCTGATTTTTATTATGTATGTCATTCAGATCAAGAATATACTGATTATAAATTAAATTATTCTACTAAAATAGATGGATGGCATATAATAGATCATTTAGCATTACCTAATTACGAATGGGTTCATGGAGTATCTCCATCTAGTTTAAATATGGAAGGGGAAATATTCTATTCCGCGAAAGAACTTTCAAATGGAGAAGTAGAGATCTATGAAATAACTATTATATCCGAAAGTTATACTGAAAAGAAAGTATCTATAATGGATTTATATAGTAATCAATCTAACTCTAATATAATAGGGATTGAAGAAGAGACATTTCTTTTAGGGAATTTAGAATATTGTTATGAGAATAAATTAAAATATATCTATTATAATAAATTGTATACTAGATGTAATATAAAAAATGATAATAATATTTCTCAAGTATTTAGAGATAGGAATATGGTATTTATAGCTTTAGAATTGATCCATAGATTAATAGATAAATGTAGTTATTACGAAGCTGAGAGAATTATAGAAGAGATTCAGGTTTGTGGAGGATTTTGTAGTAATGATTATATTAAATACTCTACTGGATCTAGTTCTTGTAATTGTAGAAAGTAATGAAGAAATCAGAAGTGGTTACTATACTAGGATCACAAAGTTGTAAATGTGAAGATTCTTATACTTCTATTCCGGAAGATGCAACTATTTTAACTTATAAAACAGAATATCCAAACCAGAAAGTATTATTAACTAGTAGAGGTTGGTATTTTAAATATATAATAGATTCTAAAGGAAGAGATTTGTTACATAATCAAACAGAAAAAGTATATATTACTTTTAAAGATATAGGAGAACATAAAATAGCAGTAAAAATTAATAATGAATTAAATTCTTTCGAATATTGCTTTTACGAATGTGAAAATCTACAATCTATACCAGAAGATTTATTTAGAAATTGTTATAATGTTAGAATCTTCTCTTATTGCTTCTTTGGATGTTCCTCTCTAAATTTTATTCCTAATAGACTTTTATACAACTGTACAAAAGCTACTAGTTTTGAGAGTTGTTTTGAACGATGTAGAAAATTATCTTTTATACCAGAGGATTTATTTACATATTGTACAGATGCTAAATTTTTTATCAATTGTTTTAAAGATTGTTCTGGTATATCAAATATTCCAGAAGAGTGGAAATAAAATTTAGAATTAAATAGAATAATAAATTTAATATATAACATATGAATAAAATAGATCAATTACTAGAAAAAACAATTAAGGATTACCACTCCTTAATAGAAGAATATCAGTATGGTAATTATATAGATGAAAGTTTTATAGTTGAAGAAGTTTTATTCCTTAAATATAATGAAATAGATTGCGTAAAAGATTTGCTATTTAATTCTATCATTGAATATTTTTTAAATAATGATTACCAAAGCACAAAATTCCAGTGGATGTGAAAGTAAGGTATATAATATAACACCTGAATCTTGTTTTGATAAAAGGGTAGAGGATTTTAGAATTAAGGAAATAGAATTTAATCCTATTACCAAAAAACTTGTTATTAAACAATCTCCGGATGTTATTATATCCACAGACATTCTTCAATTAAATGATGTATCAGAACCTACTCATTTAAGTCCGGTAGAGGATATAGTAGATAATATCTCAGGTAGTGCGAAGGATGGGATATCTTATATACTAAGAGTAGGGGATAAATATTATCACTGTACTTGGAGAAATACTCTTAAATATTGGGATAGAGTACAATTAAAAGATGGGTATGAGTTTTTTAATAAAAAAGACTCTACAGAATATAGATATAATGATGGAGCTTTGGTAGATATTTCTACTATCCATTTAAGTATGAAAATAAATCCGGATAATATTCAGATATTAAATTCTTCCGGAGATGGTGTCACACTTCCAGTTGCCACACAAACTACTCCTGGATTATTTAGTAAAGAAGATAAAACTAAATTAGATTCAATTACTAAATATGTAAAAGAGATATCTTTTTCCGGAGCTGATACTTTAGTATTAGATATAGTTAGTAGTGATGGAACTAAATCTTTACCAATTCGAGAGGCGAATATAAATCAGAATGGTTTAATGTCTAAAGAGGCTTGTTTAAATCTCTCTAGATTATTAAATACTGTCACGAATAATATTTACACGAAAGAAGAAGTACAGGAGTTATTAAATAAAAAAGTAGATGTTGCCCCTGGAAAAGATTTACTAGATACTTCTCAGATATTTAAAATAAATCAAATCTTTGATTATGTAGAAAATGTAGAGTATGCTGAGGCTAATAATAGAGCTTCTCTTAAAGTGACTACTAAAGATCCTACTATTGGAGAATCGAGTTCTAAAATACTCAGCTTCCCAGATGTATCTTCTGCGATATCCGGATTAATGTCTCCTAAATATAAGGATTATATAGATTCGCTAAAGAGTTATTACACAGGAGATCCTACTAAAGAATATACTGGACAAGATCTACAAATAATATTTCCTATATATGATCCTATATCTAAAAAAGTAACGTCTAAATATTTAGTATTAGATGCTGCTACCTCATCCACTGCTGGATTAATCACAGCAATGGAAAAGAATAAATTAGGAAATATTTCTTCTATTGTTCAGGCTGTATCTGACAATACATACAACTCTAATTCTGTTATATTAAATTTAGTTACTAATAACCCACAAACTGGAGTAGAAGAACCAGTACAGATAGTATTTAAATCTGCCACTTCGGAAAAAGCGGGAGTAATGTCTTCATCTGATAAAGGGAAACTAGATAATGTAGTTAAATATCTAACAGATTTAATAGATACTGATACAACATCTGCAACTCAGGCTATTATACATTATCAGTCATATAATCCCTTTTTAAATACCTACGAAGATAAATATTATTCTCTCCCAATGGCTACATCTACCATTGCTGGATCTATTACTTCAACAGATTTCAATGTAATACAAGGATTAAAGGATGTTAATGGAACTCCTCTTACATATGAAGGAACACCATCTAAAACATGGAAAGTAGGAGATCAGATACTAAAGAATGAGAAAGAGGGATTTAGTGTTAGGAATGGGGAGGATACAGAATATGGAGATTTAATAGTTAGAAATTTAACTATTAAAGAGGATATAGTATTTGGTGGAAGTGCTTTCATTATAGATACAGAAGAAGTAAAAGTAACTGATAATATTCTTACTTTAAATAGTGGGGAACAAGGAGAAGGAGTTACTAAAGGAATCTCTGGATTGGAGATTGATAGAGGAAAACTTCCGAATTATTTTATTATCTTTGATGAATCTGATGATAGATTTAAATGTGGTACTGAGGGAAATCAATTCCCTTTAATGCTTCGAGATAATGAACCTGATATGGTAGATGGTGCTTTCTTAACCTGGAATTCTACATTTAAAAGAGCCCAAACTACTAGTACTGTTCCAATTCAATTAGCGTTAAGATTTGCGTTACAGAATTTATCTGAGAAAGATACTGATCTTATATTTAAAAGAGTTGATAATGATTTATATCTACAATATGGAGATACTAATGATAAATATTTAAGTTTAAGGGTTTTAGATGATATTTTATTTAAATCTAGTCCTTCTGCTACTAAATATGTATTTGATAAAGAAATTTGGGCTCCAGCTTTTAAAAGAGATGATGGATATGAATCAGCTTATTTAGATAAGGATATAGAGGATAGAAAGTTTTTACAATATGATTCAAGTAAGAAATTAATTCATTCTTCTAATACTGTTTATAGTGATAAAGGTGGATTAGATTTTGTTGATAATATAGATGATACTAATTGCATTAAATTAATAAGTAATTCTAAGACTTTTGGCATTATCAATTATGAAAAATTTACATCTATTGAAGATTCACAACCTTATTGGTCATTTATAATATCTCCGAGAAATACTTTAACAAGAGATGGAACTGAAAAGATTTCTATATTAGATATATATACTGCCACACATAATGCTTTTGGATTTACTAATCCTCTTATTTTAGACTACGTTAAATCATATATAGGATTTGGTGACCATAATCATAAATTTTATGGGGATGCTGCTAGTTTTACATTTAATATAAGTGGTGATACTATACAATTTATTCCTTCTCCTGATCGTTCTTTAATTAACACAAAATCTCCAGAATTAGGATTTAGTGCTAATATAATAATCCCTACTGGACTTAGAAGCTCCGATCTATCTCAAATAGTATTTGCAAATTACGCTAATTTAAGTAAGAAATATTTATCTTGGGATAGTAGCACTAATGCTATTACTTCCATAGATGGATTTGATAGTCTTGTAGTTGTTAATCCAGATGATCCTAGTAAAAAAGTAACATTAGTTTATACTAATGGAGGATTTAGTATTGTTTCTGATAGTAATGTACCAGGGATTTCACAAAATGTTTTAAAACTTAGTGAAACTATAGGATCTGATGGAAGTGTTACATATAATCTTAATTCAACATATACTCCATTACATGTTAATTTTCCAATGTGGGGAAGTTTCTGTGACAAAGATGGAAAACCCTTTGCTACCGTAGAATCTTTAGTTGGTCATTACTTACCTCTAAGTGCCGGATCTACAAATGCTTTAACTGGTCCTTTATATTTTTCTCCAACTTCCGCGTTAGTAAATAAGACTGATACTGGAGAAAATGCATGGGCTTTGTTTATAGGAGATAGTACTAATGGTACTTCTTTATGTCTAGGAAGCCTTGGCGATTTAGAAAGCGTTGGCGATTTAAGAAATACAGCACTATTAAATATCAATAGTTCTGGAAACACTCATACTATTAGATTAGGATATACTGATGAGAACGGTAATATTAAAGCAGGAATAGTTACTTCTGGAGATAATTTAAGTTCACAGACAGTAATTCATACTATCGGAAATAATGATATAAAGCATTATAAAAATGGTGCGGAATATATAATTTATGACTCCAGCAACTTAAATGTAGAAGAACTCTTACAAAACTATACTTTAGAGGGAAATATTATAGGCACTCCTAAGACTACTAGGATAAAAGGAACCACTATTCCTTCTGGAAGTGATTTTATCAATAATTTTAGAGAGCTTATATGGGGAACGAATGATTCTACTACGTGGATAGTTCCTTTTAGAAGTAATTCGGCTGATAGTAGTCTTGGTGGAGCTTATGCAGCTAATCTTGGATGGTCACTAGGTGATACCCATGCTTATATTAGTGTATCTTATAGAAATGATTTACGTAGTGTAATAATAGGTGGAGGAACTGAAGGGAAAATAAAGTGGTTTGAACAAGTTGCATTTAAATCAGATATAAATAAGCTTAGCTCTAAATACTATCCTTATAGTGGCAGAGGTTATATGATTATAAAAGAAGATGGGAGACCTACATTCACTAATAACCAAGGAATACTATTTAATAGGACATCTGGTGTTGTTGAAGGAATATATGTAACTCCTAATAATCATTTGAATATTGGAGGTTCTCAATCTAATAATGTTCCTGTAGATATTTATAATAAGTTAAATGTAAATTCAATATCGACTACTCGTGAGCAACTCGGATTATTGGGTTATCATCCAACAGATTGGACTGGAGTAAGTAATACACAAGTAGGAGTAGGCACACTAGACTCTCAACTGGTATTTAGATCAAATAGTTCTGATCTACTACATTATAGAGATAGTGTGCATTGTCTGATATTTGATTCTTATAATTTCTCAAGGAATCTCGGAACTACAAGCTTAAATAGTTCGTTTAATCATTTTCCGATGATGGCTGCTCAACCAACTAACAGTGATGCTACTACAGACAGAGGATACCCAATACAGCAAGCAGGATCTCTTATCGTCATTCCCGGAGTATATAATGGTTCAAGTCAAATTTATGGAACTTATGATTCTAACAGATGGTTTGTAAGAAGTGGATCACCAACATCAAATAATGAGAATGAACACACAGCTTGGAAGGAGTTAGCTACTACTACTCATTTGAGTGGTTATTTACCTCTTACTGGAGGTACATTAACAGGAAGTCTGAATATAGGAGATTCTTCTCAGAATGTTTATAATTATATAAGAATACGTAGAAATAATTATACTTTTGAAACTACAGTATCAGAAGGTAGCGGAATATTATCTCTTGATAGTTCTAACAGTGGAGTAACTCCCACTATGTTAAAAATTTCCCCTGGAGGTCATGCTTATATTAATGATGAGGAGTTGGCTACTACTAGTCGTTTGAGTAATTATTTACCTTTGAGTGGGGGGGTACTAAGTGGTAGTAATAGAATTGTATTAAGAATTAATTCACCAAGTTCTGTGCCTGCGGTCGATATTGTTTTTTCTATTGGTAACAGTATTAAGAGTAGTGTTGGATTTGAATTAGGTACACTTGGTGCTTTTTTATCAGATAACGTAAGCGATAAAGTATTTTGTTTAAAAAATGGACCAGAAATTAGAACTAATTTAGGAACTTTAATTGGTAAAATACCTTATAAATCTGATTTAGATAAATATCTTCCATTATCCGGAGGGACTCTTACTGGAAGGTTAACTGTTCCCAGAATTAACACAAATTATATAGAAAGTATAGATGGTAATGCTCTACTAGCCTACCATCAAGCTGGAGTTGATGGAGTAACTAATGCACAAGTAGGAATTGGTACCGTGGTAGATCAAATGATACTGCGATCAAGTAATACTAATTTAATGCACTACAAAAATGGTACACAATATACTATTTTAGATACGTCTAACATAGCAGCATTAACTATCCAATTCAACGGATCTACTAATACCACATATGCTCCTAATGCAGCTAAAACTGTAAATATCACTCCTGCTGCTATTGGGGCAGCTGCTGTAGGTCATACACATGTAATGAGTGATATTAGTGGCTTGTCATTAGCTTGGAGTAGTATTACCGGAAAACCAGAAACTGCTACCAGATGGCCGAGCTGGTCTGAAGTAACAAATAAACCAATAAATCCAAGTTATTCTTTTGGTGGTAATAATGATTCAATAACTACCGCACAATTTTTGACTCACCTTCAAAATCTTGGTGCATTCAGTACTGGTTTTGGTATATATCGTGGTAGTTGGAGCTATATGGCTAATCAATCAATTACTGATACAGGTGTTGGTGTAATACATCTTGCGGGTAGTACTGTAGAAGTTATCGGTAATAGTGCATCAAACTGTACTATTAGAGTAACTGTACCAACTACTTCAGGTAACGGAACAACCAAACGTATTTATGTATATTGTAATAATGGTGATGATTATAAACCCGGTTGGTTTGCTGTTGCAAGAACTGATGAATTAACTTGGAATTCTATCTCTGGTAAGCCTTCAACATTCACTCCATCATCTCACACACATACTAAATCTCAGATTACTGATTTCCCCTCATCTATGCCAGCATCTGATGTATATGCGTGGGCAAAAGCACCAAGTAAGCCTTCTTATTCTTGGTCTGAGATAACAAGTAAACCAAGTACCTTTACTCCGTCAAGCCACACACATCCTTTATCTGGTATTAGTGATCTACAAGCTTCTTGGGATGCTTTGTTAAAGGCTGCACCCTCAGCTTATGTGACTCGTTGGCCATCTTGGAGTGAAGTTACAAGTAAACCATCATTTGCTACCGTAGCTACATCAGGAAGTTATAATGATTTAAGTAACAAGCCTTCTATACCAAGTGCCGAGACAGCTGCTACTATCATGTCAAAAATTAATTCTCAATCCGAGATTACTTTTACGAAGCATGTAGTATGTTCAGCTGGAGCAGGGTTACAATCTACATCAGATATAAGATTCAAATCTAATTTTAATTCTTTACCAGATGATACTTTAAATAAAGTCCTCAATGCTCCAGAATTTACATATAACTGGAAGGATGAAACAACTACCTCTATAGGTACCTCAGCACAATATTGGGAAGATAAAATCCCGGAATTAGTACATGAGATGGAGGATGGAACAAAAACTTTCTCTTACGAACGTTATACAGTAGTACTACAAAAAGCTTTAAAGGAAGAACATAGATTGAGAGAAGAGGAAAAGAAGAGATTTAAAGAAGAGATTGATTCTTTAAATACTAGGTTAAATGATTTAACCTCATTAATACAGAAATTGATATAATAACCTTATATATTATATTTACTAATATAAATATCGTTCCATAGACATATCAGCTTATATATACTTATTGATACTAGGGATATATAAAATTTAAATATGATCTCTATGGAAGAAATAATAAACAGATTAGAAAGTATAATATCTAATATATTTAATATCACGATAGAAGAATTAAGAGATAATAGAAAGCTTAGATCTCATACAGATGCTAGAAGTATCTTATTCTATTTCTTACACGTTAAATATGGAATCTCCTTCTATCGTTTATCTAAGATTTATAATAAACATCACTCTACTATAATAAGAGCTGTAAATAAATGTGAATATCTAAAGAATTACGATAAAGAATTTAAATTAAAATATCACATGTGTGAGCTACAGATAGAGAATACGTTTAAATGAATCATATATTAACTATCTTTGTGCTATGAAAACAATCAGAGCGCGAAGATAGTTTTTTTATGTCTAATTTAAACTTATTTAATCTATGGCAAATTTTACCGAAATGGGCAATGGAATGCCTAATATTTTTAATTTTATTCCAGAAGCTGGAAAGTCTGGTAGTGGAATAAATGATTTAGCAGGTCTTTTAGCTTTATCTAAAGATGGAAATAATAATGATGGTTGGGGAGGTCAATGGGCTGTTTGGCTTATTTTTATCCTAGCTTTCTGTAATGGTGGTTTTGGTGGCTTTGGGCGTAATGGATTCGGTGCTGGTTTTGGAACTCCGGAAGTACAGTCAGCATTATCTAATGAATACTTACTAACTGCCATTAATTCTGCATCTAGAGATAATGTGAATTTTGTACAGAATTTAGCTACTCAGTTAAATTGTGATACTAACGCAATTCAGAATGCTATTAATCAGGTAAGTCAGACTGTAGGTCTTGGACAGAAGGATATAATTAATCAGATTTGTTCATCTAATAGTGCTATCTTAAGTACTGTTCAATCTACTGGATGTTCTATAGAACAAGCTATTAATCAATGTTGCTGCTCTACTCAGAGATCAATAGATGCTGTTAATTTAAATTTAACTAGTTTAGGTTATCAGGAACAATTACGTTGTCAGGAACAAACTTGTAATATAAATAATAACATGAACCAAGGTTTTGCTAATGTAGGATCTAAAATAGATGCACAGACTATAGCTATTAACCAAGGATTCCAGTCTATTAAAGACATGATGTGTGATTACAAGATCGAAGCTCTTCAAACTAGAAATGCTGAATTGAATAACAGTGTTCAGACCTTACAGCAATATAATGCTTTACAGGCTTTAATTAATCCTATTACTGCTAAATTGGATTATCTTGAATGTATAATTCCTCCGAGACCAGTTCCTGCTTATCACGCTTATCCTTATGGATATAATAACGGATGCAATAATGGGTGTGGATGTTCGGCTTCAACAACTGTAACTCCTGCTTAATTTAAATATTAACATCATGAGGGAGAGAAATCTCCCTTATTTAATACAATACTGTTATGAGTGTAATAAATAATAAAGGATTCGTTAATGAAGGAGTTACTTATCTCCAAATAGTAGAAAGATTCCCATCTTTAATATGTAGAGAAGGATTTTCCAGTACAATTACTATCGAAGATCCTGTTATAACTAGAATAGGTACTTCTAATGTGTTTCTATTAAATTATTCGCTAGTGCACACGATAACTTATAGACCTGTTTCTTGTTCAGTTCTTAAAACTACTGTGAAGAAGTATACTATAACTATTCCTCTAGAATTAACTACTCCTCCTTCTGTAGGTACTCTTCCTACTATAACTACCACAACTACTTTAAATGATGCTGAAACGTTTACTAATACTTGTGGTGGATGTCCAGATGGAGCATTTAATAAATTTTCAAGAAATGTAGCATTAGAGTTTGCTGTAGCAGCTACTCCTGGTGCGTAATGTTTAATATTTAAATAAAATAATATCTTATGAATTTCGGAGAATTAAAACCAGGTGATGTTTTATATTTAATTGATTATAATCAATTTAAAAAGGATTTAACTTATATAAAAGGATTAGTCCAAACAGTTATTGTTAATGAACCTCCTAAAGAGAATTTAAATAATGTATACCAAACTCTTATGCAGAAGACCGGAATTAATCAACCGGTTCAGAGTTTAACTATTACCGCATTATTTAATGGTGTTCAATTCCCATTTACTGTAACTAGGGATATGTCTATAGCTAGAGCTGATACACGTACTGTATGTATCACTAAAGAGGATGTATTACAGGAAATCAGAGTAAGGAAAACTGACGCTACTAATCAACTTAAATCTTTAGATAGATATAATAAAATAGTAGAAGAATGTGAAAAAGTAGAACAAGAATTATTAGGGGATAATCCTTCACTTGGACGAATTTCTTCTGATGATAATAGGATATTAGCTTTAGAAAAGAAAATTGAAGAACTTACTAAAATTATAAGCAATGGAATCAATCGAAGGAATGAAGAAATTACTACGGGAGATGTCGGAGATGGGAAGTAAAAAGAAATCCCATAAGAAACATTATCCATACGAAGCTAAAGAATCTAAGAAATATAGAGGATTTAGAGAAGATGATGAGAATGAGGGAAGTGATGAGGAATATGTAGGAACTAATAAGAAGTTTAAGAAAGATGATGAAGAATATAAATATAAACATAAAAGATCTAGATTATTCGAAGATGATGAAGATGATGATTCTGAATTATTTGAAGATTTAGAGGATAAATTTATTGATGCAATGGAATCTTTAAAAGAGGAATGTCCTGAAATGTATCATATAATTAAATTTAAACTCTATGAAATGATTAATGGCCCTCATTTCACAAAAGATTTATGTGAAGAAGCTCTTGAATGTATTATGGAAGATTATAAAGCAAAAGAAGCTGAATTTGAATATGAGGAATCAAAACAAGTCGCTAAAAAATTCGGAGTTGAGTTTGAGGATTTTAATGAACATGATTGGCATTATGCATTAAATATCTGTTATCATTTATTTAAGGATTTATGTAAAGACGATATTCAAATGTGTGCTAAGCTTACATATTTATGGTTACGTGATAAAGCTATTCCAGAGGGAAAAGCTTTCTATCATTATATGAAGCATTTAAAACATAAACATAAGGAAGATAGAGATTAACTATCTAAAATGAAAGAAGAGAAGAGATTCTCTTCTTTTTTTTATTATATACTAATTATTGGATTCTTTACCTAGAATTATTATATTTGTAAAATATAATAAAGTACTTTTATGGGAGAACTTATTAAAGTAGAAAAGATTCTAGGAAAGCCATATTTAATGGTTGGATCTGCTGATACCGATATAATTCTTAATGGAAAAGGTAATGTAAAAGTTAGATTCGGAAATGCTTTCTTGGATCTTATTTCTAACGGAAAGATATCTAAGACTGATGGTAATGATAAGAGTATAAATATTGTTCAGAATAAAAGTGATATAGGAACTGCTGACGGTTGGTATTTTGTAGAATCGGAAGATGCTATTTATTTTCAAATAAATAGAGTATTATATCCAGTGCTATCTAAAAGAGATGATATAGAGAATTCTGAGGATTATTTAGCTATTAATTATAATCAAGATCTTACTCTAGAGCAGATTAGAACTGCTCAGAGAAATTTAAAAGTTATTATTAATAATCAAGATAATATTGCAATCTTACCTACTGATTTTGTTTATTTTAATTCTGATGATAAAGTTCATTACTATAATAACAATGGAACTTTAGTAGAATTATATCTAAATCTATCCTCTGGAGGAGTAGTTAAAGATAAAGTGACTATTAATTTAGAAAATAATCTCCATGGGTCCGGAGATCTTAATGTAATTGGTCCAAATGGGTTGCAGGTAAAAAATCAACAAGATTATTTAAATATAGTAGTTAATAATAATGAAATAGTTTTAGATACTAATACTTCTGGAATTAAATTTAATTCTAAAGAAGGTATCACATATATAAATGGAAAATATATATCTATAGGATATCCCCCAACTTATAACTATAATTTTGAGGTAGATGGAAATATATATGTGAAAGATAAAGCTGTTCTTAATTCTGGAATAATATCTGATAATTTCATAGAGGGAATGGCTGGATATAGATTAGCGAATATAAATTCAGAGTGGACTTTAGAAGTGGATAATTTAATAGTAAGAAATTCTGCTAAAGGCCCGTTTGGGGATAGTTCATCTAAAGAGAAGGATTTTATTACTAGAGGATTAAATACTAATTATTTCTTTGAACCACAAGGAATTGTATCTAGTATATCTGAAATAGTTCCTGATGAAGAAGAATCTGGAGAATCTGGAGAATCTGGAGAATCTGGAGAAGTTATTCCTATTAAATATGAGATATCTATAAATGGGATTTATAATATAAAAATAGGAGATTATTTATATTTTGAGAAGCATTCTTATGGATATAATGTAGAAATCCCAGAAAATTCTGAGGAAGGGATTGATGTAAGTACTTTAATTCCTACTACTAAAATAATATCTAAAGGAAGAATTAAGATTGAAAAATTAGAATGGATTTATGATGAGGGTACTTTTACAATTTCTGGATGTAATATAGTTGCTACTATCGATGGGAATGTTTTAGATAAGGATTTAGAAGAGTATTTAGATAAAACTACTGATGAGGAAAGAAAGAGAGAATTAGAAAAACTTCCAGAAGTTGGGGATATTTTATATTTAAAAACTCAAGATTCTTTATATTTACATAGTATTAGAGAAACAAATCCTAAGACTGGAGAATGTTTAGATAAATCTTATTTAGGTATAAATGATGAAGTTGCACCCTTATCTCCTAGATTAAGATTAGGGTGTTTAGAAGGTATTAGAGATCCTATATATTTTGATACTTTATTAGGTTCTGATATATACGGAGTCTATTCTGAAAAAGTGTATTGTAGATATATAAGATTAAAAGGAGATTGTGAGATAAACGGAATGCTTAAATTATCTGCACCTTCTACAAAAGAAATAAACTGGTCGATACTAGGTATGGATACTGATTTTCGAGTATGGATTCCAAATAAAGAGGGGACTAATAACGTGTTTAATATACCTAGCACTTTTAATAGAAGGATTACATGGGGAGATAATGAAATATCTTATCTATCTGATTTAGTTCCATTACAACAGAATATTCTTAGTTTAAGGGCTGATGTAGATACATTAATGAATTCTTCCGGAGAAACACCTGAAACAATAATGGCCAAAATTAATAGTCAAGATGAGATAATATTTACCAAACACACAGCTCATTTAGCTGGAGCTGGTGATACTTCTGTATCTGATATTAGATATAAAAACAATATAGAAGCTATAACTGGAGTATTATCTTTAGTATTAAATTCTCCTGGATTTAAATATAATTGGATGGATGAAAAGGATATATCTATTGGGACTTCTGCTCAATACTGGAATAAATACTATCCAGAATTAACTAGAGAATTACATAACTCAATATTAACCTTTTCATATGAAAGATATCCTATAATTTTACAGGAAGCATTTAAGGAAGAGCATCGATTAAGGGAAATAGAAAAAGAAGCCTTTGAGGAAAGGATTAAATATTTGGAACAGGAATTAAATAATTTAAAGAATTTATGGCAGGAAACAAAGAAATTGAAGTAGAAGACTTTGCTACTATAGTACAGACAAATAATATTTTAGGATCTTCTATAGGTGGGGGGGGAGGGGGGTCTGAATTTGTAGCTAAAATTCAGGCAATCTCCGGAGGGGCAAGAGAGGATTTATTAACCTCTTATTCTTCTATGGAATTCATACCTCTATCGAAAGTACAGAAGCAAATTGATAATATACAAACATTAAATACTTATATTTCTCCGAGAAATGGATATTGCCGTATAGGTATTGTGTCAAACAGATCTGATTCCAGAATACCTTTTAGCTTTAGCACGGATCTTAATAATATCACATTCGGAGTGGTAATTGACGGACAAATCATAACAGCTTCTATATCTCTTGACACAAATACCACTGCTTACTGGAATGCTATTCACACTGTCGCTCTGTCAGGGGATTATTTATTTTGTAGTGCAGGAAGTTCTTCCAATTCCACAACTCAGTACAGAGTGTATAAGATAGACAATGGAAGATTAAATCCTATAGGTTCCTATACAGGATCTACCTTTAAGTATCCGAGAAGTTTCGGGTTTGTTAGAAGAAATGGAAATGTCCATGAAGCTTATTTTAATGCCTCTGGTACTTACAGATATATGGCTGCTATCAAGGTTAACAGTACAAATGGTAGTGTTAGTTATACAAAGGGGGCTGATGTATCTCCTACTTGCTATCTATGGATGCTGGACATGACACCTCTGTCATCAGACGAAGCGACATACTCTTCTCTTGTAATGACTGAACAGTTACAAAGAACTATAGGTATACATAGTTATTGGGACCCGCTGTCTTCCCCATCACTCAAACCTGTACAATTTGGTACCAGTTCAATGAATAACACCTATTTTGCAAGAGCGATAAGATATAATGGAAGATCATGCCTGCAAGTATCAGCCGGATCTAATTCGCCTAATTACAGATTTATGGATATCTACACCGGAGAGACTTTAAGAGTTTTAAACACAAATAATCCACAACTGGAGATCATAGATTATAAAGGAACTCTTTACGGAACAACTTTAAATCAAAAAGGAAATACTTACACAACAATATTTTAAATATGGCAAAAGAATTTATAACAAAGGATAATTTAAATAATATATTTTCTAAAGCAACTCCTACAAGAGCAGATATCTTACAAGGGGGGGGGATATTAATTCAGTCAGGGATTAGTAACCTTAATACTGGAAGTATGACTGCAACAGTATCGTATCCAAAAACATTTCCTACTAAATGCTGTGTAGTGCAACTCACTCCTAATAACTATTATGGTTATTGGTCTAAAGGAGATGTTTTAACCATCAAATCCTTCACAAATTCCTCATGTACAGTAGAATTAGTAGGAACTCCTCCAGTAAATACCAGAAGTGAATTTTTTTGGTTAGCTATAGGATATTAATTAAATTAATATGTTAAATAAAATTAAAATATTTCTATATAAAATATTTACTAAGGAAAATCATTCAGAATTAACTATCTTAAAAGATAGAATCCAATCTTTGGAAGATGATGTGCATAGATTAAAACAAAGAGCTAAAATAATATAATATGGCAGAATATCTAACTGTAGACGATAGAGTTTTAGATTCTACTGGATCTGGAGGGATTGAAGGTTTAGGACTTAGGATGGTTGGAGGATATTCTTCTATAACTAGTAGAGGTATAACAATTACTTATTCTGGATTTAAATCAGTATATGGAGTATTCTGTTGTTTAAAAAATAATAATGAAGCAGGTTATACAGTAAATTTATCCTCTTATACTAATACCTCGGCTACTTTCATACTCGGAGGGAAAGATCCTAAAGAATTTTATTATTTAATAATAGGAGAAAGTGATTAAATATGGCTGAATTTTTAACAGAAGATAATTTAGAGGACTATTCCGTGGAAATGGTAGATCCTGTTACATATATAAATTATAAAGGACTACGAATCGCTTATGGAACTACTACTTGTCCTGGGTATAATGTTGTTTCTGTACCATTAAAAGGATTTAGTGGGATAATTACCGGAATGGCTTCATTAAAAAATAATGATGAACAAGGATATGCTATAAGTATATCTAGTTTAAATACTACAGGAGTAACATTTTCTCTGGGGGGAAAAGATGATAAAACTGTAACATTTTTAATAATAGGATTATCAGTAAATAATCAATTATGGCGGAGTTTATAACGGAATTAGATAATATATTAGAGACTACACATGATATAACTAGACCAGGTCATGTAGTCATGACATTAGGTCCTTTGGTATTTGAGATAGGAAGTACTTTATGTGAGGGACATACTGAAACTAGAGTATCGTTACAAGGAGATTATATACCAAGAACTGCTGTATGTTCATTTCGGGGAAATAATGAAGCTGGATATTCTTGTAATGTTATGGGTGTAACAAAGACGTATATAGGATTGTATAGTGGAGGAAAAGATCCAAAAACTATAGATTGGATAGTATTCGGAACTAAAACTTAAAAATATGAGTAAGGATTTTTTAACTCTTAAAGATGCTGCTAATAGATTAGGATCTTCTAGTAGTACAAATATGAATTTTATACATAAAGATGAAGCTATTCTTTCTGGAGCCGATCCTACTCCACTTAGTAGTTATAGTTTATATGATTTTCCAGCAGATGATGATATAATTAAAATATTATCTCGGATCTTTTTATATAATGGAGCATCTAATACAACTACATCTTCTGTTACTTCAATTATTCGAAAAGTAGGAGTAATTTCGCATAGTAGAACTGGAGCTAAGTTTATGAAAGATTATTCATCTATATTAATAGCTAATCTATTCGAGAATCGAAAAAATAATTGGAGAGTTTCTTTTAGATATACTATTACTGCTATTGGAAGTTCTGAAAATTCTTATAATTGTTTATTAACTCTTTTAGTATCAGATACTAATGATAGAAAGTATTTAAGTATATTAAGAAGTACAGATACTACTAACCCAACAATTAAAATAGTAGTACAAGACGTTAATGGAAATGCTGATCCAATTAATCATCCTATAATATATGGAGGAGATATGGGAAAAGCTAATATTTTCGCAATAGAATATATAAATAATAAGTTATATCATATCAATGAATCAAATAGTATAAGAGCACTTTTATGGGATTTTGGAAATGTTAATGCTATCCCATTAGATTCTATTGGACTACAAATCGGAGGTATACAAGAAGGTAATATAGATTACAATAATCCTAGAATGATTATAGAATATTTAACAATAGACGCTTAATAATATGGAAGATTCTTTAAGGGAATGTAAAGGATGTGATAAATGTCCCCAATCCCAACAAATATTATGTATATTAGATTATGTAAAAGAGAATAATGAATTATTAACTCTTATACTGTCTAAATTAAATACTTTATTAAATAAATAAGATGAACTGTAACAATTTCTTTATTAAGATGTTCACAGCTCATTCTGGATTAAGTTCCAAGAGAGTATGTGGATTTTTTGGGTGGGTAGTTTGTTTATTTATATGTGTGTGGTGCACAATAAAAGTGATAGAATCCCCAGAAATAGTAGATATGCTCTTCATATGTAGTACTACTCTATTAGGAGCTGACACTATTACATCTATATGGAGAAAGAATATAAATAAATCTAATAATAATGAAAACAATACTAATTAAATATATTACATTAGGAATCTTTATCATATCCTTAATATATTTAATAAAACTAGTAGATAAACAATCTAGAGAAATTAGAGATTTAAAAGATATTCATACCTCAGAATTATGTACAATAGATTCTCTTCAACAAGTACATATCGTAACAGAGAAACAATTTAAAAGAATAATTTTATCAAAGGATTCTTTACTTAAATCGGAATTAGAGAAAAAAGATTTAAAGATTAAACAATTAGACAATGTAATTAAAGCTAATATAAACACAACTAAAGTAATTAGAGATACTATATTAAATAATATTGAAATAATAAAAGATACTTGTATTCCGATAATTAAATCTATTGATTGTATTACATTACATGAAACTCTGGAAATTAATAATGAGAAATTATATCTTACTATAGATTCTTTAGATTTTGATATAAATATAACTATAATAGACTATAGAGATATTATATATTGGTATAATTTTAGGAAAAGAAAAGAATTCGGATATAGTACAATAGGATTCCGGAATCATTATATTAGTAAAATTACTGCAACATCTGATTGTTTTAAAGATAAGATAAAGATACAATCGTATAAAATTAAAAAATAAAATTTTTATTTATTTATTGTATTACATACAAATATTATCTACTTTTGTGGATGAATAACTAAAAATTAATGAACTATGATTATTGAAAATAAGCCTATTGACATTAAAGTGGATGCACAGCGTCCGGCTAATTATGTAAGTTTAATGTTATTTTGTTATGAAGTTCCGAGCCAAAAAGCTTTAACTTTATCTACAATTAAAAGAGATTTAGAGATTATGAAAATTTTAGAAGAGAATGTAGAATCGGAATCATTTGAATTGGATGATAAATATAAAAATTCTCTTAAAGAAACTATTTCCTCTACTCCTTTTAATATTAGAAAGAAGTCTTTAGCAGAGTTTGGGGAATATATAGAACTTCTGTAATAAATATTGTATATGGAATATGAAAATGATTTAGATATCTTCAACTCATTAGACGAAGAATCTACTCCTCAAAAATCATCTGAGGAGAATGTGGATGGTAAAAAAGATACTTCCCAAGAGGAAGTTAATACAGAGGAGAATACTTCTTCTGTTATAGACGAACAATCTTTATTAGAGTCTGTTCTTAAATCTAGAGGAATAGATTTTAATAATATAAAAATAGAGGATACTGAAACCGGAGTAATTCACAGTGTCCCATTTACTGAGTTAAGCAGAGAAGAACAAATAGAACTTCTTAATTTAGAAGAAGATGATTATAACCTAGACGATGATGAGATAAATCTTCTTACATTTATGCGTGAAAATAATCTTAACTCCGAATCTTTAGTAAATTATTACAAACAGAAAGGAATTGAGGAATATTTAGCAAATGAAGGAGCTGTTTATAAGGTAGATGAATTATCAGATGAGGATATATATGCTTTATATATAAAAAATAATTACGGAGATATTTTAACAGAAGATGAATTAGTTGATGAAGTAAATAAAGCTAAAGAAAATTCTGAATCTTTTGAGAAAAAGGTTAATAAATTACGTGAGATATATAAAGCAGAAGAAGAAAGATTAGCTGCCGAAGCTAAACAGAAAGAAGAACAAGACTCTCAGTTATCTGAGGAAGAATTAAATAAGATAATAGGTACTCTTAGAGAGGCTGGAAAAAATATTAAGACTATTGGAGGTTTTGACCTTGAAGAATCAGATATAGATAGTACAATGGATTATATAACTAAACCCCAGATTACGGGAAGGACAAAACTTGCAAGTGATTTAGATAATCCAGATACATTATTTAAATTAGCATTTTATGCTACTCATGGAGACGAACTAATTGAAGCTATTCATGAACATTATAATAATGTACTTAACGATGAAGAGTACCTAAAGAATAGACTAGAGAAATTAAGTAAACTTAAAAATAAAAAACGTAGTAATAACACATCTAATCTATCAACAGGTAAAGGTAATAAAATAGAAAATTCAGATTTAAAAAGTTTTCTTAACCTAAAGGATTAGATCTAAATTTAATTTAAAATGTTTGTAGCAGAATACATTTCAAATCGAGCCAATATGAATGGCTCAAGAACTTTTCATGACTTCTCCCAATTCTTGGGACGAATTACTCATAGAGTAGGTTTAGCTGCATCTTTATGTCCCGGACATACTGTATCAGCTTTAACTGAGAGAATTGAAAATATGGTTTATCAAGATATTCCTAAGCCCGGACGTAAGAGTATTGATGCTTTTGCTATCGAATGGGACGTGGATGTGAATCAATGAGGTTCACAATAAATTCTTTAAATTGCTGGGAATCTTTACTGCTACTAGAGACAATCAGCAGCATGACTTTGATGAAAGTAGTGTTCAACGACTAAGGGAAACCTGTAAATCTTATAAATAAGATTGAAAAACTGAATTACTTATGAAATATATTGTATATCTTACTAAAAATTTAAAATCTAAAGTTGGAGAATTAAATAAAATTTATATTGGAGTACATCAAACAGAAAATCCTGATATTTTTGACGGGTATTTAGGATGTGGAGTTTATATAAATCAACCAAGTACTTTTATGTACCCAAAAACTCCGTTCCAATATGCTGTTAAAAAGTATGGGACAAAGGCTTTTGAGAGGACTATATTATATATATTTAATACTCCAGAAGAGGCATATGAAAAGGAATTAGAATTAGTTAATGATACTTTTTTAAATTCCGATCATACGTATAATTATTGTTCTAGTGTAAATAATATATCTCCTTTATATCAATTTAATACAACTGGAGAATTAGAGAAGAAATGGAATTATTCCTTAGAAGCATATGATTTTTATGGAGAATCTCCTAAAAAATTTCAATTCGCGATAAGTAATAAATCTAAATTTCTTAATTCCTATTGGTCATTAGAACCGGAGATAGATGTTATTAAATATTCTTTAAATAAATTAAATAATACTATTTATTTATATACTAGAAAAGGGAAATTATTAAATGAGTTCTTGGATAAGGATGAGTATATTAAATACCTCGGAGATTTAGATATAAATAAAGCTATTAAAAATCAATCTTTGGTGTTAGATATGTATTATATATCTAATAAATTGGTTGATGAATTTATTCCAAAAACTAGAGCAAATTATAAGAATTTAATATATCATGTATATAATAAAGATGGAGTTTATATAGGACAATTTAAGGGTAAGATGGTGATGAAGGTTATAAATCTCCATTCTTGGAATAAGATTAAGAATGTGATATTATATAATAATGGATGGTATAAGGATTATTATATATCAACCACAGAAGTAATAAATATTCCGGATAAATATTATTCTAAAGGAATAATGATTGATATATATGATACATTTGGAAATTATATAGAGACTTTAGATAATATAAAAGATGTAAGAGAAAAATACAATATCCCATCTAGTAAATTAAAAAATATACAGATGGGTGATAAATATTATAAGGATTATATCTTTAAATATCATAAATAAGTAAATGATATAGTCTAAATTCTTTAAATAGAATAGTTCATTAAACGTATTCCTTTTTACGCTGTTCCCGAAGGTGATGGAATTGGAGGGACAGAAATTAAGATGCTGTTTAAGGAAAAATACTATGATAAACATGATATTTTTGTAATAGATAAATCACATCAACAGTGTTATGTTACTTCTCGTCCAATTTGGAGGAGTAATAAATTCTATGAATATACTGTTCGATTGATTGATAATGATTATCAGTCATACTTAGATACTTCCGCATGTCAGCCGGGTATGACTACTCACTTCTTATCAAATGCTCATCCGTTTGATTATCACGATTTTGGGTTAAATTGTAGGCCCCTTTATTTAGTAATAAATATTGAAACATTCTCTGAATTGCTGGAACATCTTATTTAAAGACAATCAGCAGCGAAGCTATATGAGTATTTAAATACAATATAGAACGTTCAACGACTATCCAATATGGAGTAGGAATATTTAATTCCGAAGCAGAGAAGATCTTATATAATAAGATCAAGATATAGTCTAATCTTTATAGTGATATAAAGTACTAACGCTACAAAATATCAATCTAATATGGAGGTTCATCGTAATTACTTGACCTTACATAGAAATGATATTGATGCATCTCAGGCTTATTTAGCTAATGAAGATGTATTCTTGAAAATTAGTGATACGGAAACTAAAGGAAGTGAGAAATTGTTTACTATGACTTCAATGGAAAAGACTCTTATTGAGAATTTCTTAGAAGTTAAAGCTAAACACGATCTTTGGGCACGTTCTAATGTGGACAAGAACGGAAAAGCTACAATAATTGATCCGCAAACGCAAAGACCTGTCGAATTTTTAAGTATCGCCTCTTAATATAGGCAGGGTATAACAGTGATGTTATAAATAATAAATTCCTTGAATTGCTGGAACATCTCTAATCTGCTACTTGGAGATAATCAGCAGCTAAGCATTAAATATAATAATATCTAATGAAAGTTCAACGACTAGTCCAACAGGACGTACATATTTAATATGGAAGCAGGGAACAACTTAGTATAATAAATAAAATATTTATTAAATAGATAAGTTGATGATATAGTCTGAACATTATAGTGATATAATGATAACAATTTGCTATATAGGCGACGGTGAGAAATTTGCCGCTCTACTTAGTAATAAGTACTGAAAACCCTTCTAATTGCTGGGACATCTTTAAATATTTAAAGACAATCAGCAGCGAAGCCTTTAAATAAAAGGAACGTTCAACGACTATCCGTAAGGAGTAGAGAAATAATTCTCGAAATGGAGGGAATCTTAATAATTGAATTATATAAGATTAAGATATAGTCTGATCTTTATAGTAATATAAAGTTAACACAAATGATAATTCCTCAAATAGAAAGATACGCATACTTAATCTCTTTCGATCAATTACTTACTTCACACTTCAAAGAAGCATTAAGTTTCTTAACCTCTAAGGCAAAGAATTTAACTGGTAATGATTACGTATTAATCTGTAACTCTTTACTCTGGAATCAAGTTGGTGATAACTTGATGAATGAAATCGGAAGGTGGACTCCTACTGCTACTTTGATGTATAGTAAATCTTCTGGTATGAAGAAGAAAGTAGGTGAAACGGTTGATGGTGTTAAAGTAGGTAATACTTTTGTTAGCTATGAATATCAAGGTAATACAATAACCTTTATGCCGGATAAGGCTTTAAATATAGAATATCCTGATCAAGCATTCGGATTTATTCTAGATCTTACTCCGGATTTAGCTAACGGAAAACCAGCTATTGAATCTTGGACATTCAAAGGCTGTGATATGATAAAAACTGATGTAATTGGTGTCGGAGGTCTCGACGGTATCTCAGGCGGAACCGCCAGCACACCAGTTGCAGGATCTAAATCATTTTGGATCCTAATCTCCTAAATTGCGGGAATATCTTTAGAGATTTAACTACTAAATATAATTAGTGATAATTATATGGCGAAAGTAACTACTTCGGTATAGTAATAAGGTTAAATATTAGACAATCCGCAGCCAAGTTTCTTTATATAAAGAAAAAGGTTCAACGACTAGTAAGTCCTATTAAATAGGCATAGAACTTAAGTAAGTTCGAAAGAGGAGACGCTCTTAGGAGTGATAATATAGTCTGTACTTCATGGAAACATGAAGATTCTTGACGGAAACGGTCAGGAGAAACGCTCGAGAAGATGATTTACTGGGGATTTTTACATTTCGCTGCTTAGTCCCCTATTAGTAGTGATACTAATACAAAAAATTTCCTTAATTGCTGGAAACTCTATCTTAGACAATCAGCAGCCAAGGATTATACTAAGAGCCTTAATAGGACAGGTATAATTTAGGTTCAACGACTAGTCCTTTGTGACGTACCTATCAAGTGATAGGGAAATGGGAAATAACTTAACTGATAAGTAAAACTATTTAAATACAAACATAATGAAATATATCGTTTATTGCACAACGTGCTTAGTAAATAACAAAATTTATATTGGAGTACATAAGACAGAAGATCCTGATGTTTTTGACGGTTATATAGGAAATGGAGTTACTAAACATTCTCTTGGAGGAGTTATTAAAGATCCAAAAACACCTTTCCAAAATGCTGTAAAGAAGTATGGATATAAAAATTTCAAACGAGCTATACTCTTTATTTTTGATACAGAAGAAGAAGCTTATAATAAAGAGGCTGAATTAGTTACATTAGACTTTGTGAAAAGAAAGGATACATACAATATAGCTTTAGGAGGAATTGGAGGATCTATATACGAGAAATTATATCAATATGATCTCGAAGGAAATTTCGTAAAAGAATGGGATGGATTTCAATTTGCGGTAGAACATTTCCAATGTAATCCAGCTAGGTTTAAAATGGCAATAAATGATAAACGTTCTGCATTTGAATCTTATTGGTCTAGAGAAAAGGTTGATAAATTTGATGTAACAGAATATACTAAAAGTATTAGATCTGAAATATATCAATATGATATAAACGGAAATTTATTAAAAACTTGGAATTCTGTAAATCAAATTATTCAAGAAACTAAGTTCTCTAGAGCATGTGTAGATGAAGCAGTTCAAAAATCTAAATTATTAGATTACTGTTATTATATAAAAGATAAAACAAAGATTTGGGATATTATAAAAACAGATATAGACAATAGGACAATAAAATTTGTATCTATATATAATCCTAATGGTGAATTAATAAAGACTTTTTATAATTTATCTGACGCTTCAAAAGAAACTAAATGTAAAAAGTCGGATATAAAAAAAGCTATTCAATCTGGAGAATTATATAATAACTGTTTATGGACACATTACACCGAACCAACTTTTAAAAAATACGAACCATCTTCTTTAGATAAAGGTTGTAAAGTTGGACAATATGATTTAGATGGAAATTTAATAAAAATCTGGAGAACAGTTGCGGAATGTGCAAAAGAACATCCTAAATGTAGAGAGGTTCTTAAAGGTTTTAGAAATAAAACACATGGATTTGTATTTAAATATATCAAAGATTAAGTTAAAGATATAGTCTAATCACTATGGCGACATAGTGGAGCATTTGCTCAAATAAGAGTAACGATCTTATTTAAATATCAATGACAGCGGCGTATCAGTATACGCACCCTATCGTTCTGTTATCTTTAGACAGAATCCGCTATAATAAATATAAAGAGGGCTAACAACCCTCTTTATTTTAAATTTAAACATTTAATGATCAATGAATATGAGTATAAGTGTAACTGCTTTAAAAGAAGAATTAGATACGGTAATACATTTACGTAGCCGTTTTGGTCCTAATCACGCTGGGATGTCAATTTCCCCAGTTAAAAATCCATTAACAAGAGAGTATCCTTCTTGTGTTAGAAATGTAGATTCATCCGGAAATATTATCTTAGGTAAGGATGATAATCCTTTGGATTACTTCGTTCGTACTACTGATAGATTTTTTATTAAAGATGGGGATGAATTTGATTTGAGTAATCCTATAAAAGCAAAGCAGTGGGAAGCTATTAAATTCTCTGATCTTATTTTTGATAATAAAGGGAAATTTGATGAAAATGGTAAGATGTTAGTAGGACCGGAGGAGAAAATCGGACCTCAAGCAGTTTATTATGTAGAACGTATTATTGAGGATACTAGGAAACGTAATTCGGCCTCAAGGAAATTAAATAAAGCATTAAATTATATCTTCAACGCCTCAAGAGATGCTTTAAGAATTAGAGCAATGCTTTTAGGTAAATATATAAAAGATGCTTATGATGAAGAAATAGAAGAATTCTTAACAGAAATTGCTAAAAAAGATGCTGAGAAGATTATTTCTTTATTTGAAAGTAATGATACTAAATATCTAATAGCATTTACATATGCTAAACAGAAAGGTATTTTACGACAGAAAGCAGGATTGTATACATATAATGATAATGATATTATAGGTAGAGATGCTGATTCTTGTATTGATTTTATGAAAAATCCTAAGAATAAACTTATTACTGATAGGATCTTAAGAGAGATTCAAGAAATTTCTGTAAGAGACAAAGATGTAATTATAGAAGCTATTTCTGAGGATAATAAAAGAATTGAGGATTTAAAAGCACAGAATGAGGTATCTACAACACAGGGTTTTCTGGATAATTCTAAGTCTGATTCCGAAATATTAAAAGATTTAGAAAATGCAGAAAAACTTCCATTAGAAAATAAAAGTAAACCTACTAGTAAAGATAGTAAATAATACATAATATGAATTTAAAACAAGTCTATCAAGCAGTACTTATAGAATTAGAAAAACAAAAAGCTCCCAGTATGCTCTTAGACGAGTTTAATTATTATTATTATAAAAGTGTTATTCAGTATATAAATACTAAATATAACTTTTGTGATATGAATCAACAAGAGGATGATGATCTTAGAGTATTAAATATGACAGCAACTTTATCTGGAGGAAGTATAATAGATAAAGGAGATAAGATATTATTTACTCTACCTAGTGATTATTTTCATCTTAAAAATTGTGTAATTACATTTAATAATCCTAATTCTAAATGTAATTCTAATTCAGTAATTAAAAAGGGAGCGAGAAGATTAACATCTGATAAATATCCTGGAATATTAAATAATTATTATTTTAAACCTTCATATAAAACACCTTATTATTACATATATAACGATGATTCCGGACAAATTAAAACCGGAACTCCTGTTGTTATGAAATTGTTTTATGGAGATAATAAAGATATAAGTATTTCAGATATATCTATAGATTATATTAAATATCCAAATGAATTAATCCTAACTCCGAATGATTTAGAGAGCGAAGATGATATTCTGGAGGATTTAGAGTTTCCTAAATATGTATGTTATGAGATAATAAATATTATGGTGAAATTATTTTTAGAGAGACATAGAGATCCTAGATTAAATACTAATCCTATAGTTAATCAAACAATAGCTCCACCAATTTCCCCTAACAAATAAAATTTAAAAACATGTTTGAATTTGTAAATGAAGTAATTATTAATAGTGCGAAAGATTCGCTTAGTGGACTTAATAAGTTCGATAATCAGATAAGTGGTGAACAAGGTTTTAGGGTTCTTCGTGTAGGAGATTATAAAACTGCAAATATTAAAGGTGGGAAGATATATAAGACATCAGCTTCAAATCCTCAGGTATCTATATCTGAAATTACTATTACTGATGCTGTTAAACCCACAACTGCTGGTGTAATAAATCATATTAGATTAGCTATTGGTATGCAGCTTTCCGGATCTGCTGATTCATATTTTGCTGAAACTATGGATGATAGGCGTCGGAGAATGTTTTATGCTAATTTAGATGTAGTTAGTACTGATACTGCTTCTAATATTGCTTCAAAATTAGCTGAAATTATAAATAAACAAGGTAATTTCTATAACAATCTTCGGTTTAAAGCTGATCTTGATGGTGCTAAAATTACTGTAACTTCTGCTAATGAGTTCCAGTTATTTAATGTACTAGAAGTACAGAAATTAGAAGATTTTAGTACTGCTGCTTTAGGTAATTATTATCCTAAAGAACCAGTATACAGAACTATCTTAACTGGTAGCCATACTCAAATTGCTAAAGAAGGTGTTGGTACTTACTGGACTATGTTGAAAAATGTACAGATCCAGACTAGTCTCAGAACTGGTATCTTTAATCAGGATAATGATGATTCTAAGATTGTACTGGGAGCTTCTTATAATCAATATGTATTTGATTATGAATGCGAAAGAGATCATACTGGTATGGGTGCTGTAGGTGAAAAATTAGTATCTATTACTAAAGCTGTTTTCTGGATTAATACTACTATCTCAGACAATTTTGAAACTGCTGTAAAAGCTGCTGGAGTAGTTGTGGATGATATCGAAGTTGCTTCTGATAATGGAGCTGGAGAGTCAACTACTCAAACTATGACATTAAAAGTAGGAGAGAAGAAATATGTAGATATTAAGCTTTCCGAATACAATACTGTAACTTCTAATGATCCTAGTAAAGTAACTGTTAAAGGAATAGAAATTACAGGTAAAGCTGCTACAGAGTCTGCTGTAGCTGTAATTTATAAAAAAGGATCAGATACAGTACTAACTGTTAATGTAACTGTAACCGCTTAATATAAGAAAATATATTATTTAATAAAAGGCAGGTAAGATAATAATATTCTTATCTGCCTTTTTAAATATTATACTATATGGAATTAAATAAATTAGCCTCTGCGATTTTAAACGATATTTTATCAGGATTAAGAGGTATTACATCTAATATATCCTTATCTGTTGAACAGTTAGAAGATGATATAGTAGATGAGAGATTAACTATAATAAAAGAATATGCTTTAAAAGGACTTCTTCCAGTTAAGGATTTAGTTACATCTATTAATTGTTTAGAGGTAGATTGTAAACCTATAGAGAATTGTAATTTATGTAATTCTAATTTAAATGTTAGAGAGACTAATATTCCTCATGTAGAAATACCTCAAATTGTTACAGATTTAGGAGTTGATGCAATTCAGTATTTCGGAACTGTTGATAGAAATACTCCGTTTAAAATTTATACTGATATATCTTATCAGTATCATAAATATAATAGGTGGTTAGGAAGGAAGCCTTATATTTATATAGATACAGCACCTAATGAAAACGGGATGTATGATTGTTATATATTTAATGCTCCGTTGATTAAAACATTATCTATAATAGCTGTATTTAAAGATCCTAGACAATTAGAACAATTTACTTGTTGTAATGCAGAAGAGGTATCTAATATGAACTTCTTGACTAATGATATTAAGAGAAGGATTACAGAAAAGAAGGTACGATGGTACCGTAGCCTTAGTGCACCTAACCTACCAAATGATCAAGTAGCTAAAGCTTAATATATATGAAGAATTTAAACTTCCACACAGCATATACATATATTCAAACTAATTACGGTTTAAATATAGACCAATTAGAATTTGAATCCTCAGGAATGATTGCATATGATAAGATAGGAAATAAACAAACTGAGATAAAGGAATTTGTTGGAGACGTTGTAAACGGGGAATTAGAACTCCCATGTGATGTTACTAGTATCGAAGCAGTATTCGGGAATTTTATAGACTCTCAAAAAACATCTAATAAACAACGTTGGCCTCAAGTTATTACTAATTACATAGAACAATATATAGAATACTGGAAATATAATAAATCCTTATTATATGATTATGGAGTATTATTAAATTACCAGATGAGGGAAAATACTTTATTATTTGATAAGGATTATAAGAATGTATTAGTTTTATATAGGAAACAAATTCTAGATGAAGAAGGATTTCCTTATATAAATTCTAAAGAGGCCGAAGCAATTGCAGCATATTGTGCTTATACAGATTTATATAAACAAGCTATTAGAACTAGAGATCCTAATACATATCAAATGGCTCAGAATATAAAATTAGAATGGGCTAGGTTATGTGAAAGAGCTAGAGTTCCGGAAAAAGTATCTCAAAACGATATGAATAGGATTTTAGATGTAATGACTAGTTTTGATAGAAAATCTTATGGAAAATCATTTAAACCAGAGAAGTAATGAAATATAATAATACAACAATATCTTCTCTTAGTTATACATTCTCCGCACCTGAATTGTTTGAAAAATTCGATTTAAAGAAGTTAGAGGTATCTAGAAAAATGCTTAAAAAGAATTATAAAAATGGTGCAGAACTCCGATTATGGTGTTGTAGGATTTATATTTACTTTTTATATTTAGTGATATTGGATATTATCAGAAATAGTACTACTTTCGTATTTACAACCAGAAAAAGAATGATTTTGGGGATTGAAATACTTAAAGGAGAAGAACTTTTAAATCATCTAAAGACTTCTACAAATACAATGTATAATTATTTTGATTCTGAGTATAAATACCCACAAATTAAATTATTCTATGAGAAAGGTAAGAAAGGAACTTTAACTAGAGGAGTAATGTTAAATTACTCCTTAACTAGAGAATTTTTTGATAATGTAAATAGTGGTAATAAGTATGGCTAATAAGATTAAGTATTTAAAGGATTATCTCCCGATATTACAAGAAAAATTCCCAGAATTTAGTATAGAAGATTTAACTACTATTATTAAATATGGGAATAGATATTTATATTATGTAATATCTAATAATAGTGATGTTTATTTATCTAGTAAAATAGATGGTAAGATGTTTAAATTTCTCATTGGAAGAGTTACATTTCAAAGTATTGCTCACAAAATTAGATACGCTATTAGTAAGATGATTACTAAGATGAGGTTTTTATATAGACAGCGTAGAACTAAATGGTGGGGGTATTGTTATTTTGGATTAACTGAGGAGAAATTTAAATCTATTTATTTAAATAAAAGAAATATTACGTTTAATTTTGGAGATGTATGCTTATATAGAGTGCTTGATGAGTGCTTGCTTAATTTAAACTACGATCATTTCTTTAGAGTTAAATTATACGGAATTCCTGGATATAAGGTATTTTTTGAGAATTATTCTACTAAAGATGCAGAATATTTCTTAAAAAGATCTTTTGATGGGTACGAGTTTACTAAAATTGATAATATAACTAGAGAAGATTTAACGGAATTTTAATATGGAAATAGCTCAAAACTCCTTTAATGGAGGATTATTAATGGATATGAATGATACTGTAGTTCCGAATACAGTATTAACAGATTGTTTAAATGGAACGATTATAACTTTTGATGGTAATGAGTTTATATTACAAAATGACTCTGGAAATGGGAGAGTTGAATCTTGTGCATTAAAGAAAGATTTTATTCCTCTTGGAATAAAGCAGTATGGAGGGATTATATATATAGCATCGATGAATCCTCTTACTGGAGAATGTGAATTAGGTTCATTTCCATCTCCAGAAAGGAATATATCTTCGGAAGAATTATCTATGGATGATATAGATACTGCTATACTTGATAGTACTTTATATCCAGAAGGGAAGAGTGAAGGATTACAAATTACTTATTTAAAAGCTGATTTTTCTTTATTGCAACGAATGGTTTTAAGGCCCGGGGATAAATTTCTAATTTATATAACTCCTAGCACTGGTAGCTCTTCGATAAATAACTTTACAGAAACTTATAAAAATTATAATACTACATTCAATAACGGGAAACTTCAACGGAGAGTTTTTTCATTACATCTTGCCACTGTAAATGAAAATGGATCTATTACTTATATAGAAGATCAAACTAATGTATTTACAAACGAAGTTAGAAAGTTTTTTTATACAGAAGGCGAAGCATTTGGAGGTAATATTCAATTAAAAACAGTTCAGGATCCCTCATTATATAATACATATAGTTCTAGATTTAATGGATATTTAATTATAGTATTAGAGATAGAACCTATTGATTTTTTTAATATTGAGATAGGAGATGTAACTGAAAATGGTAAGGATGATTATGATGTAGAGCTTATTATTAATAGTGAAAGTGATAGTTATAATAATGTATATGGAGTAAGAATAGAAAAAGATGAAGAAGGTACCCATGAGGATGCAGAAATAGATCCCGAGTTTATTTTAAAGCCCGGAGAGAATATTCCACAACCCGTAATATCAATTAAACATGATTTAGTAAAATTAAGTAAAGAAAAAGATACACGTATAACTATAAAACCATATTCAAGATTCCAATGGTTTGAGAATCTTAAATATACAACAGTATTAAATTATCGAGATCTATTAACTAGTAAAGAATCTAATATATGGAGATATTCTACTACTAGTACTACTAATATAGAAGGAAGAGAAGTTAAAAGGGTTACTATTACTACAGACTTCTTTGTTAGAGGAACATCAAACGGATTAAATAAGTGTGATGTAATGTATATAGAATTTTATGATGTATCCGCAAATGCATCTCTTATATATCCTTTATCTAAATCTATTTCAGGATCCTATAATTTCTCTATAGATTGTTTTGATAAAGATTTAAAAGTAGAACCTTATTATTATCAAAACGGGGAAGGGGTGGAAGATATAGATTCCGCTATTACAAATTTCGAAAATAATTATTTAGAATCTTCCGGTACCAATTACTATTTATTATTGGATTCTTCAAGATTAGAGGATTATTTTAAAATAGTATCTGGAGAAACTGTTCAAGAGAATATAAATACTAAAGAGCCTTCTATATCTAATCCTAGATTACCGTGGATATATAAAATAGAACCTCAATTAGGAAATGGTACTAAAATATATAAGAATTTTAGTACTCAAAATAATTATGTATATAATTCTGAATATACTAGGTTAAGATATAATAATTTTTATATATGTAGAATATGTGGATTGAGCTTTAATAAGGATACAGAAAAACACCAATTTGAGGTTGAGGAATATAATGCTTTATATACTCTTTTCACAAATGGACAATTTAATTCTTATTATACTTCTGCTATTACAGAAGATACTAAGAACTTTTCAACACTTAAAATAGATAATTATATAACAGTAGTATCGGATTCTGCTATAGATTTATCCCAAAAGAGTATTACTGGACCAACTATTATCCATAAAAAAAATAATATACTACAACCTTCATTGTCATCAGCTTCCGATTTAATTGAAGAAGGGGAACACAAGACGCTATATGAAACTACTATAGAAAATAGTGTTACAGTAAGTTCAGAGTATAAACTTAGAAAAGTAAATAAACTTAATTTTGGGATATTAGATGCTGATATAATTTACTCATCTGATACATCTAATTATAGTTTAACTACTTCTGGAACTCCATTAATTTTTCCATCCGCTGTTATAACTGATGATAAAACTCAGGATGATGAAAATATTAGGAAGCTTACTATAACTGCAACCCTAAATAAACAAGTAAAATCAGGAACATATACTACAAATATTCCGGGAGATAAAATAGAATATAATAAATGGGAACCTGTAGGATTATTAGGGTGGGATGGACTACAAGTATCATCTGGAATACCTTATTATCATAACGATGATGGACGTGGAGATTGGATCTGTGTTAAGGATGGAGTAGATAATATTTTTGTAGATAAGGATGTATCATCTGAGTGGGTTACTAAAGATCCAAATAAAGGGGGTTATAATAGAGATTACACTGTAGACGCAGGAAATTCTCCAACCACAGTCGTAAATAAAATAAAATCAAGACTAGGGAATAATAAAATAGGGATATTAGCATTTGCTGGAGATAGTCTTGGTACTTCTCTAGAAGCTTTCGTAAATGACTGGGGAAGTAGAACCTGTAATAAATTATATTTTTATCCTAATAAAAATTCTTCTAAATATTATCCATCAACCTTTGTTATAATAGAATTTGATGGAAATACAATGTGTATTTGTAATATATACGGAACTAGAGTTGGAAATAATATGTCAGCAGATAATATAAGGTCAGAATTTAATACATTATTTAATAATTTATATAGAGCAAGTAAAGTATCTGGAGCATCTAATAATCCTTATACTATACCTAATCCTGATACAATTAAATATGATAATCTTTATGATACTACATTAGAAGGAAAGATAAAATTAACTGGATCATTTTCATCAGTAAATATTAATATAAAAACAGATGATGGTACTATACCTCTAAATGACAGGATTACTACAATAATAAATACATATATAAATTTATTAAAGGATAATAAGTATTATATTGGATATGGAAGTACAGATACTGGCCCCGATAAAACAAAATTAGAAGATTACAAACCAATAGAAACTACACAAGCTCCTTTTTCAGCTAGCATACCTTATAGATATATATTTAGTTCTTCTTTAACCTCCTCTAATTTAAATAAAGTTAAAAACATATATCTCGAAGCAAGTAGTTATACTACATATATGTCTAAGGATTTAGATAACATGTACGCTACTAATAATGAAAAATTATATTTTAAGAGAGTAGGTAAATTTGAAGTACATCCTCTTTTTAGTATTCTAAATAATAACATTCATCTGATAGGAATGGGTTTTGGAGCAAGTAATCAGGAATCTAGATATATTGACTGGTATTCTTTTAGAAATTTATCAGATAATGAAGATTGTTGTAATGCTAACCTTAGAAATCCAGATGATCTGGTATTTAGCCAACAATTACAGGTGAGAGGAAATATAACTGGGTCTAATTTTAGTAAACCAGAGAATTTAGTTAATTTTACTTAATTATATATGACCCCTTTTTTAACCTTAAATTTTGATATTACATTTGAAATTATGTATAAGACTCTTCAAACAGAAGGGTTTTTAGCATATGAATATAATCCATTTAGAAATTTAAGATTATCCGGAAATAGATATCTTAAAGCTACTGATGGAAGATATGTAATAAAAAGTGGGGACATTGAAATTCCTGCTACTTTAAAAATAATTGAACCTATAGATAATGATACTGGAATATTTAAAGAAAAAGAAATCTATATTACGGATCAAAATATAGATACTTTATTTATAATAAGTTCTAATAATAGTAATATAAATACAGATGAAGTTAAAAGTAGATTTTCAGAAGCAACCGCTGAATACTCTTCTCTTAAATATACACCAAGACAAGCATTAAGTCCAAGAGAATGGGTTCGTACTAATAGCAAAAAAGAAATTGAAGTTGGTAATCCAGGTAATAATGAAGGAAGATTGATTACATCTAATAGAAAAGGGGATTTAGTTGATTTTAGTACTAAAGATTTAAATTTTAGTATAAATAATCCAGTTGATATAGAGATTCAAGAATCGTATGACGGAAGCGTAAATCTTATACTTAATGATGATTTAAATCCCCCAAGACTTATAAATTCCCGTTTTACTCCAACTGAAAATGGAATGTATAAAATTATAGATAGAAATGGGAATAATGATACTAATATATATGATGAAAATTCCTTAGACGGAGAGACTAAACTATATAAAACTATAAAAACTCTTCCAGTTATTAGATTTGATGGTGTAGAATCTGGAGGGGAATTAAAGGTTGGGAATTATGTATTTTATTTTAAATATCAAGACTCTGATGGAAACGAGACTGATTTTGTTGCTGAATCAGGAATTGTTTCTGTTTATATAGGAGATATTAGTGATATAAAAACTATAAAAGGTGGAATATTAGATACTAATGCGTATAAAACTATTAGATTCACTATAACTAATATAGACGATTCTTATGATTATCTAAATATCTATTATACAAGATCCACTAGTACTGAAAATGGAACAGAGATTACAAAAGCATATAAATTAGTTAATAGCTTCTCTGTAATAAATACTGTATGTACTGTTACTATAACAGGTATAGAACCTGTGTCAGAAATTAGTTTAGATGATATTAATATCCAATATAGTATTGTAGAAAATGCTAAATCTCAGGCTCAAGTACAAAATAGATTATTTTTAAGTAATGTAAATAAAACAACTATTCCGTATAAAGAATTGGCTGATCTATCTTTGCGTATTATTCCAGAAGTTTATACAGAAGATGAGGTTGGAGATATATCATTAGATAATGGGTATTACACACCAGTTGGATCTAGTAGAGAAACCTTCGGAATGTATTATAATGTATATAATATCTATCATAGAGTAGGATATTGGGAAGATATATATAGATTTGGAATAGTATATATAATGAATGACTTTACATTGTCTCCAGTATTTAATATCCGGGGAAGGAATTTAGGAATTGAGAATACTGAAAAAATTGAATCTATATATAATTGGAATAAAGATACCGAACTTCCGGGAGATAGAAATTATATAGAAGTTTTAGAGAATGGATTTATAAAATCTTCTTTGGATAATGCTAAAGGTGTAGTTAAATTAAGTATTGAAAAGAACTCTACTTATGATGGATATAATAAACCAGTAGGTATTAAATTCATATTTAAGAATTCAGAAAATAACTCCGATTATCCTACTTGGAAGGATACTGAGAATTTAATAAAAGAATTAAAAAAATATACTAAAGGATTCTTTTTTGTACGTCAAAAACGCATTCCAACAGTATATTGTCAAGGAGCAACTATAGGATTAGATTTAAATTCTAAGATCCCTGTTCTTCCAGTAAAACGTGGAGACGGTAAACCGTTAGGAATGACTGAATCTTTCATAGCTAATAGTAATGGGGATAGTATTTTAGAAAATGATATTAATAATAGATTATTATATTCTAATGATACCCTACCAAATGCTGCTATTGTTCCGGAAGCGGAATTAAATAATGAATTATACTCTCAGATATTTAATGGATCTAAATTCGTTCTTAGAGATTCGTATTTAACGTACGATACTACAGAAAATTATATTACCCAAAGAGGAGATGATAGACATTATACATTTCCGAATTTCTCCGTAGGTAGAAAAGATAATGACAGATCTTGGTATCAAAATATAAGTTTAACTTATATTGATGATAACATTCAATTAAAAACATCTGGAACGCAAGATTTTTCTTCTAGAGCTGGTGAAGCCGAAGTCGCATATAAATTTAAATATCTAGGTAAAGAAGATAATAAAGCTAAAGCAAAAAACCTATTACGGGGATCTTGGGGTTCTTATGTAGGAATTGAAGGACTACAATCATACTGTAAATTAGTAGATATAATGGTTCCGGGATATAATGAAGGCATGTTAGTCGATTATTTTAAAGCTAGATTTAGTGATATGTCTCCATATTATTCTATATGTGATAGATATGAGTGGGATTCATTAGAAGGTGAAGAATTAGTTTGTTATAGAGGAGATTGTTATATAAGTATTTTTACTCATAGAATGTGTAGAAACTTCCAAGATCCGGAAAGTCCTACTAACGATACTATTGTAGATCCTTATACATGGAGAGATAATTATACTGGTTCAGAAGATGGAGCTTTAGATTTGGAAAAAGCGGAACTGATAAATAGAGGAGATGTTAATGCAGTTCAAATTGGACATTGGGTTACATTAAAATGTTTATCTAATATAAATTTAGCATTACGATGTGAAGATGGATCTAATACCTCAGAAGCGGCTTTAAATGGACATCCTAGAACATTTTATCCTATATCTAGATTTAATGCATCTGGAGAGTATAAAATTCCTGAAAGTACAGTATATAATTCTGGATATAATAGTTCTACATCAGATAAGAATTATTTTATTCTTCCGGATGTTCCATATATAAAAAATGATTTTTCTAATAGAATAATGTATTCTGATATATTCATATCTGACGCATTTAAAAATAATTATAGAGTATTTCAATTAAGTAATTATAGAGATTATAATAAAGAATATGGAACTATTACATCTATTATCGAATGGTATGGAGATTTAGTAGTAGTATTCGAAAAGGGAGTTGGACTTATACCAATAAATGAAAGAATCCAAACAGCTGGAGAATTAAATAATCCAGTATATTTAAATTCCAATAATGTTCTCCCAGAACGTCCTATTTTATTATCTAAATTATATGGATCTCAGTGGAAGGACTCTATATTAAAAACAGATAATTATGTATATGGTGTCGATACTTTTGCTAAAAAGATTTGGAGAACAAATGGAAAATCATTTGAGATTATATCTGATTTTAAAATTCAGAAATATTTAAATGATAATATTTCATTTACTGAAAGAGAGAGAAGCACTACCTTAGGATTGCGGAATGTAAAAACACATTTTAATAAATTTAAATTTGATGTATTATTTACTTTCTATGATGATATTCAGGATATAAATCCAGTAGGAGAATTTATAACTTCTAGAGAATGGAATTTGTGTTATAATGAAAAATTACAATTGTGGACAACCAGATATTCATGGATTCCATTAATGTCTGAAAATATATCTAATGTATTCTTTACTAATAATAAAGAAGATTCTAAGAATATATCTAAAGTCTCAGTTACATGGGAAGGTTCTGTTGCAGCTAAAGGAATTATATTAAGAGATCCCACTACTTATTTGAATAAAGTAAGTTGGGAAAGTATATTAAATCCGATTAATAATCCTTTAGTTGTATATAAAGGAATAGAGATTCCGGATCTTACCTCTCCTGTTACAACTGGAAAAGATGTTGCAGTAGGGTTATTAGATATTAAATTAGATGTAGATCCAGATAAATTTAGAATTAAATACTCTAAATATGAATTTATAAATAATGACATTTATCCAGATAACGAAGATTTTTATTTATATACTCATGAAGATAAGATAGGTAATAAAGTTTCGAATAGACAGACATGGTTGATATTAAGATCATCTAATAGTACTATTAGAAATAAATACCTAGAAGGGAATAAGTATGTAACTCTAAATATTCGAGCAGAATTAGTGCGAGGGAGAAACGAATCTATAACATCAAATATGGAAGAATTAGAAGTAGATGCTAGTAGTACATATACTGGAGTAGTTTATATAAGAACATCTTCCGAGACTTGGAAAAATCCTACATATTTCTGGAGACATGGAGTAGCTGGAATATTTGATAATAAAGAAAAAATCTATCCAACCTCATGGTATAAAGAACGAGATTCAAAAGGAGTACCTCTTTCTTATGACCCATTTGAATTTGAGTTTGTTGTAAATAAGAATGTTGGATATCATAAAGTCTTTACAAATCTCTTTATTATATCTAATAACGTCCTCCCAGAATTAGTCTCATTTGAAGTAATCGGAGATGCGTATGATTTCTCTAACATCCCAGATTTAAAAGAAGGTTCATATTTAGTACAAAAGGGAGAGAAAAAAGAAAATGAAGTAGATGATTATATAAAATTCATTGATAATAAAGATTGTAATAATAATAACATTGGAAGTTCTGCTATTATATTCTATGATGATAGATTGTCTGAGTATAGTTTAAGAAGAATTCAACCTATTAAGGATATGTCTACTTGTGGTATTATTAAAGGTAATACTAGATATCAAGAAGATTTTGTTAATGTAACTTTAGAACCTTTTAAATATCAAAAAGGGAGTAAAGGGAATATTAAATTAAAAATTGAAGAAACTAGACCTAGAGATAAGTATATAAAGATTAGAGTTAAATATAGTGGAGATAAGAGAGTTATTATTACCGCATTACAAACAATGTTTGAAATAAGTTTTTGTTAAATAAATTAAAATGAAAAAGTTTCAAGAAGGAGGAATACTTACATCAACTGGACCCTTAATTGGAGCAGTTAGTGCAAGTAAACCTCTCACATTAAATAAAATGGCATTACAAAATGCTTCTTTAAATACAACTGGAAAAGGACTAGGTATAGGTAATGCATTTAAGACTAGTTTAAATAATGCTGGGGCTGATTTAAAATCTTCATTTAGTGGTATAAACGGAGTGAATACTATCTCCTCTGTATTAGATCTTGGAGCATCTCTAATGCCAAAAGATTATTCTGGAAAGAAAGGAAATATAACAGCTGGAATAGATGCTGGATATGATACTATATCTAATATGATGATGAATATAAATCCCGTTATTGGAGGTATAATGAAGGCTGGTAAACTAGTTGGAAATGGATTAGAGAAATTAGGAGTTGGTACAGATAAAATGACTACAGGGGACGCTATTTTAGGAAGTAGTTTCTTTAACCTATCTATTCCGGGATTAATAAATAATGCTTTTGGAAAAACAACTAGAAAATTTACAGTAGATCAAAATATCGCTAACAATTCCTCTTATACTGGAACGGGTAAATATATCCAAGATGCTGGTGGATATTCTGGTAAAAAATATGGACTTTTTTCTAATAAAGCCAGAAAAAAAGCTAATAAAAAAATGGATAAAGCTCAAGGATATCAAAATACTATAGATGATATCTTAACAGATGCATCAGATAGATCCGCAAGATCAATAAGTTCTTCTGATATGTTTACTAATAGATTGCAATTAGAACAATCTGGAAGATTAAATAATATTAGATTTGGAAAGGATGGATTTAAATTCTTAGAATCCTTTAGAATTAAATACACTGAATCCCAGAAAAATATTCTTAAATATAAAGATGGTGGAAAAATAGGAGAGAAGAATATAATTCCAGAGGGTAAATTACATAAAGAACTTCATCATCTAGATACAGAAGATATATCTAGAAAAGGTATTCCTGTTATATTAAAGGAAGGGGATAAGATATCTCAAGTAGCGGAAATAGAACGGGAAGAGTTGATTCTTAGATTAGAAGTCACTGAGAAATTAGAGGAATTATATAAAGAAGATAGTGATGAAGCTGCTATTGAGGCAGGAAAGTTACTAGTTAAGGAGATATTACATAATACTATCGATAAGGGTAAAGTAATTAAAGAAACTGAGTAATGTAGGTATATTTAAATAGAATTGAAATATATTCTATTTAAATATAGCCTTTTATATATAATGCTATGTTAAATTTAAATAGAGTAAATTCTTATTTAATACAAAAGTATCAGAATGGAGGAAAAAGTAATATAAAACAAACTCAAGCAGAGAGAGTATATAATTTTCTCAATCCAGCTGATGGTTATTGGAGTGCTCCTTATTACATACGTCTTCCATATTTAAATTATACTAATACTCCAGTTCCAATCCGAGAAGAAAGGGAATTAGCAACTCCTATTGAAGAGGCTTTCTTTAAACATTATTTAAATTTAGGAAAGGATTCGAGATTAATAAAATCTTCCAAAGCTAGGATAAATGCTGACAAAGATAAAGATCCTAAAAATACTGAATATGTAGGAATCCCACAACCTATAGCCCGTAGAGTACAATCTATGGTAGATACCTTAAATGTAGGTAAAATTCTACGTAATTATGATAAATATATAGAAAAATTTCCAGAATTACCTAGTAAATCTAGATTAGAAAAAATATATAGAACTGGAAAAGAGGTACTAGAATCTGGAGAGCCGAAAGTAGTTAATGAAGGATTAACTGTTAAATATATAGAACGTCCGGATAAGAATCAGCATTTTGCAACAGGATTAGATCTTTTCGGGAATTTTACCATTCAATGGGATAAGGATAATAATACTATCAAAGTAAATGATACATACGACTTTCCTTCTATAGTTACAGGAAAATACACTATTCCTAAAAGAGAAAAATCCTTGGAAATTAGAGAAGATATTAAATTTAATCCCAAAGTAGGATCTTATTTGTTAAGAGATAATATGAAGAATTATTATGCTGATGATGAGGATCCTTATTTTAAATAATATATAATTATGTCAGAATTAAAAAAATCAATTGTAAAAGTTAAAGTACATAATAAAGAATACCTCTGTGATACTGCTATAGATGACTGGGAAAGAGAACATGGATTTATGCATATAGAAAGTCTATCAGAAAATCAAGGACTTCTATTTATATATCCAGAAGTACAAGAAGAAGTAAATTATTGGATGAAAGATACTCCTTTATATTTAGATATAATCTTCATCTCTCCAGAATTTAAAGTAATATCTAATAAAGAAGGGAAGCCTAATGATACAAGTATTATATCTGAAAAGAATGTGTTATTCGTATTAGAGGTATCTAATAATTCCGGAATTCGATCTGGAGAAAGTGTAGAGTTTGAGGGATTAGATGAAGTACTTGAAGAAAGATTAGATTATTTAGAAGATTTGGAGGATGAATCTCCTAAAGATAAAATAGAAAATGATATTGATGATTTAGAGGATTTACTAGAGATACTTTCTACTAACGGTAAAGTACAATATAAAATAAAAGGTGGAGAGAGAATATTTTCTAGGAAGAATACTAGAGTCTTAATTCGCCAAGCTAAAAAAGCAGAGAAATTAAAAACCGATTCTGCATATAAGAGATTAGGTAAGTCTGTATTTAAATACATGAAAATTCAAGATAATAATGATCCGGAATATGTAAATACTGAAAAACATGGGTGATTATACTAAAGAACAATTACATAAATTATATAGAGATTTAGTTATTAATAGATCTACCAGACCTATGACAACTAAAGAACTTAGAGATAATACTAGTTATATAAATGAAGATTGGGAAGAAGCTTTTGATAATAGACAACTTACACCCGAACAAGAAGATAAGGCAATAGCAATCAGATATAATTATCCAAGAGACACTAAGACAGCTGCTTTCGATGCATTAAATACTCTATTCGGAGATCTCCAACATGCTCTCTATACTAAAAATGTCAGAATTAGGGAAATTAAAGATAAATCAGATGTTATTAGAATAACTAAGGATGAAAATGGAAATGATGTTAATCTTCCTCCTATATATAAACAACCTTTAATAGATATAATCAAGGCCTCTAAAAAAGTTAAAGGAATGACACCTGAGAAAGCAATAGCATTATCCTACAATGAATCTACTTTAGGAGTTAATCCTTCTAGACATGGATATTTAGGAAGAAAAGATGCTACAAAAAAGGATGTTACTGATGCTATGAATTATAATATTGCAATATATAAAGAAAATGCTACATATACTCCAAATCAACTTGTTGGATTGGATCATCCAGATAGAAAAGGAAAGCTTGATTATATAAAAATATTAACCAAATTTATGCCAGAACCAAAACCTGGAGAAAAAAGAATTGATTATATAACAAAAGATAGAGCTCTATTTGGCGGAGAACAATACCATCTAACTCCAGAAGGGGAAGAATATTTTGTTAATTATTTAAAGAAAAGGTTTAGAGATAATAAAATTCCGGATGCCATTATTAATAGTTTAAATAAAGCTAAAGAATCTGTTGAGAAATTTGAACCTTTTGAAAATGCTTTAGAATATTTTCAGGAAAATCCAAAAATGTATAATAGTGATTCATATAGTAAATATGATAACGGATCTGATCTTACTAAATATTCGGAAGCTATACAAAAAGGACTTAGAGTAATTGAAAATAATCCTGAATTAAAAGCTTTAATAGAAAAATATAAATAAATAGATATTTTTATTTATTATATTTTAATCTAGATACTAATATATTATATATTCGTATTTAAATATATCATAAGCGATAAAACGAACAAAGTTTTTATTTAAACACGAAGTGTTTTAATAAAAACATTAAATCTAGTTCAATTGCGAAGCGATTATATATATAGTATAGTATAAAATTTGGTCAATAGTTGAAAGTACAACTAATGAAAAGTGAACTTTAAGTCCAAATTTTATATGAGAGGTGTTAAAAATTTGAATTTTTCTGTACAAAAATTGAATATGAAATTTTTCTAATTTTATTTGTATATATTATTATAATTTATTATATTCGTGACTGTTTAAATAATTTAACAGTCAAAAATATAAATATGAATAATAAAAAAGAAAAATTAAATACATTACCTCAACACGTACAAGTTCCTCATGGATTATGTAAAGGACAAATAGATTATCAAATACTTGGCCTATATGCTTATTTAAGAAGATATATGAATAAAGATACATACTCTACTTTTGTGTCTTTAAGAACTCTTCAAGGAGAAACTAATTTAAGTATACCAACAATTCAGAAGTATTTAAGTATATTAGAGGAAGAGAATCATATTAAAATAATAAAAGGAGAAAAAAAGTGTAATACTTATGTATTTAATAAAAACAGTTCTTTATATAATAAAGGATTTGAAATGTATACATTTGAATTTATGAAAAGTAAAGAAATTCCTTTTAAAGAAAAATGCGCTTTAATAGCTTTTCAGGAACGAATGATGAATAAAAATAGTGGAAGAGGAACTATTTCGTCTACTCCTTTAGAAATGTCAAATATATTAAATACTAGTTTTTCAACATATAAAAGAATTGAAAAGAATTTAATAAATAATAATTGGATAACTATAATGAAATCAAACGCTAAGGATTCAGAAACTGGATGTGTGAAGAATGTTTATACCTTCGACTTAGAAGCAATTGGTCAAGCGGTATTATTTAACCAAAAGAAAATAGAGGAACATGATGAAATGTTACATAAGATGCAGGAAGAAATTGAGAGACTTAATCACGAAGTAAGATTACTACATAAAGAATTAGGAGATAAGAATAAAGAAAGTGTTAAATCTACAACAATAAAAATGATTTAAAATCAAATGTTAAATAAATCTCATATTCTCATATCAACGATCTTAAGAAACGAGGGGGGTTATTGGATGGATCCGGATAATTTAGACTCCGGGGGTGAAACATACTGCGGAATATCCAGAGTTAATTTCCCTAAATGGGAAGGATGGAAGATTATTGATAAATTTAAACCGTTAAAAAGAGGACAGATTATAACAACAGTTAAAGAATTAGAAGATTTAGTAGAACAATTCTATAAAGATAATTTTTATGATAAATGTAAAATAGATGATATAAGCAACATTTATATCTCATCCCATCTATTAGACCATTCTGTTAATGCTGGTGTTTCTAATGGTGTTAAATGCCTTCAAAAAGCTATTTCAAATTTAGGACAATCCTTAGATATAGATGGGAAAATTGGACCAACTACAATTAGATTAGCGAATTTATGCAATTCTAAAAATCTGCTTCAAGAATTTATTTCCCAAAGAAAAGAATATTATCAATCAATAGTAGATAGAAAACCTTCTCAAAGTAAATTTTTAAAAGGATGGTTAAATAGGATAGATGAGGTAAATACATATATATCTAACAAATTTAAATCCTAAACATTATGGCTTGTAAATCTAAAAGCAAATCTAAAGGTAAAGGTTCAAAAGGTGGTAAATAATTCAGAATTATTAAATACTACCAAACAATAGGATTTTTATATACAAAATCCTAACTTTGTACAAGTTTAACGTTAAATATTAAAGAAATGAAAGTAAACGAAAAATTTAAAGTAAAAATCTTACAAGAGGGCGGAACTATGCCCACGGAATCTGCTACTCAGGCTCAACCTAGTCCAGAACAAATCTTTCAGCAAATTCTTCAATTAGCTGCTCAGGCAACTCAAAATCAGGATTGTCAAGCTGCATTGGCGGTATGTTCAGCGTTAGTCGAAATGACTCAGGGACAAGCTGCTCAAGCAGAAGCTCCTACTGAACCTGTTTTAGCGAGAAAAGGTACTAAATTAGTAGTAAAGAAAAGACAATAAATTATCTTAGATGGGGTATTATTTAAATATAATACTCCATTTTTTACTTTAATCATTAACTATGGCACAAGTTCCTAAATTTGAAACTGGAGGTAAATCTCCTTCAAATATAGAAGAATATAATAAAAGAAAGCAAGAATTACAAGACCTTTATAATAAAAAAGAGCAAGAAACAAAGACAATTACTATTAACGGTAAAAAATACGATATAAAAGAAGCTAAAGAAAAACTCCAGAATTGGGTTAGTTCTGATGACTCCCGAAGTTTAAAAAACTCTTATAGAAGAAGAGGATCTGGAGTAGATGCTTCTTATAATAGATTTTTAGACGCTCTAAGTAAAGGTGATATACAAGAGATTAATAGTACTCCAAGTGGATTTGATATTAAATATAACAACTCAGAAGGATTTAATTTAGGTGATAAATATAGTAGTGATTATTTAGCTAAAGCTATAGATAATAACTTTTTAAATCTTACTGAATACTCTAATACTTTACAAGAACCTAATAAAATAGATGTATCATGGAATCCTAGAGAATTAATTAATTCCGTATGGGGAGGAAAGATTAATCAGGAAGTATATAATAGGAAAAATACTTCTGAAAGGATTGATGATGTAATTAGGGCTTTAGAAAATAATAGAGGAAGATTTTATGAGTATTTATCATCAGAAGATAAAACTCCATTTAAGGGATATGAGAATCTTCCTTTTAAATCTATACAGGAGTACGATCAATTTATAGAAGATTTATCTCAAGGTAGAAATGGGGATCCTAATTCAGAATTTGATTGGGAAGAACAGAAGAATAATCAGCGTTTTGGTGATTATATATGGAAATATATTTTTGGAGATTCAAATCAACAAAATTCTTCTACTCAAGGATCTACTAAATCCGAAGAACAGATTAAGAAAGAAGAGGATGAAATAAGGAAAACAAATAATCTACCAGAAGGTGCTCCTCTAAGTTATAATTTTAACGGAAAAAATATAGTAGTCACTAAAGAAGGATTAAGAGAAAAAGATTCTTCTGGGAATCTTGTGGGATTAAGAGGCTATTTTCCGTTTGAATCTAACCCAGCTACATATATGTTAAAATCTGGATGGTATGATACTGATTATATACCTTATGAAAAGATTAAGGATTATGTAGGAAGTAATGTTAAATATTTAAATGATATATATAATCCAGAAGTATATAGTTGGAGAAAAAATGCTGAGAATATTAAATATAAGAAAGATTGGGATAAAGAACAAAGTTATAATGCTTACTATAAATTAGTAGCTAAGTTATTAAATCTTCCGGAAGGAGAAGAATATGGGATTGATTATTTTAATCCTTATATAGGAGATAATCAAGCGGTTGAAGATTATGAATTTATCGGAATAAATAATCCTCAGAATGTTGAGAGTTATCTAAGTAGTGGTAGACCATATAAATCGACGGGGATTTATGCTATTAATAAAAAGACTGGAGATATAATTCCTGGGGAATTTAAATATAATCAAGGTTATTTACAATTTAGTCCGACATCAAATTATCCAGGAATTTCTTCTATTAATTTAAATAAGCTTAATGTAAATCCAGTTGAAGGGAGAGATTTAACCTTGGGAAGTAAGTTTTTGGCTGATTTATATTCTAAATATGGCTTATATGATAACGAGATTAAACCATTTTTAGGATTAAAATATGCTCCAATGAGTAACTATGCAGGTACCGGATATATACCAAGTGGAGTAGGAATGTATCAAGAAGGTGGAATATTAAGAAATTCAATTTCCTCAGATCTACAAGATAAACAATCTGCTTCCATGTCAGATGTATTCTCTGGAGAATCATTAAGTGCAGCAGATAAAGCAGATTTAACAGCATTAGCATTAGATGTAGCTGGCTTAGCTTCTACCGCTGCGTTTGGTGTAGGAAATGCTGTGGGAGCTGCAACAGGATTAGGATCTACAATTTCTACTGCTATTGCTGATTATAAACGTGATGATGATTGGTCATGGAGTGATACTGGGAACTTAATACTAAATCTAGGGATGGATGCAGCAACATTAATTCCCGGATTAGGAACAGTGGCTAAAGGAGCTAAAGTAACTAAAGCAATAAAAACAGCAGCTCCAATACTACGTAAAGCATTTACTGCATTAGGATTAGGAACTTCTCTTACTGCTTTAGGTAAAGTAATGTCAGGAGAAGAATTAACTATAAATGACTGGAGATTGTTAGCTAATGGATTAAATGCTGTAACGGGTATCGGTAGAAATGTTGCTGGGAAGAAGTTATATACTCAAAAAGCTGGTGCAGGAGAATTATCTAAACCTCTAGAAGTTAATGTTAACGGTAAAACTAAAGAAATTTCATTTAAAAATAATGAGGTAGAGGGATTTAATAAGATGTCGACAGAGGATAAATTAACTACTGTTAAGACTAAATTAAAATCTCAATATACGGATTTAACTGACGAGGATTTAAGTAATATAAAAATACCTAAAGGTAAATGGTATAATCCTTTCACACGCGGAGTTGGAAAAGTAAAAGAAACTAAAGTAGCTGGAAGAGAATTAACACCAGAGACTTTAGATAAGATTAAGAATAATAAACTCTCATCCTTCCAGAAAGGATTAGTAGCAGAGCAGGCTTATTATAGACGTGGTAATATTCAGAAACAATTAGAGGATAATAATATTTATCTCGGACAAACTTTAGGTGCTCCTACTGTAGTATATCACGGAAAATTAACTGAAAAAGCTCCTGGAAAAATTAATTTAAGAGCTCCTAGATCTGAAATACTTGAGCAAAAAGAGCAATTAATACATAATGTTGTAAATCCAACAAAAGGACCTACAGATGCGGAATTAAATAGTTCTATACTAGAACAAATGCAATTTACACCTTTTGGAACAACACGTCCTTTAACAGAACCTTCTGGGAAAGCTAGTAGAGTGACTAAATCCGATGTTAGAAAAACTCAAGCTAAGCTATGGAGAGAAAGCGAAGAAGGAAAAGCTACACTAGCTAAAAATAAACAGAAACTAGAAAATGAGAAAAGACGTAGACAATTAGCGTATTTAAAAGGTCAGGAAACAAAAAGACGTAACGAATTAGGATATAAAGAAGAAAATAAAAATTTATCTAGAATAGTTACAACTCCGAACGAAAGTGTTAGTAATCAAAACGATGAAAGAATATTAAATCTCTTAAGTAAAGCGGAAGAGGATGCAGTATTAAGAAAACGTATAAACGCTCAAGAATATCAAGCCGCATCTAAACATTCCTCTAAAAAGAAAACAGTAAGTAAGAAGAAAAGTAAAGATGTAGGAGATAGATTACCTAAAAAACATAAGGATGGAGGTACTTTAGACTACTTCTTTATTCGAAATAAACTTCTTAAAGAAAGAGATAAATATGAATTAGGCTCTAAAGAATGGATTGAAGCAAATAAAAATGTTAAGGAATTTAAAAATGGAGGAGTTATTAAATATCAAGATGGAGGAGTTACACCTACTAACATATTAGAAGAAGTTGTTGTAACTAGAAAGTCGCCTTCTAGAATAAGAAGAATTGATTCCGAAGTTTTAAATAATAATACTTTTGATTTTAATTTAAAACCAATGAATACATCTTCTTTAAATACTCCTATCACTAAATCTTCAACTGGTTCTAATATTGAATCTCAAAATTATCTTCCAACTAAATCGTCATTAGGAAGTATTCCTCTAACTACTATATCTTCCTTAGCTTCTGCTATACAAAAAACAGCAGCTAATAATAAGATATATAAAACGTTAAAAAAAGATCTAAGACCTTCTTTAATAAATCTCCCTACGGATTTAAATTATTCCATTCAAGGAAATGAAGGAGTTAGACAAGCTTATTATAAACAAGCAGCAAATTTAGAAGGATTAACTAGAACACCTCTAACCTCAGATGCCGATAGACAATTAGCATATAATTTAGAAGTAGCTAAAAATGCAGCAGAAGCAAGATTGCAAGGAGATTTAGCAAATGAACAAGCTATACAACAGTCTAGAGAAAAAGCATTTCAAGTTAATGCTAATAATTTAATAAGAAGAGAGGAAGCTGCAAATAGAAATCGTTTAGCTACTACAGAGTATTTAAATACTTTAGCGAATTTAAAAGCTCAGAAGATAGGACAAAATGCTAATATCTGGGATACATTCTTACATGATGTAACAGAACAAACTAAGCAGTATATAAATACAAATAATGCTAGAAAAGTAAATGAACAACTTTTAGATTCTCAATATAAAAATGCTAGATTATCTACAGAGGATTCTATTACTGCATCAGATTTACAGAGAAGATTAGATGCGTTATATCAAAAAGAAGAATACAAGAAAGATCCTACTAAATTATTCTTAGATCCAGAATATAAAAATATTATTAATGCTCAAAAAGAGTTACAACTTAAAGGATTAAAGAGGAGTATAGATTTACAAAAATTAGGATTATCTGGACAATATCCTAAAGTATTTAGATTCGGAGGAATAATTAAGAAATAATATGAAGTTAAATATTAAAAAATTTCAAGAAGGAGGACAACTAGCCCCGTGGGTTGGGTATTCTCCTTTCTTTCAACCTATTGGAAGAGAAGAAGGGACATCAGCCGTAGCTAATTCTTCTGCTAAATCTGGTGATACTAAGATTGATAATTCTCAGAAACAGTTGAAAGATATTATAGGTCAAATGGTTGGTAAAGGATTAACTAATGAAGTTAATTATTTCGCAGAACAAGTTGGTAATATCTTTGCTGATACAGATCTTTTAGGACAACCTATCAGCGTTAGACAATATACAGGATTAGTATCTAGATTAAACGAGATTCAGAATAATAAACAGATATTTGATCAAGCAAAAGAACACGCACTATCTAAAGGAACACTTTCAGAAGCAGCAATAGATTATTCTGGAAATTTATTCGCACAAAACTCTAATGGAGAACTTGTTATGATTACTCCAGATCAATACTCAGAAAGTAGAGAAGAGTATAGAGTATTAACTAATAACGATCTCTTAACTCTAAGGAATAATAGTAAAGTTTATATATTTGATAATAGCCTATCTCAAACGGTTGCTGGAAGTTTAAATATAAACGATATAAGTAAACGAATAGAAGAGATTGTTAAATCTATAGGAGTAGAAAAACAATCTTCTGATTATTACTTTGATAAAGCTAGAGCTAATCAATTAGAAAAAGGATTACAAGCTATTGTAAGTGAGAAGTTAAATACCGCTCCTGATGGAACTTTTAAATTAACTGAGGAAGTTGCTACACAAAGAAAAAATGCTAATCTTGCTTTAAATTACATATGGAATAATTTAGATCAACAATCTAGAAATACTTTAATCGCAAGAGCTGCTATTAATAATACTGGAGATCCTAGGGAAAATGCTATAGAAAGTATTAAAAATATCCTCATCTTCGGAACTGATCACTCTTATTCCCAATCATTAAAAGATGAGAATATAGAAGGTAAATCAGGAAATGGTTCTGGAGGTAAAGGAGGATTAACTGATATTAACCCTCTAATGAGTTATGTATCAGATCCTAAAAATCAGAAATATGTAGTAAATGTAGGAGATAAATATTCTTTTGATGCTAAAGCTAGTATTAGACCATTAATAGGAGCTAAAGGAGAAGTATTAAATGAGAGTTATTTATCCGATATAATTACTAACGGAGGGTTAGGTTCTTTAGTAGATATTTCAGGAGCTTCTGTTGGAACTGGAGTTACTTTAAATCCTAATGATTTAAGTAAGATATTATATGAAGGAGATAGAGTAGCGATGACATGGTTACCATATATAACAGATCCTAAAACAGGTTCTAAAGTAGTAGATTTAAAAGCATTGAAGCGTTTAGAAGATGCTGATAGAGAAATTTCTGCTATAGGTCCTACAGTTACAGAAGATCAGAAATTAAATATATACAGAGCACATAATGTAGATCATTTAATACTTAGAGGCGGAGAACCGGCACAAAGTCAATTATCTTATATGCATCAATTTATGGTTATCCCATCTCTAATTCCAGAAGAAGTGGCAAAGGAAACTCAATTAAATAGTATTACTAAGAGATTAAATAATGATTTAGAGGATAAGGCTAGGGATATGTATGCTAGGGTTAGATCTAATCTAGAAAATAAAATGTTGAGAGCTAATGGTTACATACCTCCAGAACATTGGTATAGACCTGATGATGATATATATAAATCCTCTATATTCTTACCTGTACAAGATGAGTTAATGTCAATCTTATTTACTGGAAAAACTGCCCCTCAAACAGCTAAATCTAATTTAGATTATGAAAATGTAATAAGAAATACTAATCAAATTACACAACAAACTGGAGGATTAAACCCAGCTGCATTTAAATAATATGGATAATTTAGAAAAAAAGGATTGGTTTGGGTTATATTACTCAAACCAAGATAAAACTTATATAGACTTCTTACAAAATGGGGTTACTCCTAATGATATAGAATTGAAGTCAAAGGATGAATATAAACAAAACGAAAAGATCGTTCAGGCATTTACTGCACCCGATGGGAAATTTGATGATAACGCATTTAATACATTTTATAATAAAGCATTATCTTCATATAATACATTATCTATAGGACAGTTTACAGAAGAGGATCTTCCAAAAGTGCAGTATGATATAATGTCTCCTTTTAAATCTCAACTTTCTCCTGTACAAGATATTTCTTTAGATATAATAAAGACTAAAAATCCTTTTATTCAAAGCACCGGATTAAATACTATACTAGGGACAGAAATGACTAGTATGTCTACTAGAGAAATGGCTCAACAAAATAAAATTTTCGATACTGAGAATAATAGGTGGATGGATATTACTCCAGAGGATTTAGGATTTTGGGGAACAGTAACTAAAACTCCGATAGTTTTAGCTCAATATGATAGAGATATACAAGAAACTGATCCAGAAACAGGAAGATTAATACAACATAAAAAAGGAGAAATAAAATTAGATGAAAGTGGAATGCCTTATTACGAAACTCTTGGTAATAGAGAAGTTCATGGTAAACAAGTATTAAGTGCGTTTGATGTAATTACTAGAGAAAATTCTACATGGAATAAATTTGATTTTTTTGATAATGATGGAGAAGAATCTAGTATCGGATCTACTATAGCACAAACTATAGCTAGTATCGCTCCTTTATTTATCCCATATGTAGGTCAAGCTTATGCTGGAGCTTTAGTACTTCGAGAAGGTACCAAGCTAGGTATTACTCTATATAAAATGATGGATGGGTTTATTAATAATAATCCTAATCCTAATTATGGAATATTAAATACTATAGAAGCCAAAGCCAATCAATTTAATACTAGTGTATCTGATAAATCCCAAGAAAAAATATTAACCTTTGAGAATTTTGGGAGATTAATCTCAGACGTTGGTAGTCAATTATTCCAACAAAGATTATTAGCTCAAATTCCAAACTGGCTTGGTATTGGAAATTCTGAAAGGGCTGCTTTAAAAGCTATAAAAGCTAAATATGGAGATGATATAATACAAGCTATTTCTGATGGTAGTATAATTCAAAATAGAGGATTATATAATACAATTACCCGTAACGATCCTGCTGTTATAAATGCAATAAATAAAGCTAATATAAGAAATAATTTCTTAGGTAGATTTATGGCTAATTTCTATATGTCTGGAACTTCTACAATGGATGTATATAACGATGCTTTAGATGCCGGATATGATAGAAGAACAGCTGCCTTAACTGCAGGCTTAGCTATGGGTGCTACTACTTGGATGATACAATCTACAGAAATAGGACAGAAAGCTTTAGAGGGATTGGGATTTGATAGTGAAAGAGCTGCTATAAGAAATGCTGGAAAAAAGTTTATCGAAGAAAATAGAGAATTATTACATTATACTGCAAATAATACAAAAGATAAAGCTGCATTTAATTCTGTATTAAAGAAAGCTATAAATACATTTAAAAAAGTAAAGGAACCTATAAATAATATTATCTCAGGTTCTGGAATAGCTAGTAATGCTGTAGCTGAGGGAATTGAGGAAATGTCAGAAGAAGCTATTATGGATATGTCTAAAGCTATTACAGATGTATTCACAGGAATTTCTGGTACACAAAAAGATGCTTCTTTTGATTTCTTATCCTCTAATCCATTGGAAAGATATCTAATGGCTGGATTTGGAGGTGCTATTGGTGGGGCTATATTTAAAGCTGCTAATAATTTATCTGATATAAATAAAAGAGTTCCGGAACAAGCTACTGATAATATCTTTTACATATTACGAAATGGAGGTAAATCTAAATTAATTTCAGAATTAGAGAGATTAAGACAACAAGGTGTAGCTCCAAAAAATCTTTCTGCTACTAATAGAACAATAGAAGGAGAGAATATAAATTACTCTCCTGTAGAATCTGGAGATATTTCCCAAAATGATGCTGTAATAGACCTATCATTACAGTTAATAAATCAGTGGGATGCTATTATTAATGAAGAAAATCTACGCCTTAGTGATGAAGAATTAATATCTTTATCAGTATTAAGGGATAAGAGAGTAGAAGATCTTATTAAATTTGATGGAAGATTAGATATTATTAGAGATTATAATCAATTAGGAAAAGAAATAGGAAATCTACTCCTAGAAAAGAAAGATATAGAGAATCGATTAAATGCTCCTAATAAAGAAATTCCGAATAAAACAGAGTTGGAGAGTAGATTAAATATAATAAATGAAGAACTTCAACAAAAAAGAACAGAGAAGGATATACTATTACGAGGAGGAAAATCCGAAGAGTATTTAAAAAGAGCTTTATTTAATATAAGCGAAATATCTAATAAAATTTATTCTTCTGATATATATACATATACAGAAAATATTCTTGGCAAACCGTACGGATCTTTATCAGAATCCGAAAGAGAGGAAATTAAATCTAGATATAAAGCTTATAGAGAAGATAATAATGAGAAATTAGATAAAGCGTATAAAATATTTACGTCATTATCACAGAAATATGGTGATAATATTATAAATATAGTATCTAAGTTACCGTTATTAAATAAAATAAAAGGATATCTATCAGGAATAGATGAAGAGGCCTTACTTAATCTTGATGAAGATGCAAAACGTAATTTTGATTTAGCAAGAAAATTAGGACTTGAATTAGGGGTTCCTGTAGAAAGAGGGATTGATTATATATTTGAATATAGAAATACGGATTTATCTGATATAAATACTCAGAATATAATTAAAAACTTCTTTAATTCAATAAATCAGGATGGATCTGGAATTGATGTAGGTAGTATTTTCTCTACATATAAGAATTCTGGAGAATTTATATCTAATATATTTGATACAATATTTAATATAGATCAGAAAATAGATACCTTATCTAATTCTATTAACAATAAATTAAACTCAGATCCTACTTTAGATAAAAATTTCGTAATAAGAGAATCTATAGAAGAATTTTTAAATAAGAACATTTCTAATTCTATAGTTAAATCTTATATACAAAATAATTTAAATCTTCCTAATTTAAACTCTTCAGAAGAAGTAATATCTAATATTAGAAAGATTCTTATTAATTTATCTGGATTATTACAGTTTAATCTAATTCCCCAACTTAGGACTAGATCAATGATGAATTTAATTGAAAGTGCTAGAAATGAGGGAATAGAATTAACTAAGGATTTATATTCTTATATAAAGACATATCTAAAATCAGATAATAAGGTAGAATTAGATTACTCTTCTTATGTATCTAATCTTTTATCTTATGTAGATGAGAGTCTTGGGGAATTAGTTAATTATGATTTACAAAATATAAAATCCCAATCTCCGGATTTTCAAGCTGCTTTAAAAGAAGGATTTGAAGAAATTGGAGTTAATAATTTAGAAGAGGTAATACAAATATCAGAAGAGTTAAAAAATGTAAAAGATTGGTTTGAAATAGCAGGCCTATTAAAAAATTCTAATTTAAATGATGTAGAGAAAAGGATCATTATAGAAAGTATAAATGATTCAAATAAATCTAAAACAAAATCATCTTTATCAGAAATAAATATTTTATCAGAAGCTTCAATAGATCCTTCTCAGTTAGTAGAGAATCCTTTAAATACTTTATTATCTGAGATATATTTAAATGTAGATGAATCTGCTGGAAATATTAATATCTTTGAATTATTATCAAATGAAAGTGATTTATTAAAATCTACTAATACACTTTCTGATTATGTTTTGCAAGGAAAGGTTAAATTAGAACAACTTGATACTGCAATAAATGTGATTAACGCATTGCAATCAGTAGTATCTTCGATGCAATCTTCTACTATTGAAAATGGAGGATATGGATTTAATTCTACTTTAAATTATGTAAGAGAAAAATTAGGAGTATCAGAAAAGCTTCCAGAAATAGAATCTAATTCCGCATTTGAAGTTATACAAGAATTAGAGAGGATAAAGAATAAATTGGGATTCTATAAAAAATTATCTGAACAAAATAAAGGTAATAAACTTAAAGAGCATAAGCTTACAGCTATAAAAACTAGACAAGCTCTCATAAAGAATTATCAGGATAAATTATTTAGAAATAAAGCTCCCGAATTATTTGAAGGAGTGGATGATATATTATCTAATTATAATTTAGATAGTTTAAATAATTCGGATTTAACTGATGAAGAATATATTTCATTGGAGAAACTTATTTTAGAAGTAGAAGATAGAATTTATGATAATGCTACTAAATTATCTAAGAATAATACAGTATCTAAAGAACATTTAATATCTAAATTATTTCAGAATTATGATTATTCTAAATTAATGAAAGAAGCTTATAATAATCCAGCTTCTTTAAATTCTGAAATAACTGAGATGTCTCCCTCCGATTTATTTATCTATTATCATACTATATTAACCACAAAAGCATCTACATTTAATAATGCATTAAGAGATATAGTGAATGAATCCTTGGGATCAGATAAACAACTTATAATTCCTATATTTTCTCAAGAATATGCTGCAAGGATTGCGTTAGCTTGTATTATAGATATAAACTTCATGAACAACTCTACCGAGTTAACTAAGGAGTTTGAGAATAGTATTACAAATCCAGCACTTAGAGATAAATATAAGAATTATATATCTAGACTACAAAATACAGTATTTATAAATGGAGCACCAGGAGTAGGTAAGACTACTGGTGTTGATTCTTTAGTATTTAAATTAGCTAATAAATTATTAGGAGAACAAGGTGCTGTTATATCTGGACCTAAGATGCAACAAACAGTTAATCTATTAAATTCGATTACTGGAAAATCTTATTCTGAAACGGAAGGATTGAACACTATAAATGATACTATTAAGAATAAAAAACTAACAGCAATTACCGCTGATATGTTATTAAATTCTATTTTAGTATCTCCAGAAATAATAGAAAAGGCCAAGAAACAGTTTAATGATCCTCAATCTAAAACTATTCCGGAGAATGAGAGGGTTATAGATATACTAGAAACTCAAGACAAGGAATTAGTTATTAGAATAAATCCTAAATATCTAACTCCTTCTAATTTTAAATCTGGGATATTTCAAGATCAAAGATTGATATTTATCGATGAAGTTACACAATTATCTAAATTTGAATTAGAATTATTATCTTCATGGGCTCAACAAAATGATAAGATATTAATTACTTCCGGTGATTTATTACAATCTGGTTATGCTGGAAGTGATGGAGCGTATTTAGGGATAGATGTAGATACTAATTTAATATACACACCTACTTTAGCTACATCTTTAAGAATTACTAATATCCATAAAAAAGATAACTTAGATTCTTTAAGAGTATTAACTGATAGAGTTAGAAATGTAGATAATTACTATACTACAGGAGAATTTAATTTAGAAGAGGGAATAAAAATAGCGTTATCTAACTATGAGAACGTACCTAGTCTAAAATATTATGAAGACGACGTAAAACTCTCTGGAGATAAAATTGTTGGATCTATTTCTACTTTTGATTTAGATAAATTAGTTCATGACTCAGAAGAGCCGATAGGATTTATATATGATGATGTAAATTCTGATACATATAAGCTAATAGATACTTATATAAAAAAGAATCCTGGAAAAATAAGGAAATTTAAACTTGAAGAAGTACAAGGTTCAGAAGCTAAATACTTTATAGTAGATAAGAAATTTAATTTCGGATCTAATGGAGAATTTGTAGAAAAAGCTACTAGAGATTTATATACTGCTATAACTAGATCTAAAGAAGGTACTATTATTATAAATAATGGGTTAACTACTAAACTTACTAAAGGATCTGAAAGAATTAGTTATACACAATCCTCTATATTAAATAATGAAGCTGCTAAATCTTTCTCAGAATTAAGATTGAAAGCTCTTAATGCTTCGTTAGAGAATAAAACTATAGAACCTCAAAAGAAAGAATCTTCTACTACATCAGTCTCAACACCCCAACCTAATGTAGAATTAGGAAAAGTTTTAGATGCTGCATTTAGTGATTCTCCAGAAGCTAATAGAGAAATTCAACAATTAGAAAGAATAGAATCTAAAACAGAGAAACATTCTCCTGATAGTTTTATATGTTATTCTTATAGAACAAGAATTAAACCTAAAGCAGAAATTAATGGTGATATAACTACTTATAGCATTAAAGATTCCGCTATAATGCTAAGATTAGATTCAAATAGTGAACATAGAGCATTCTTTAATGGAGAAATTGATGGTTTAAATCCTACACAATTCGAAAGAGTTGATGAAAAGATATTAGAAGTAAAGAGTATATTATATAATTACACAAAATCCAGAAGAAATAAATTATTTAAAGATTATAATATTGAACAAGATTTATCTAATTTATATAATGACATATCTGGAAATACTGGAACATTAGATTTATCTAACGGGAAGTTTGTATTAAAAGCAACTAAATATTTTAATAAATCTATAGGAAAAGAAGATTCTGTTATTAGAATTATATATGAAATTCCTATATTAAATTCTTCTACAGAAGAGAATACTGTAGAGCTTTATATAGTAGAATTACCAAATATTAATAATGAATCTTTTAGAATTAAAGATTCTGATACTCCAGAACAAAGAGCTTCTAAAGCATGGTTTGTAGAATATCAAAAATTCTATGGACAAATAATGAATAGTTTCATTTTGGATGAAAGTGGAAAATCTAATAAATACTTCCAGCTTAGAGATGATTTCGAATTAGAACGAATTACTAATAGTATTATATATAAAGGATCAGATAAGAAAAAATTTGCACATGTTCCATTTGAATCTAAAGAATCTGAATTTAGAGGAATTTACTTCTCTAAGCCTTATATAGTAACTAATACTAGATACGGTAAATCTAATCGGAATGAGTTATTAATTCAACGTAACGAGAGATTAAATACTCTATATAATGATTATTATGAAACTTTAGAGGAATATAATAAAGCAGATACTACTCAAAAATCTAGATTAGAACCTATATTAAAATCTAAATCTGAGAGATTAAATGCTGAAATAAATAAGAATAATATCAAGGGCAAAGCAGTAGTATTTGCTACACATAGTAAATATATATTTGATGAGAATGATAATATTATCTCAGAAGATCAGTATGGAGATTATTACATAGACCAAATGAATGGAAAATATGATAATGATCTAGATAGAAGAGATAAAATTAGAATGATCATTTTAAATCCGGAAGGACAAACATTCCAATCCTTTATATCTAAATATAGAGAATTTATAAATTCATATAAAAAGAATTCTGGAGTAGCTAAATATAATGGTAAATTTTATAAATCTTACTTTGGAGATTTTATAGGATTTGATACATTGTTATCTATATATAATTATTATAATTATTTAAAAGCTAACGGGAAGCCAGACTCTAAACATATCAAAATCGCTGAGAAATTATTTAATTCTCTATCCTCACTTTCAACTAAAGAAGGAAACGCGGAAAACCCATTTGATCTTCCTAGTGCCAAAGTTAAATTTGGACTACCTCATGTTCTGAGGATAATGGAGAGATTACATATAGAAACTACTCCAGAAGAGATTAAAAAAATGGAGAATTACTCCTCTTCTATTAATGGGAATGATGTACTTAAATTCATAAATAAGATTATAGAATTTAAAATAAATCAAAGACTCCATCCCGAATTATTAGTATCTTCTCCGATTATAAATGAGGAAAATGGGGGAATATTCCAAGACTGGAACAAAGAAGATGGAATTACCGATTTAGATATAATTGATTTTATGGAATTTGCTATGTTAGGAAGAAGAAATTATAAACAACCTGACGGAAGCATTAGTTCTGTAGAAGCTCCTAATTATAATCCTTTATTTAAAAACGGAATCTTCCCATTCCCTGTTTATGAATTAACGGATAAGAAAACTGATTATACTGGAGGGGAATATTTTTATGAAGCAAGAAATCCAGAAGGACAATATTATATAGATAGAGATATTCAAACTCCACAATTTGTATTTCAACCATCTAGGGATTTAGCCTCTCCAAATGATTTCGGAATCGCAAGAGTAGAGAATAATAATAGAGAGGTATCTAATAAAGATGTTGAAAAACAAAAGAGTAAAGAAGTTTATAGAGCAGAATTATATAATAATATAAAAGATAAATTATCAACTTCTAATATAGATTTAAATTATCTACTTGTTAATAATATCTCCTTAGCAACTATAACAGGTTCGATGGATAGAGATGTGGAGAGTAATATAAATTCCACTATAGATGTAGTAAATACTATATTAAAAACTCAGCCTGTAAAAGTAGACGAAATATCAGAAGTAGATTATATAGAATATAAAAATAATGAATTAAAGATATATTCAAGACCTATAGAAAATATAGAACAAAACGATAGTATTTCTGAGGAAAATAATATATCTTTGTCACAGACATTCGGGAAAATGTTTGATGTGGTATCAGATCCTAAAGATTTAGAAATGTTAAAAAATATAACAAAAGTATTATTGACTTATGATAATAATAATTTATTAATAAACTATGTAACTAAATCTGAAATCATCCCCGATACAGTAAATTTAATTTTATCTAATATGAATATACAAACAATACTATCTGATATAAATAAGATAAGAAGTAAATATAATATTTGTTAAATATGGCTTGTAAATTTTTCGATTCAAACACTAGAAGCCCAGAATTTTTAATAAACCTATCTCCCTGGATTAATTTTCAGGGAGATACTATTTCAGATCAACAATTTCAGAATATTAAAAATTCTCTGCAAAAAGATTTTATCATTGATTCTGATGAAAATTTAGTAGATGCAATAAAGGAATATATAAGATTATTTTCCTATAATACGGAATTAAATACAATACTTAATAATTCCTTAGATAAAATTTTAACTAAGAATATAGAAAAAACTTTACCTCCGGAAGAATATAAAAATCCAGATCCTCTAGTAACTACATTAGAGAATGAAGTAAAGACTATAGAAGAAGATGAATCTGTGACGGAGGAGGATAGAGATTTAGCTACGAAGGAATATGTAGAACAATTAAATAGAAGTAGAAAAAACGTTACCTATAATGAAGAAATAAAGACTAATAGAGATTTAATTACTAAATTTCAAAATAATAATAGTTTATATAATAGATTTGTTTCTACATTTAAAAGGGAGATATTTAAAAATTCCTTTCTAAATCTAGATTCTGGAAAAATTGTTCGAACTTATTCAGAATTAAATAATAATATTGCAGAATATAAACAAATATTATTTAATCATATAACAAAATTTTTAGGAGAAGAAGATATTATTCCTTTATATAATCAGGATGGATCTTTTAATATTACAGAATTTACTACTATTATATCTAGATTAAATGAATATTATGATCAACATAATCCTACATCAAAATTAAATTCGATTAATAATGTTCTATACACCCCTTTATCTAAATCTAATCAAGATTATCTAAATGCATATAACGCTTTAGTGACTTTAGAGAATTTTGATAATTTAATAGTATTATTAACAGACGGATTAATTTCAATAGATCCATTTAAATTAGGAATTAAATCTACTAATAGAAATGAAATTAAATATCTTCCGTTCACTAAAAATGCATTAAGACAACATTTTAGAGTTAATGAAGATTCCGATATAAATAGAGAGACTACTAGTTTAACTAAAGCTATTATACAAAATATTCCTTTATTAGATTCTAATGGGAAATGGGATGAGATATCTTATATGACAGTTAATGAATTTAACAATGCTATATCTAGAATCGGAGATCCTGTTATTAAATCTTCTAATAAATATAATTCATTAAAATTAGGTAAATTAAATCCTACAGTAGCTTATATAGAATTTTTTAATTCTTTATTTGTTACAGATGGAAAAACTGATCCATCAAAAATAAATAAATTTAAGAAGAATTTAGACTTTAATTTAGATACTAAAAAGGCATTATTGTCTATATATAAATACATCTTTGACTCTACTCCAGAAGCTAAATCTTTATATAATATAATTAAAGATAACCAAGGAGATTTAAGTTTTAACTATTTCTTGGATGTCTTAGCTTATATGAATAAACAGGATGGATCAGAATATATATCATATGAATATAATTCAGAAAGTAGAGAGTATGAAGTAAATACATTCTCAAATCTAACTTATGAATCCTCTTTATTTAGACAGGAAAGAAATTTAACTGAATATGTTGATTCTATAGCTAGAAATGGTGATTATGATAATACTATTTTAAATGTATTACGAAATAAATTTAGAGTTAAGGTCTTAGATGATTCTATTTCTATCACCATTGGATCTAGAACATTATTTATTAATGATCATTTAAATATTGCTAACGAAGATGCTATAACTGGAAAAGATTTAAATAAAGAATTATTAGATAGTATTACAATCCCAAATCCAGAACAAGTTAGTGCGATTATAAATGGTAAAACTTTATCAGAATCTATTATGAATGGATTTAGGTTGTTAGAATTGTTACAATTATCTACAGATCTTCCATTTATAAATAGTTCTGGACAATTATATTCTATATTAAAATCACAATATAGAACAGAAGCCGAATCTAATCTAAAAGGAGATCTTTTGGGATTATTATATAGAACACTTAAAACAATTGATACTCTAGATTCTATATATAAAGAATATGATTCTAATAAAGTTAATCTTACTCCAGGAGAATTTAAATCTAAAGTAAAAAAATCCTTTCCAGAATTTAAAACAATGAAGGATATTACTTTTAATAAATTCTTTACATCAAGTAAAACTAGACCAAGATTAAAGGTTAATTTAAATTCTAAAGGAGATAGATCAAGTGTATTTAAAGCCACAGTTAGTTCCATAAATTTATTAAATAGAGAAGCTAGTCCAAGTACATATAAAAACTCTGATGGAGATAATGTGCCATCTATAGGATTGATGAATTTAGTTAAAAACATACACGAGTTTATATATACTACTAGAGATTATCAGAATAATGTTAGAAAGCATTCTAATATATCTAATATATTCGAATCTAATATATTCTATAATAATCCAGAATACTTAAAAGGAATTGGATTAAAAACAGAATTTATATCTCCAAATGGAACAACAGTACAAAAGAATAAATTCAATGTTTCTGAGTACGGAGTATCATCTATAATATTAGATTATTTCAAAAATCTAATGAATGATCAAATTAATTATATAGAATTTCTTCCAACTGTATACGCAGATAAATCTAATCAATCTCTTATTAAAATATCTAAGGATATTAAATTTGATGGGAAGAATATTAAATCTGCATCTGCTACTCAGATCGAAGTAGAGAATTTTAATAGTCAACAGATTTATTATACTAACCTATTATCAAATTTATTTAAATCTTATTATAGAATAGGTGAAAGATTAGGTGTTTCTTTATTAGATTCTATACCTAAAATTAAAAATAAGAAAGAAAAAGCTAAGATTATAAATAATAATATCATCGCAATAAATAATCTCTTATCTACTAGATGGAAGGAAGTCTCTCAAATAGCTAGAGAATTAAGTTTAGAAGATCCTAATTTTAAATTTATAGAAGAAGTTCATTATTCTAAAGTGGAAATGTCTAAAGGTAATAGCGTATTTAGATTAAATCCATTTATAGAGAATATGGCTAATATCTATCAAGTATCTACTGTAGACGATTCTTATTACAAGGATTTTATAAATAGATCAAAAGAAATATTTAAAAAAGATTTAAAATCTAAAGGTATTGAAGTAGATACTAAAGTATTTAAATTCTTAAAAGATATTCCTTCTCTAAAAAATTGGATTGGTAGGGATGGAATGATGATATTAGAAAAAGATGGGAAATTGAATCCTATATTAGAAAAATATTTCTTTTTAGATGGGTTCTTATCTAACCAATTCCTTCAAGTAAGTGTTGGAGAACCTTATGCACATCCATCTAAATTAAGAGGCGTGTATTATTTAAATTCCGATGGATCTACAAATCCGGAATATTTTATCCGGGATCATGCTAATAGATTATTAGCTCAATATAAACGTATGGTTGCTATGCAGGCTACTATACACAACTATTATCAAAAAGCATTAGAAGGAACAACTCCAACTATAAATGTAGCAATTATCAAAGATATAGAAGCTCCTGTATTTAATCCTTCTGGGGAGACTGATAATGTAAAGGTATTAGATGGCTCTATGGAATGTAATCCATTTCAGAATGTGTTAGAGAACAATTCAATGTTTAGCTCTAGTGCTGGATATAATAGAAAGAATTTTGGATATAATGTAGATCCTGAATTTGGTAATGGGTTATTAATGAAATGTGCTATATTCTCTATAACTAATTATCGAATGAGAAAATCTCCGGAGAAAGTTAAATTGTTGCAAAAAATGACTGATAGAAAATGGGATGTTCCTATTATTAATTTAATGCAAGATTTTAATGGTAATAAACGTCATCTTAGAGATATTATATCCGAGGATTTATATTATTATAATGCGAATAATGGAGAATATTATAGAATAATTGATTTAGAATCTCTAGGAAATAATACTTATAATATTATAGAACGAAGAGTTAATAATAACGGGGGAGATACTCAGAATAGTAGAAATGTAACAAGAACTGTAGTAATAGATAGTAATTATAAATTATGGAAAGCTCTAGGTGGAGAGTATTCTTATTCATTAGATAATTCTAATCCTTTAGATCCTTATTTAAGTAATTCCGGAGATAAAGGAGAGGCTTCTGTAAATGCTACAGTACAGTTTATGAATAAAACCGGATATTATATAACTAAGAGGGATCTATTAAATATGGTTAATGGTGATTTAGATTTATTAAATACAATTATATCTAAACAAGATCTTCCATTTACATTTAACAATATTCCAGAAGATTCTAGTTATATATTAGACGAACAAAGAAAATTAAGAGTAATACTAGATCAGAATTATATATATCAACCTCTTAAATACTCTGATATACATTACCTAGCAAATGGAACATCAATAAAAGTTGGAGCGTTTAATACAAATCCAGCCAATGCTAGATACGATGATACTCCTTTATCCTATGGTAGAGTTGGTACACAATTCATGGGTATTCAAATGGATGCAGATCACCATGCTGATTTATCTACTGTTACTGAATCTACTCAGATTATTAGTACTTTAGCAGCTAATGGATATACATCAGATTTAGCTGATGCGGCTTATAGGGCTTTAGGTTCTGTAGTAAATACTACTTTAAAGAAGTATTTTGAAGCACATAATCAAGCTAATAACTTAGAAACTCTTACAGAATTAGGAGAAGCTAATAAAACATTATTATATAAACTTCTAGCTAAAGCAACTATTAAAGCCTTCGAAGGAAGCTCTGGAGATGGAGTAATTACTGGTTATTTGGAAGAAGCTGCAAGAGAGTTTGAGGAGAATTTAAATAATGAATTATTTAATGCTAGAGATTTAAGATTTAAAATTCCGTTTAGTTCCGGAAGTATAAATAGTTCTTTTATAACTATGTTAGCATCTAAAATGAACTCTGATAGTATTAAAAGAACTTTCTCTGGTATGGGAGCTGTAATGATTCCTTCTTATGGATCTATAAAACATTATTATTTTGATGGATCCGAGAATTTATTTGACTCTAATGGAAATGTTTTAAGAGGATATTATTCTCAGGAAGATTTAATACATATAGCTAATGAAGCCGGTTATTATTCTCTTACTGATGAAAATGGAAATATTCTTAGATCTGGTTTAGATAGATATTTAGAAACAGGAAATTTAACACAGGAAATATCTACGGATTTAATAGAATTTGGTGATATTGTATTAGATCCTACTACTGGAGAACAGGTAGATATAAATACTTATGATAAATTTAAATATTATAGGAATTTAAATACTACAGTAACTAATCTAAAAGGAATCAGAAAAGAACTTCAACCTTTTAGAGCTACTTGGAGTATTGATGGGATAAATAAGAAATATAATATTTATGACCATCCGATAATCGAAGATATGTTTAGATTAAGAGAGTCTAAAGCATCTAAAGAGGAAATTCTAGCACTTCAACATTTTGTTAATAGATATATTGGATTATTGGATGAAAATATTATGTTATTAGATCCGAGAATGCCTGAATATCAAATGATTATAGATAACAATGATATAATAGAATTTGGCGAAGGACTTCAAGGAGTAAAAATACATGATTTAAATATAAAAAGAGCACAGGCTGTAATATCTAAGGTATATCAATCTATATTCGGATTACGGACTGGAGATAATATTGCGAATATTATTAATAGTGATGGGGAGTACTTTAGACAGAAACTATTAAGAACATATAATAAAGCTAAATCAGATCCTCTTCCAAATGATATAGAATTTTTAAAGAATAGTTTAGATAATACTAGAATTATTATAAATAAGCCTAGCTCTGAAAATTATATATCTTCACTAACTCCAATGGAGATATTAACAGAAGTTATAGATGGAGAAGAATGGAGATTAAATGAAAATGGAGAAGCTGTATATAAAACATCTGGACTTCATTTTTATCAGGATACTAGTAATGGAATAGTTCAAGAAGTAATTGTTGTAGATCTTTCTAATTTAGGGAATTTAGTTAATGTATTTAATTCTTCTGACGATTATATAGGAATATGGTATAATTTTAATTCTGATAATATTAAAGAGTTAAGAGATTATATAAATATGACAGATTCGAGATTAGGAGAAGAATTAGCTATAAATAATAGTAGTATAGAAGAGATAAAAGATGAATATGATGATTATATAAATAGAAGAATCGAAAGAGATTCTAAGAAGATATATAGATCATTTATTGAGAGTTTAAAAATAACAGCGAATCGTATTCCTGCACAAGCATTTCAGTCTATTATGACAATGGATGTAGTAGGATTCTCTGATGCAGAAAGTAATGAAGCTTATGTTAGTTTGTATCAGATTTGGTTAGAGGGGAGTGATTATTGGTCTAAATTTTTAAGTTTGAGTTAGACGACAGTATAAAATTGTAATCACTATAATAAATCTTGTGAATTGACGGGAAAATTCCGCTCCCAATTATATTAAATTATAAGGAGAATTAATTATGAAAAAAATATTTATATGTGAACATTGTGGTAAGGAATTTACTCCTCACTATAGAATTAAAAATAATCAAATTTTAAGATTTTGTTCAAAATCCTGTAAATCTAAATCAAATTATAAAGGATGTATAGAACAAAAATGGTTTAATAAAACTCAAGTAGAAAATGTTTTAAAAAGTATAGTTATTAAAGAAGGTAGATATTTAACAAAGGAGGAACTTTGTAAATTAGCTAAAATTTCTAGTAAAACTTTGTCAAAATTTAATGTTTCTATAATAACTATAAATAAAGAATGTGGAATGAAAAAACCTAAAAGTGTGTTTGAAGATAAAATTAAAACATATTTTTATAACAACTATATTCACGTTGAAGAAGAAAAAACATTTGAAGACTGTGTATCACCAAAAGGCTATAAGCTAAGATTTGATATTTATTTAAAGGATGAAAATATATTAATCGAAGCTGATGGATCTCAACATTATGATATAAACAATCCAAATTATTCGGAATATCAAAAAGAATGCGATAAGATTAAAGACAATTGGTGTAAAAATCATAATATAAAATTGATAAGAATACCTTATACAAAAAAGGTATCTGATGTATATATAAATAAATTTTTATAATAAATTAAGGTTTATCCTACTAAATTAGAATAGCAATATATCTAATGGCTTTCGAGAAAGACGAAAGGTATAGTAAAAAAGGATAAAATAGGGACAATCCGCAGCTAAGCATCCTAGATAAATATTTTGATATATAGACTTGTCGATTGATAAAATTTTTATATCTTTGTATTTATAAGGATGAAAGTTCATCGACTATCCTTTTACAGGAGTAGGAACTTTTATCTAATGTTTAATAATAAATATTAGATAATATGGCAAGAAAAATTGTAAGAAAACTTAGTAAAGAACAAAAAAGTCTTTTAATTGGACTTTTAATAGGAGACGGAACAATATCTAGTAATTATGTTTTTAAATTATCACATTCAGAATCTCAGAGAGAGTATTTAGAATGGAAAGTTAAACTTTTAGATATATTTAAAATTAAAAATAATGGAATAAAAGAATATATTTCTAAATGTGGATATAATATCGGTAAAAATGTTTTATATTCTCAAATGTCTTTAATTCCAACAATAAAAGCTTTAAGAAGAAGTATATATACCCCTAAGAAAACAATTACTAGAAAATTATTAAATTGGTTAAATCCTTTAGGATTAGCTATTTGGTATATGGACGATGGATGTATAAATGTAAATACATCTAAACAACGAAGTTCTATTCAACATACTATTAAAATAGCAACTTGTGTTGATGAAAAAACTGTTAATATTATTATTAAATATTTCTTAGAAGTATGGGATATTAAGTTTAGACCTTTTAAAGAAGGAAAAGAAACATTTTCTATAGCTTCAAGTTCAGAAAAAGATTGTAAAAAATTTATTAACATAATTAAGCCATATATTGAACAAGTTCCATCTTTATTATATAAGATTAGAGATAATTTTACTAAAGAAGAATTTATTGCACAACAAAAAGTTGTTTCCGAAGCACAAGACATTACTAAAGATATTTAGTAATGATGATATAGTCAGTCTTTATATGAAAATATAAAGGTCAAACGGATATTGATAAAGTCTACATGACAATGCCTTTAATAAATAAAAATGGAATTTATGAAGCATGGTCATCGTTATTTAATTATAGAGATAATGAATCATTTGAACTCTCAAAACAATTACCATTTCCAAATTCAGATTTAAAATATACAATAACTTCTGAAATAAATCCGGAAATACCTTATATAGATATAACTCCTGAAATCTTATCTATCTTAAACGGAGAATATGATGGGGATAATACTAGATTAAAATTAGCTGTAGATGTTTTAAATAAGGTAGATAGATTCAAACAAACTAATATACAATTATATTATAATCCTGATTTAGTTAATGATCTAAATTATATAAAAGAAAATTCAGATGATAAATCAAGGAATGAGGATATAGAAAGTGCCAGAATACTTATATCAAATATGATAGAGAATTTAGATATTGATATATCTAGACATCTTAAAGAAATAAGTCCAAATAAACTTTTATCCGCTACAAAGAATTTCGTATATAATAAAATATATCAAATCTCCGATAACTTTAAAAATCTTGTAGCTGCTGAATCACCTATTAGTATGGGAGATCCACAAGCTGCTGCTGCTAAATCAGAAGCTGGAGCTTATGCAAAAACAGTTACTGATTTTTGCCCGTCTGTTAAATGGAACTTATTCTTCGAAAATATGGCCGGAAAAGAGGTTATTGGTATAAGTGCTGTAGGACAAAAGGTATTTTTAGCTGCAACTCAGTACTTTAATCAGGAGATAAGAAAATTAGCTGAAAAAGGATTAACTGTAGAAGATTTATTAAAATCAAATTTATATTTTAATAATGTTTTTGAGATTTATAAAAATATTCCTGGAAATGAAGGGAAGAGTGATGGGGAACTCGTTAAATTATTCACAAATAGTTTGGCTAACATTAATCTTGATGATATTGAGTTTGTATATGATCTTTTAAATGAGGCTAGAGATAAAAGTATTAGTGTGAATGATGCAATAGATCTTACACAAAATAGATTTCAAGAAGACAAATCTCTCGTTATCTCAAGTTTAATCTCAGCTGCTACTGACAATGCTAAAGAATTGATCTTATCAAAGATTAACGCTGGTCCTGACCTGGCTGGAGTATATGTATATTTATTAATCCAAGGCTTATCATTTGATAATATCTCAGATCTTATGACTAGTTCAGAGGTTAATGCTATAGTTCAAGCAGCTACAGTTAATAGAATGTATGATCAATACGCTACTATAGATTCCACATTAAGAAATATAGAAAAAGGACCATCACTTACAAATTTTATTGGAAAAGGATATGTAAAATCTGTTTCATTATATTTAAATACATTATATAATTCTAAGATAATCTCCGCATTTAAACTTAATGAACTAACATCAAATGATATAAACGAAATTATAAATGATCTTGAAACTACTAAATATAATTTTGTTAATGAAAGATTTCTTGATGAAGAGTATGCTTTAACATTCTTAGATTCTATGTCAGAGTGGGATGAATTAGCATTAGTTAGATCTTCTGAGGAAGTAGTGCAGGGATTAATTAGATATTTTAAACAAGTGAGGAAATTTAAAGATTTAAAAGATTTGTTTAATTCATCAGTAAAATCTAAAACAAATTTTACTACCTTTGTAAAAGCTTACACTGGAGCAAAAGAAATAGCTACGTTGGGTCAAATTTTAGGAATTAATGGAGGTATAAAGACTAAACAATATGATAGATATAATTTCAGCAAGTCCTTTAATACATTAATTCAGAATGGATTAGATAAACTTCAATTAACCGGAGATACAGCTGATTATTTTATTGGGGCATTAAAAGAATATAATTCTAATATTGGGAATATATATACAGATCAAGAATTATCTTCTATAGTTGGAGATGCTCTAGATAAAATGTCTTCAAATGGAACTTTTTCTAGTATGAAATTTGATTTAACTAAATTTTTAGAACAACCTGATTATGCTGAATCTGTTATTAAATTCTATAATTTAATAAAGTCTGTAATAAATGTATTTGATTTAATAGATTCTCTTCCGCATTATAAAGCATTTATTAATGCTTATTATATAAATGAACAAAATTCTAAATTAGGAAGTGTTAAATATGCATTATCAAACTCTATTATAGATAATTTAGAAAACGTAATAATGAGAAGGAGGATTGGTAAAATTACTATGCCTAATAAACTATCTGAATCTCAACTAAATATCATTAGAGATTATATAGATGAATTGATAATTAGGAAGTATTTGAAAAATAAAAATTTATCTATTTCAGTTCCTAAAGGCCAAAATTATTTCTTAAATGGGGAAATGCTTACTGCTACCAAGCAGACATCTTATTCTTTATCTAATGATGATGGTTTAGCATCCTTTAAATTATATATGGAATCTTATGTAATTCCAATGTTAAAGAGTGGATATACAATTAATTCTAAAGGAGTAATGACTTTTGGATCTCAGTTAGTTAATAACGCATTTTTAAATGGATTAATTATAACTGATAATACTTCTAAATTAGATGGATCTAATTATATATATTACAGACCATCTATAAATATGGTTACTACTGTAAATAATCCAGAATTTGATAAACAAGTTTCAGCATTTGGAGAAATTGAAAATGTTGAATTTAGAGGTATTAAATTATCTGATCTATTTTTTATATATAACCTAATTACCCATAAAGGAAGAAAAGGACAGGATAGTATATTAAAAGTATTACAGGGATCAGTATTTAATCCAGGGAGTTTAATTGTAGATTACTTTAAATATATTGGAGGACTGGATTTAAATACTATAACTCCGGGAGTAGTTTATGATTCAAAAAGTGATAAAGTAACAATGGATGATGTTAATATAGATGATATTCTTCTTAGGATGGCTCCAATTAAAGATAGTTTCGAAGCTCTTGTTTCAAATAATAAATATGTAAAAATATACAATGAGAACTTAGGTAAATATCAATTACAAGAAAGATTAGGAAATAATAATAAGAATAAGAGCTATAAAGATATAGAGCTTTTAGGAGATGAAAGGTATTATCTAATAAGAAGTAATTACAATTATAAATTAAAAGAAACTGTTAATAAAGTTGAAAAAGCTATTAAGATGGTTGAACTTCTAGATGATCTAATAAGACTTAGTAAAATAAAACTTATTATAAATTGTTAAATATGGGATGTAACATAGAAATACAATATATCGTAGATGGAGAAGAAAAGGTTGGTGGGATTATTCCTACCAACTTAAATTCATATGATGAAGTTAATGCAGTTAGTTTAGCTGAGGCTATTTCTGGATTAGATATAGATTCTTTAAATACATTATTAAGTACTCTTTCGGATTTAAATCTTTTATCTACTAAAGTAGTATATTCTAATGGAGAACCTTTAATCGGAAATGCTACTATAAATGATGATATTAGGTCTTTAGTTTCTTATGTACCTAATAAATCTTTACAGGAAGATTTTCTTCTATTAATTAATAAGTTAATAGATATGAATGCTATTAATCCATCTCAACCGAATATATTATTATTAGATGGAGATATAGAATCATTAAATATCGATGGAAATGTAGATGTTAGAGGGGCTTTATTAAATAATGAATTTATTATCTTAAAAACTAATGGAACATTTAATGAAGCTACTCTTAGAGATTTATATCACGAACTACTTCATTTATATTATTCTAAGATAAATAAATTTGATCCTAATTTTGAGAGAATAAATGAAATAGCTTATAATATATACACCACTGCCAAACAGAATCAGGATAAAGATCCTTATATAAAAGAATTTGTTAATAAAGTATCTAAAGGATCTAGTTATGATTTAAATGAATTTATTGCATATTTAGTATCAGAACCTAAATATAGAGATGTTTTAAATATAAATAATTCCGATTTATTTAATGAATTTATTGGGAGATTATTTTCTATGGATATTAATCCTTTTATCCAAAAATTAAATCAGAACTTAGAAATCATATCTAATACGAAAGAAGAATATAAAGAACCTCCTTTTGTTGGTAAAAATGATTCTTATTATATAGAACTCGAAATCCCGAAATCTAAAAATATATCTTATCAACAAATATCAGAAATAATCTGGAAGAATTATGAATCGACTGTATTAGATTCGGAAGGTAATCCTAAGAAGGATTTATATAACTTAAACTATTCAGAACCTGTTAAAGTAACTACAGAAGCTCAATTATATTCCTTAGTTCCTGGAGACTTATTACTAATTCCAAATTTTAGTAAAGATAAGAATATAATATATGGTAAATTTGATGATGATTATTTCTCTTATGCTAAATATCATCCAATTCAATCTGTTTGGAAGAATAGAAATGGAGAAACATTTATTACATTAGTTAATAAATACGGATCTAATGTAGGACATTTTACTATATCTTATACTGATTTAGTTAAATTATCTCTAGAAAAAAACAAACAAATTGTATTTAGAAAGTTATATGGAGCATTGAAAGATCCAAATCTTCCGGAAGATTTAATAAAGAATGTAAGAGATACTTATGAAAGAAATATTGAATCAGAAGATTATAATAATCAACCACTGATTAAATCTATAGGATTCGACAGAAAAGGACTCTCATTCAAGTATTATACAGTAGGAAAATCAGGATTTAAATTAGATGTTTCTAACGGAACTAATGCTACTATAACCCAAGAATTACATCAAAATGATATAATTAAATTAAGATCTTGGAATAAAGAGGATGAGAATAGTGAATGGGATTCTTTTACATATTATGCTCCTGTAGTTAGAACTATAGGTACAATAGTAGAAGTAGCTTTAAAGAATAAAGATGGTAAATACTTTACTAAAAAAATTCCCTTTCGGAATATAGAAACAGTGATATTTACTAAAGAAAATCATCCGGATTTAGATAATATATACAATCAGTTTATTAATGATTATGATACTTATTCTTTAAATACTAAAGATAAAAGTAAATATCAATCTATCTGGTTCAATTTAAATATTCTAAAATCTGACCAACAACCTTATCGGAAATTAGAAGGAGACTTCTCTGATAATTTAGATAGGGAATCTGTTATTAAATATAGAAGAGATAAAGTTAGATCTTTACGTATTGGTGACTCTGTTTCTATTGAATGGGATTTAAAAAGAACTGATGGATCACCTGTTATTAGTAAACATATAGTAGTTGGGATAAGTGGGGATAGAATATACTTTTTAAATAGAACAACAAATGACTCTGCTCCAAAAATAGGATTTGTAGATTTAAAAACAGAATTTCCATTATCAGAAAATTCTAAAGGACAGAGAATAAATATTCCATCACTATCAGCTATACATTATAATAATACTTCCGATTTAGAATTAGTAGAAGATTTAAATACTAAAAAAGAGAATGCTAGTAAAGCTTTTACTAGAGTCGATGATAAAATAGTATTTGATCCTAATTCTAACTATATTCCTTTAAAAGATTTATATCACATTATAAATATAGACTCTTCTAATGCAGAACAAGAAACTGCTAAATTACAAAGAGGAGATATCATTAGATTTAAAGAAAATGATATAACATTTATTGGAGTAGTATCTAATTATGACCCTATAACAGGAACTATTATTGTTCCGGGTAGTTATAGATCTGGATATTTAAAAAGGAGATCTTTTAGGAAAATAGTATCTCCACAGCAATTAGAATATATCGGATTTGCTATAAATCCAAATTATGAATTAGGAATAATTGGACATAAAGAGATTTCTGAATATAATAAAAAACGTTTAAGTAGATTATATGATTTAAATCATAGCACTTATGGTTATTCTTTAGAAGAAATCTTGAAAAAGAAAAGCCTCCTGAACAAATCCCGGGATTGGGCAATTGAACAAGAGGCAGTGTATGTAATTCCTAAAAATATTACAGAAAGAGAATTTAAAGAAAGATATCAAGATTCAAAAAAGAAAACTCTTCCTCATGGTAGAGTATCACTATTAACTCCAACAATATTAGATATGATTAAAAACGGAGAGTTGATAGATCTCACTTCTGAATATATAAAAGCTAATAATGTAAAAGATACTAAAATTTACGGGCTGAAGAATATAAGAACCGGAATTCAAGTAAATGATTCAACTGGATTTTATTATGATCCTAGAATATATCAACGTTCTCCGGAACAAGTTATTAATATCATAGAAGTAGATGATGTTGTAAAGATTAAGTATAATGATAAATTTACTAAATATCTTAGAATTAAATCTATAACTGATAAAGGAATCAATTTAGAGTCTGAAATAGTAGGATTAAATGGAGAGATATATAATAATTCTTGGTATATAAATTTTAACGATATTAAATCCGGAAAATATCTTATTTCAGAATTATATTATCCAATAAATAAAACTAGACAAAAAGAATTAGAGAATTTATCTATAACAGATGAGGTTCCTCAAATAAAAAAGGTAGAATACTTTACTGATACTTATGATAAATTTGATAAAAAGAAAATTCTAAATAGGGTTATAGAAAATATTAATTCAACATATAATAATATTATTAACGTAATAGATGATGCTAAAATTCAAGAATTAGTTGATTCTGAAAATCTAAATAGTACTTTAGCTGATTCGTTTTCTAGAGCAGGAGCGTTTATTTGGAATGGGAAAATATATGTAAATATTAATAGAGCTGATATCTCTTCTCCATTACATGAATTAATGCATCTAATAATGGGAGCGTTAAGAAGTAAGAATTATTCTTTATATTCCTCTTTACTAGATAAAGTTGCTACTCTTCCGGAATTTAATGAGAGATTTAGAAATATACTTACTAATAGAACGTTAAATGATGCTAAAGAAGAAGCTTTCGTAGAATTTATAGCAGATAGTTTAAGTGGGGTATTTAGTAGCGAGGAGTTTAATATAAATAATTTATTATCTTCTACAGATTTCTTTGGGGAATATTTAAAAGTATTAGATTCTACGTTATCTCTAGATTTAAATACTCTTCCAGAAAAAACATCAGAAACTTTAAGTAGGAAATTAAGTAAGATGCCAATTGAAAAAATAATAACAGAATTTAATAGTTTATTACTCTCTGCCGGAAATAAGAGATTCTCTTTATTTAATCCAGAAAATGTATCAGAAGCATTTAAGAACAGGAATATTACTAATATAAAAAGTAGTTTATTAAATTCTAAAAATCCAAATACACAATTACTAGAAAAATGTTAACAGTATGGCATGTAAATATTTTTTAACAATAAACGGATCTAAGCATTCCTTTAATTCTGAACGAGACTTAGATGCTTTCATAGCCAAGAATTATGGAAATATGCTCTATTATAATAAATATGGAGATGCGGTATTTGATGAAAGTAATACTATTCAGGATTCTATATATAATAAACTCTTAGCGTTAAATTCTACTATACAAGAGTCCAAATTTAATCAATCAACACAAGAAAATGAAGTAGTTACCCCTAAGAGATTGGGAGTAACTACAGCTATAACTACTTGGCTAAATTCTAATGGAGATCGTGTAATTCCAGAATTTAAAGTAGAGGAATATAAAAAGAATCAGTTAAAACTTTTAACTAAAGAAGGATTATCAGAAGAAGACGCAAAGAGACAGATAGAATTTGATATAGAAAATTGGGGACATCTAGCAAAGATTGGAGATAAAGTACATAAAGTAGCTGAGTTATATTTCAAAAATCAGGATTTAAATACAATATCTCAGATTGTTGATCTTCCATATGATACAATCGAAAATTTATATTTTACATTTAAGAATTTAGAATCTAAAATTAGTAAAGGAAAAAAGTATAAATTTATCCCGGAATTAACACTACAAACTTCTGATGATGAATCTGATCCTATCATAGGACGATTAGATTTATTAGCTATAGATGAGAGAGGAAATGTAGAAATTTATGATTTTAAAATCTCAAATAAACCATATGAAACATGGTATTCTTCTAAACAATTAACAATAGATTATCAATTAGCTGCATATAGAGCGTTATTAGCTAATAATGGAATTGGAGTAAAGTTAGCTTCTTTGAATATAGTTCCTATTATTATATCGGATATAAATTATACTAATGAGACATTTACATCTTATAAAGTTGAAGAACCTATAAACAAAACTACCGAGGGAAAATCTATGCAAAGATTATCCTATCCTAATGGATATATAACTAGGATAGTACAAGAACATATTAGAGCAAATGTATCAGAAGTAAGTTATAATACAGAAGCTACTAAAAATGTGGCTAAATACTCGGAAATCGCTTTTGGGAAATTATCTAAAGAAACTCCGAAAGAATTTGTAGAGAGGGTAGCTAAATATGATAATTATAGAAAAGTATGGTTCTTTAATGATTATGTATCTAAAAGAAAGGGACAAGATATTCCCATAATAGAAGCTCCAACTAAAGAAGAATTATTAGAAAAAGCTAGAGAGTATCAAGAAAAAATGGAGGATAGAAGTGAATCTTACTATTTTACTTTATGGAAAGAGTTTGATTATTTAAAAAAGACTTCTGAATCTTTAGAAGATAAAAATAAATTTAAATACCTTCCACAAAAAGCAAATACATATCTAACTAGAGTATTTTGTAATTACATAGATAATCCAGGATATGAAGTATTAGACCTTCCAGAATTAGCGGAGATAGGGATTTATGCGTTTAGAGATATAGCCAATAACATAGTAGATATTATATCTATGACAGATATAAATTTAACAAAAAAACTTAATTGGAATAATGGATCTCATAATATCTTTGGAAATTTAGGATCTGAGGCTAAATATAAGAAATTAAAAAATCTATTATCCAATACTGTAGGAAACGCTAAGTTATTAGAGACAATGTTAGTTATAAATGAATTACATGATTATTTTAGTAACTTTAAAATAGGAAATATTCAAGTAATTAATTATAAAGAAGGACAATCTTATCCTATAGATATAAATAAATTAACGCATAATTTTAATATCTTATCTAAGGAACTAGATATTACAAATTACTTTAAATCAGAATTAATAATTGCAGATAGGATAGAAGCTTTAAAATTAAGACTATTAACTATTCTAGGACAAGATAGAACAGAATTAGTAAAAGGAACTTCTGATTTAATTTATGATTTCTATAATAATTATAAATTAGATAATGAAACCGGTAGATATAAAATAGAACAGTTAAGAAAATTACAAGATATTATTAGAGAAGCAGCTGGAAATAGATTAATTATTAGAGCAGATAATAATTATGATTCCGACCCAACTGGATTATCTTTATTATATTCCCAAATATCTAGGACTATTCTACATTATAAACGTATCTATTTCGATTCAGATCATGATATAAGTCAAATAAGTTTCAATCTCAAAAATATATCTGAAACTATGACCTTAGGAGGGTATTATGTAGAAAATCCAGAAATGATTCCTTTAATGAAAGATATAGTAGATTTAACTGAATTACAATTCCAGAAGATGCGTGAATGGTTTGAGAAATATAAGGAGAAATCTTTACAACGAGTGTTAGAGTTATATAAATCAAAAGGATTTACTCAAGTAGAACGATGGACTTTTAAAGATTCAACTAACGCATTTAAAAATATGTTTGAGAGAGATTCTACTGGAAGAATAGCTCGTAATTTTAGAGCAAAGAATCCTTATGACATGACAAATGATCTTTCTCAAGCCGAGCGAAAATGGTTGAAATCTTTCTTATGGAATGTAAATAGAATAAAGCGCGGAGTTGATTATAATTTGACAGAAGAAGAAGCAATAAAAACTACTCCAGTTCAAGAATTAATTCAAAGTGGACATTATTTTGATATCCCATTGTTGAGAGGTACTGCATTTTCACAATTGAAAAGTAAAGGATTCTTTTCGTGGATACAAGATAAATGGAACGAACAAGTTGATATAAGAAGAGCTACTAAAGCACAAGAAGAGACGATTGAACAGGATTCCGAAGCTGGGAAGAATGATTATTTAACAATGTATAATTTTCTAAACGTCTCTCCAACTACTAGAGAAAAATATCTTTCAGAGCAAGATACCTCTTATTGGGAGACTAACTTAGAGTTATTAGAGGATGTATTTGTTCATGCTTATATAAGGAAATCTTCTTTTGATACTATTCTTCCCCTTATTAATGATGTAAGACATGCTATCTATTTACAATCTTATGATACTAATATTAATTTCGAAAATTTAAATAAGCAAATTGATATTTATTTAAAAACTGTTATATTCGGAGAAAGTTCTATAGAAAAATCCAATCAAAAATTCTATAAAGTATTTCAACCTATTACTACTGCTGCACGAGTTTCAATGTTGGCATTAAATCTTAATTCATTAGTTAGAGAGCCAATTCAAGGATTTTATCTTCTAATGACTAGAGCTGCTGGACGGTTGTTAGGAGATAATGGTTTTACTACTGCCGATGCTGCTAAAGCTTATGGTATAGTTATGGGAAATACCGGTGTAAGTTCTGATAATTGGACTTTAGTAGAAGCTTTAAACCATTTTTATGGGATGACTAGAATGGATGCTAATTCGTTAGCGTACGAATTAAATTCTGATAGAAAAGGTTATAAAGGATTATTAAGAAGAGGTGCTTATTGGGCTACTACTGCTCCAGATTTTTTAAATAGAATGGTATTTATAGTAGCTCAAATGATTCATGATGATTGTTTGAAAGCTCACCATATGTCTAAAGATGGAGAATTGATATATGATTGGACTAAAGATGGGAGATATTCTATATTCGCATCTGGAGATAAATCGCATCCTTTATATAATAAACAAAAAGCAGATTATATCGCACATCTAACTCAATTTAATATTGAACATGAGAATGATCTTGATTGGGAAGAGTTAAAATTTAACGAATCTAATCCAGTAGCATTACCTTCCGCATATACTATAGCAGAAAAAAGAAATATAAAATCTTCTGCCGATTCATTATTCGGATATATGGATCATGAAAATGCATTTGCTGCTAGACATAAATTTGTAGGTAAGATACTATTCCAATTTAAATCTTATTTCTCATCTACTCGTGAAAGATTCTTCTTAGGAGGAACTGATAAAACACCTAAAGGAGAATGGAAACAAAAAACAGATGAAGAAGGAAATTTACTTTATTTAAAATCTGTGGTAGGTGAGGATGGAGAATCTCATTTAATAGAAACTACAGAAGTTACAGATATCCCTGCAAAGGAATGGTCTGGAAGATTTATAGAAGGAATGGTGAATAGTACTTTCTATTATATGCAATATTTATTTAAGTATTATATAAATAAGAATACTGATGCAACTTTAGAACATAAAGATTATAGAATTAGAAATGCTAGACAATTATTAGCAGATTCTATGTGGGCTGCTTTACTTGCATTATTATTTAGATTAATAATAGAAGATAAAGAAGAAAGTGGAGAAGAATTTGATCCCTTAACTAAGAATATTCTAAGACAAACTTTATTAAATTCCACTGACGAACTTGTATTCTGGGCTCCTCTAGGACTTTCTTTAGATACTCCGGTAGCTCTTAGTTTTTTAGAAAGACTGAAAGACTCTACTATTAGAATAGCTAAAGGAGAAAGTTCTTTCGGAAAAGAGATTCCTAAGAATTTTTATGTAATAAAACAAACTCAGAACGTGTTTAATTTATTAAATTCAGAAGAATAAATACTTATTATATATGACTACATCAAAACAAAAACATAAACTTTTACCATTAGTAATATATAATCCACTAATTCCAGTTAAAGGATTTCTTGCTATGGTAACTATTTTTATTTTATGGATAAGAAGCGAATATAAGGGTGATACTAGAAGACTTAATGAAAGATTTTTTAGACATGAAACGATTCATGTATATCAACAGACTGAGATTTGGATTACATCTATTATTATAGCAGTTTTATCTTGTTTAATATTTAATCTCTCTTTATGGTGGATTTTAGCTACTCCTTTACTTCCATTGTTAATATATGTAATATGTTGGATTATAGAGATAATTTTACCTCCATATAATATGGCATATAAGAATATATGTTTTGAAACTGAGGCTAGATATAATGAAAATAATCCAGAATATTTAAATACTAGGAAATTATTTCAATTTAAATTCTTAAAATACATATCTAATAAAAAATATCCAGCCAAATAAAAAAAAGAAAAACCCTAACAATGCATAATGCACTGTTAGGGTTTCTTTATTTCAAATTAAATTCTTTCTTATATACTATCTTTTGAAAATAATAAAATACTCTTCCATTTTCAATTGTTACATCAACTAAACAATAACCTTCTTTACTCATTTTATTTAATAAAGACTGTTCAGTCTCACTTACCGGAGAATATCTCCTAATATCTATAGATGGAAGATAGTTTTGTATATTTAAATTCTCTTTTAATATATCACTTTGATATGAAATCTTTCCTGAGATTCTTCCAATTCCAAATGTTAATATTACAATTAATAAACAATAGAATATTAATATGATATCTTTATATTTCATTACTTACTAAAGTATATTAAATAATCTTTTATACTAGTATTATTCGCATCAACTGGATTAGCTCCTTTAAACAGGAACTTGTTTACTCCCCCAACGCCACCTAGATGTGCAGCTCCTAATAAGCCCCACTCATTTATCTTAGTCCCATCGATATCTTTTCCATTAGTTCCTCTTAGGGTATTTCTAAGTCTTTCTCTATTTAAATTAGTAAATTTAATAACAGCATCAATCTGCTTCTTCCAATCTGACATATAATCAGAAGTAGTCATCCCGATATCTCTTAAAGCATCATCCCCAAATTGAAATAATCCTTTAAATCCTTGTGCATTTATTACTTCTGGATTAAAATTACTCTCTCTTTCAGCTAATCTAATTAAATATTTCTTATAATCATTTTCTATGTCTAAAGAATTTATATAAGAAGTAATCTGCTTCTTTAATTCATTCTTTTGATTTTGTCCCATATTGGCTCTATTAGTTTCCAAATTGCTAGAATCAGCTGGTTTAGTAAAATTAAAATTATCGGAGCTGCTATTAGTAGATACCCCAGAATCATTATTGCCAGGGCTGTTAGAAATATTGTTTCTATCATTTGTTAAATCTTTAAATTTCATATCTAATATTTCTGGAGATACTTTCTCTGTATTAGGATCTAATTTAGTAAAAAACTCCGAATATGATACGAAAGGATTTTTATTTTTATTCATATTAAATTCTAAAATCTATTTTACACATTTTTATCATCATTCTTTATATCTAAATCTGATTCAAATTTTTCTTGGATGATTCTGTTATCTAAGACATAATATAATTTATTTGTCCAATAAGGCCCTATATAAAGACCTACACATTCTTTTGTTTTAAAATCGATATCTTGATAGGTTGGAATATTTTCTTTATCACAACGCTCGATAAGGGTGTCTAATTGGTAGCGAGGTATATTATATATAATTTTAGTTTGGCATTTATTTTTTACCCAATATTCGAATATTCCTCTATGTTTAAATACTTTTTGAAGAACATATCCGGATAAAAAATCTCCTAATTTAGATACTGAAAAAAGATTTAAAATACCTTTTGCTGTGTAATATATTATTTTCTGGATAAAATTTTCATTTTCTGGAAATTTATCGGAAAATAATATTATGGAATGGGTGTATTCGGAAGCTTTTAAAACTCTAGATCTTATTTTAATTGACATATTATATTTAATTTGGATATTAAGATTTAAAGGACTTTCTACTAATCTTCTTTAATACCTGTATATTTTTCAATAATGGTTCATTATCACTCCCATATCCAACTTTAAATCCTGTTATAAGATACATATTTATATTTCCTTCAAAATATTGTTCATATAAGTTATGTAGAGTTATACACGTATATCTAGTAGGTTTATATGGTAATAAAATTCTATATTGGTTATTGAAACATATACATTCATAATATGATACTCCACGCTCTTTCCCAACCAATTCCCCTTCATTATTATATATACCAGAACATTCATCATCAGGAATTTCTCCAAATCGAATATATTCTTTCATTAAACTTCAATACCTCTTTCTTTAAATAGATTATATAATTTCTCTGCTAGATAAAATGCATCTAGATGAGGTTTTCCAGTAGTTCCTCTATATCTAAGATCTATAAAGTGTTTCCAGTCAGAAATGAACCCTGTCATTACAAGTTCTGTTTTAAGAGCATTAGGTAGTACTTGTCTTGCTTGTTGAGGCTTCCAACCTAAATTTAGTAAATCAAAGTACATCTTCTCTGAAACATCTAAACTATGTAAAAATGAATCTACTTCTTTCCAATTATTATTTCTATTCCAAGCTTTACTATTTACAGACTCTCCAAAAAATTCTTTATTAGCACCAACTCTAAAATTTATACCATCATGGAAATAAGCTTCTCCTTCTGGAATATCTAACCATGTTGGAATTATATAAGTAATCTCATTATTGAATTTATTCTTAGAGAAATTACAATACCTCGTAGATTCTTGGGCAAATGAGTTATTCTGTTCAGAATCGTAGTCTACAATTGGATATACTTCACAATCATCTCCCCTCTGTAAAGTTTTATGTCTAATAAATTCGTTCCATATTCCCCTATCACATGTAAAATGAACACTAATTCTCTTCTCATGAAATTTTGTTGGTTTACATAGATACTTTAAATCATCTGTCCAGTCATGTTCTATAATTACTCTATAATTAGTGCTAATATATAAACTTCCAACTGGTATACCTTCTAAAGTTTGAGCAACTCTACATTCTGAATATGGATTATCTCTGTACTTACTTAAATAAATATGGTAGTTAATATCTTCTCTTGGAATAGTAAGATATACTGTACCCTGTTCTAGCATAGAGTGATGTAGTGATTTAATCATTCTATCTACAAAAGGTTCAGCAGAATCCTCTGTTATTTTATCAGAACTTTTATAACAAATACGTCCCGCACGTTCAATACTTTTATATACCCCATTTAAACCTTCTTCTTGATCCCATATTTCAACACTTGGCTTAATTAGTCTCATTCATTAAAAATTTAATCATTCCACATTCCAATTCTCTTTCCTTCCTTTTTATCTATATAACAAAACCTAGTTCCATCTTCTAAAGTAATTATATATTTCTCGGCAGCTGCGACTAATTCGGATTCTTTTCTAATTCCAGTAATTCGTCCAGTTCTATACGTATCATTACCAACAGACTTTTCCGAATCTATTTCGATAAAATATACCGCAGTATCTTTATATTTAGAACATTCCTCGCAAGCATGATCAGAATAACCTACAATTTTATTATGGAGTTCTCGTACCTTAGAAGCATCTTCTTCCGTTAATCTAGAGTTCATTATAATATTATCTTCGACAACACTGCCACATATAGGACAAATGTATTTAACTATAGCAGCTTCAAAATTATTCATTGCATTTGTTTATTAAATCTTCAACTTCATCTATTTGTTTTATATAAGTTCGTTCTGCTTTCCTTAATCCGTTCAGTAATCCATATAATTTGTTTCTTCGCTCTATAAGACACTTCATTTGGTATTCATGAATATCTTCTTTATTAAGTACTATATAATGTTTATCTATATATTCAATACTTTTATCAGAATCTACAGGAAATTCAAATGAAAGATATGGGTGCTCTTTAGAAGGGAAGAAATCTTTAATTGCCAAACAATGATGATCATTATAAGGTCTGCAATATTTAACTTTATACTCTTTAATATCTTTATAATCAATAATCCATACTGTATCCCATTCTTTTAAATCTTTAAAAGTTTTCATGATGAATTTTATATTTTACTTTCTAATTCTCGAACATATTTAAGTTGTTCTAAATAATTTTCTTGTTGCTTTTTTAATTTCTTTATTGATGAAATTAATTGTTCTTTCATCTTATTTAATTTGTCTTTTGCTATTATGAGTTGGTATTTAGTAATATCTTCTTTATTTATTACATAGTAATAGTAATGAGTAGATTTTTCAACTTTAAATACAGATTTTGATTTAGGAGCCTCAAATGGAAGATCGCACATTAAAGTAGTATAAATCATTCCGGATGGATATTTATATGTACTACATACTTCTTCTTTAGTAACTTTTTTATTACATATTTTATATAAAAAATCTCCTCCTTTCAAGTCATTAAACGTTTTCATTCAATTGTGTTTCTAGACATATTCTATAATCATTCCATTTATTATATTTCTTCTGATAATATTTTAATTTACGATTTATTTCTGTTAAATGTTTTTTAGTTAATCTTAATTGTTCTTTTATAATATCTTCTTTATTTAATATGATGGTATCAACACTAATAAGATGATTGTTCTTAGGATTATATAAATATCCTCCTATAAACCCATCTTTAAGATAAAATCGTATTTCTCCTGTATCGAGCGTATTTATATCAGTAACTTCTGTTATAGTAAATCCATTCTTACGTACTATATAGGCAAAGTCTCCTTCTTTTAAATCACTAAATGTTTTCTTTTTCATAAAATGATTTCATTTACTTCTGTTTATTATCTAACCAGGCAACAGTCATTATACTGTATGTAGCGAGATCAATTAATGTGTCTCTAAGCTTCTCATCCTTTACTTCTATAGTACCTTTTTTAATAATAGATGAAAATCTACTTAATTTATCCTGCAATCTAATCTTAGATACTAATAATCCATCCTCATCTAATTGCTTATAAAAAGAATTTCCGTAATCACTATTTTTTATTTTGTACAATTCAAGTATTTCATCAGTTAGTAATTCCATAACCTCTGAATAATTCATAATAAATATATTTAAAATGTTAATACTAATCAATAAAATCTATTTTTCCAACACATGAATGTAAAATACTTCTAGGTTCATCTTCTAATACTATTCTATAATAAAAATCAGTATAATCACATACTATCCCAGCAAAATATCCAATAACATCACCATCGATTTTACATAATTTTCCTATTTTATTATATAACTTTCTTAACCTTGAAGGGATAGTCTTATTCCATTCTGGGATGATATAATCCGGATCTTGTAATTGATATGGGGTTATGTATATATCATTACCTCCATCATAAAAATATTTAATGGAATTGTTATCTCTCTCGCTCCTTTTCTTAACCCACCGATTAAATAATTCCATTCTTTTCTCTATTTGGAAATTATGTACTTTCATTTTATTTATTTAAAGAATTTAATTTAGACTCTATAATATCTACATTAACCATTGATAATCCATCTCCAATACAAATTTTAAGACTTTTATTCCTTTCCTTATTCCACTTTAAAATTGTTTCTAATTGGGCTATAGTAGGAGTAAAATCTTTCTCCATATATAACCATCTTCCACATGAGAATTTAATATATCCATTAGTTTCTAATATTCTATCAGAATTTGTTCCTGATAAATTTAAATATTTAACTAATCTATCAGAGAAATTTATATGATCATAATCTGGACATCCATATAATTCTCCATTTGGAGATAACCAACCACTATTCCATATACATTCAAGAATATCTTCTGGAAAGATATTATCTCCTCTAAGAGTATCTAATTCAGATTGAGCTTTTTTATGCTCCGGGATATATTTTAATCCGTTAGATGAATCTAATTTTAATAATTCTATAGTTCGATAGTCACGTTCTTCTATTAAATAATCTAGAGCATATTTAAAACTAAAGTTTAGTGTGGATAGGTATTCAGAAACAAGGTCCTTGTAAGAAGAAGCTTTATTAGGAGAATCTAAATGTTCGACATAATTAAATACATCAACATTATCTGCTTCCAAAGACTCTTCGTCATAAAGATAATCTTTAACTTTTAGATTTATATTACATTTTATCAAAGTACAAAACTCTTTCCAATTATTCTCTAATTCGTGAATCTCCTCAAAAGTATTTTTTAAAAGAGAGTAATAATGTTTTCTATCCTCATCTGTATCAAGATACAATCCTTTTGAATATCCCATAACCTGAGAAGCTAAATCCCTAAATTTGTATTCAAAAGATTCTTGTATACTATCTCTACTTAAATACATTCTATCTTCCTCATGATCATCTTCTATAGTAAAATTTATACCATCCTCAGTTACAGCTTTCTTTTTACCTTCTAAAATTTCTAGAAGTGTTTCATCATCTATATCTGGAATAGCTTCTCGAATTTTTTGAATTGAATCTATTTTACAATCCTGCCAGAAGTTTCTTAAATAATATGTAAGCATCTTATTAGATTTTATATAATTTATCAGTATATTCAGTATTTATTGCTATATCAGGCTTTCCTTCGGAATCTTTAAATAGAATATATTTAACACAAAATAATCGTTTTGATTTTATATCTTCTATACATATTCTATATAAAATAGTTTCCTCCGTCTTCTTAATTTCTTCTTGACAAATAAATTTTGCTCCCAATTTTTTATTTATTGGATTATTTTTATCTAGGGAGATTAGACTAATCCAATCTTCCCTAGTAATATCAATATATTTATTCTTCATAATGTACTTCTTTAATATCTATATTAGAGGTTTCGAAAGAAAATATACTTCCTATTTCGCTAATTATATATTCTTTTATCAATTCTTTGGGAATATCAGAAAAAGTTAAATAATTAGTATCATAACAATAATTTATAATATCAAGTAATTCTTCTTCCGAAATAATTTCTTCGGTTGATAAAGTAATTTTAAAATTTCTCATAATTAATCTTTTAATAAATCAGATTCTTCTTCCTCTTCAAATTCTTTTTCGATTTCTTTAAATAACTCATTTCTAATTTCTTTCGGAAGTTCTTCTACTTCTAATAAAGGATCTACATCATCAAATACATCTGATGTATAGGGTTCATCAAAATCAATATAGGTTTCCATTCTAATTTCTATAAAGAGTTCTTTTTATAAATTTTCTATTCCCACTTTCATCTAACGAAGAATAAATACTACAAGTATATAATCCATATACATGAGGTTTCTTTAATATAATATCCAACATATATTCAAAATCAAATATACCTCTTTGTAGTAATTTTAATACTTCTGTAAGTTCTTCGGAAGTTGGTTCTTTTCCTAACTCTTCTGTAATATATATATGAACTAAGTTAGTTGCTTCCTCAGAATTTAAAGATTTGTTATTAATTACTTTATTTATAGTGTTATATAAATCTTTCATTTATTTAAATGATATTTTAATACCTATAGCATTTAGAATCAGAATATTCTCTTATTGAAGATCTTTTTCCATCTCTCCAAAGATAGAAGTCCTCATATACTTCAAATATAGGATTTCCTTCTTCCGAATACATGAAAGTATTATAAAAGACTAGTCCATATGGAATATCTCTATCTCCAAACATATTATATTCCTCACAATCTATTTCTGAACATACTGAATAATATCTAGCTTTATTTATTTCAATGAACCAAGCAATATATGGATTAGAGTCTTTATTTAATCTAATACTATCAAGTGCTAAATAGGATTTAAATTTAATATTTCCTTTTCCTGATATTGTATTTATATATCCTTTATGATTATTAAATAACTCTTCTCTAACATTATTAGATATAATATACTCAGAACCGTTACTTAATACACATCCTAATTTTATATTCTGTGTAGTTCCTAGAGCAATAGGTTGGATTTCTATAGATTGCAAGAAGTAATCTTTATTATTTAAATACTTACATTTATTTTTAATATAAATCACAAGATCGTTAAAATCATAATCTTTGCTCTCTATATCTTCAAATAATATGGTTTGAGCATATTGACTAAATAAGTTATTAGTATCTACAGCAATAGTATCTAATTTAAGACTATCAAATCTATTTAATACATTTGGAATATATATATTTATAGGAGTATTAGTTATCGCTAAAGTATCCTTTCCGAATGTTACTATAGTAGATAAATTTTCTTTCACTGGAACTGTATATAAATCCATAGAAGAAAGTGTTTTAACTAACTCACTTTTATTCTTTTTATATATGTCTCCATTACATTTTGTTAATAAAAATACTAATGATATTAATGTTATAAAAATAAATATTTTCCTCATATTATTCAATACTTTCATATGTTTTTTCAAAAATATCCGGTTTACATGGATAAAATTCTCCATTTACTCCTTTAATAATATAATCTCCAAAAGAAGCTTTCATATCTCCTTCTAAAGTTTGAATACGTATATGTTTATTATTTTTAACAGTTTCTATATCATCGTCAGTTATAAAAACATTATATATAAACTTTAAACATTCTTCTATAGAATAATCATCATTTAAAAGTTGTATAGCTTCTACGATTACAGGCTTCTTTTTATACTTCATAAATTATGATTTAAATATTAGAGATAAAATAAATTATCTCTAATATAATTTATGTTTATTATTTTAAAGTTTTTAAATACTTTTTCTTTATATTTTCTTTTATAGTTAGAATCTTTTCACCACTCTTCCAAGTATGAAAATTTACGCATTCCTGTACAGTTTTATGCTTATGTAAATAATCTAGTATAGCTTCCCACGTAGCCATACTTATTGTATCAGAATCTAAGTCATCATATTTTACCCAATTAAATATCCATACAATATGATATTTTCTAAATAAGCATATTTGAATATAAGGATCCCATTCATGTCTAACTTCATCATATTTCCATTTCCATCCTAACCCTGAGAATCTTATACTTATAATAGGATTATAATAATCTCTTCTAATAGGAAGTCCAAAAAACCATAAATTTTTCTTAATTATAAGATGACATTTAGGTCTTTTAAATATTTTTCTAACTTTCCACCAATAATAAAGAGGATTATTATATTGATTAATAATCTTTATCTTTGACTTTATCGGATTCATAATCTAATGCTTTAGTAAGATAATTTATAGCTTCAAGTTCTCCATAAGTTAGATTAAATATTCTTTCATTTATAGCTATATCCCATCCCTCTCCATTAGTCCATTCGGTTATTTCTATAAAAGAAGACTTATTTTTTAAGGGATCATACTTTTGAAGATCATCATTGATCGATTTTCTACTGCCAATTTTCATATTCAATTATTATTTAATCCTCTTCATCATAATTATTATATATATCTTCTTCATATCTAATTGTTTTAAATACAGGTTGAGTTGGAATTCCACCTTCTGACATATTAAAATATGTAACAGTACCCATATGTCCAATAATATTAGACATATTCTTTATATAATCCAATTTAGTATTCCTATCTCCTACAGGTTTTGCTTTGAATCTTTTTCCAGATTTAGTCTCCATTACAAAACACATATCCTCTTCGGGTCTTAATCCTCGAATCCATCCAACAATAAGAAATTCTTCATCCTTATAGTCCTTAATCTTTATAGCTGCGCTAGTCTTCTTTCCATATCCATAATATGCGTCTAATCGTTTAATGACTACTCCTTCAAATCCTTCTGCTACATATTTCTTATTTAATTTATCGATTCCTAACCATCCAGAAATTGGAGTTTGTTCTACTAATTTTAAGTGAAACGATTTAGATATAATAGGTTCTAGTTCCTGCATTAATTCCCATCTATCCTCAAATTTCATTTTATCATCAGCGATATCGTATATCCAATATTGTAATTGGATAATATCTTGATATTTTTCAGGAGTAATTTCCTTAGTTCTAGCTAATCCAGAGATCTTTTGTAACGGCCATCCATGTTTATAAATTTCTCCATCTAACATTATATCCGGATACTTTTTAAATATCTCTATCATAGCAGGATCATTAATTAGATGTTCTGCTGCTATGTTGTAGTCTTTACCGCCCCTGGAACTTGTCCTAATCTCTCCATCCCTCTGATAGAAGATACACTTTACTCCATCCAATTTTCTTGAAGCTAAATATTCTTTATCAAAAGCTTTAGTAGCTACTTCCGTATATTTTTTACATCCCATTGGAATAGGAACATTATCGGCATTAGTTTTTATTAACGGAAGTTTTTCATTTATTTCTTCTTCTGATAACTTATCCAAAGGCTTTGTGAATAATTCTTCTACTTTCTTATATCCTTTATCTAAATACTTAGATATAGTAGAATTGTATTCTAAATCTCCTTGTTGATGAACAGTTCTTTTAGCTTTACCTTCTGTAATAACTTTCTCAGGCTGTTCAATGAGTTTTCCTTTAAATAATCCAGTTTTTTTAAAGATTCTAAATTCATTAGGTATAGGGAGGTATTTAGCACTAGCATATACTACTCTAATTTTTCCTTTAGAATCTCTAGATATTAATTCATTCTTATACGTTGTTCTCATTAGATAGTAAAAGATTACATATAGTTGTAAAAGATGTTCCATTAGAAAGTTCTTCTAATATCTTTCTTTGAGTTGTTTCTTCCATTTCTATAGAAGTTATTACATCCATCCATTCTGGATATGTTTTTATTGTAAAGGAGTCTTTACTCATTCTAGAAAGATATTTAGCATAGAAATTACCTTTATAATATACTTCAGTTAAAACTCCGTTTACGTCTACTTCTATTTTTACTTTATTATATTCTTCAAAAGGCATTCCATATATAGTCTCATTAATAATTTTACGATAATTATAGAACATTTCCTCAGGAGTACTTTCTAAAGTTCCATCTTTAGTTATACGTATTTCTAAATCTTTGAACTTAATATAGAATCCTTCTAATTTCTGTGATCTAATCTGATTTGTGATATATAAAAGTTCAGTTTGAGTAGTTACAGTGGCGAGTAATTCTCCTTCTGGAGTATAAATCTCTACAGGAATATCTTTTGGAAAATTTAAGTCTATATTATAATCCATTTTAATTTAATAAATAAATGTTATTTTTAGTTCTAGACAATGCTACATATTGTAATTGTCTTAATTCCTCTTCATCTTTACATCTTAAAATATCTTTCATATCTATATAAACATTAGTAATCGAGCTTCCTTGACTTTTATGTGTTGAAATAGCATATCCAGGCTTTAGTGTTGCTGATTTTATTAATCTCCCATCATAATATAAATCAATCGGGGATGCAAAGTATTGTTGTAACTTATAATATTTACTCCACAATGCTCCATATAATCTAGAATTTACTTTCTTGTCTACTTTTAGAGCGGTTAGTCTAGTTGTTTCAAATAAGGATATAAAAGAATTTAATATTTCAGGATCTATATATTTAGATATAATAAATACTTCTATATCATCTTCATATATAAAATCTCTTAAAGTTAATATAAATCCCTTTAATTCTAGAGGAAATATTTGAGATGGAGGTTTAATATAAGGCTTTACATCTTTTATTATATAATCTAGAGAGTTATATATTTTTCCAAAATAATCATCGGACTCAAAGTTATCATATCCAGTTAGAAATCCTCCAATATTATATTCTTCATTATTATTAAATAAAAGTTTATTAAGTACAGTATTATACTCATTTAATCTTTTATTTGTATATGTAAGAATTCTACATAAGTACGGATCTTCTTTACTAATAGCCTTCTTAAAATTCTTTCCAGCTTCGATTATAAAATCTTTTACATTGTTACAGTTATATAAAGATCCATAGTTGGACTTAAACTCTTTAAACCTACCAAAATGTGGAGATGTTCTTAATTCATCTAATAAATATAATAACGGAGCTTCATCTTTCTGTCGGTATATTTTGGTTAATTCTATTTTATTCTTTAAAGAGAATACTTTAGATATTTCTAAATCTTTAACTCCTCGTAGTTGTGCTGAATCACCTAGAAAAACTATCTTTACATTCCTTTTTGATACTAACTCTTTATCTATAAACTCGTATAAATCAGAGGTTATCATACTGCATTCATCTACTATTACTAATCTAGGAATTCTAGCTTTCCGATTATGTTTCAACCCACTTTGAAATTCTAATTCTTTAATATTTAATTGTTCAATTTCTAGATTAGGCTTTAACAACAATAACTGATGTAATGTTAATGTTTCAGTCTTAGTAAGTTTCTCTAGATTAATCCTAGCTTTATGAGTTGGAGCACATACTACATAATCATAACTATGATTATCTAAATATGCTATTACTTGTGATATAACTGAAGTTTTACCTGTTCCAGCTTTTCCAGACAATAATAATTTATTATTATCAGTGTTGTCTTTGTTACTAATGTTTTTATTATTTATAAACTTAATAATTTTCTTAATTGCAGATAATTGTTCCCAAGATAATTCAAAATCCAGAGTATGGAATCCTTTTATTTCAGATTCCAACTCTTGATCTTCTTTTTCTTGTATTAAAGCACTTCCAAATTCAGAAAATATGTTATTTGCATTCTCCATTAGAACATAATCTCTTCATTTATATGTTTTATAGTATGTATTACTATGCTAGAAATATGATCAAAATCTTCTGACATCACTTCTATATAATTCATTAGATCTTGATCTACATTAAGATCATAGGAGAATACATTCTGTAATGTTTTAAAATTTAAATCTTGTTGGTAATTATATATACATCTAGAAGCTTTCCTAATAAGATCTATATTTTCTATTTCATCGAATAATATTTTACATCCTGATTTATTCGGAGTAGAAAATTCAATTCCTAATATTTCTAATATAAGCATCATTGTTTTCCAGTTGATCCAAATCCACCAATCCCTCTATTTGTTACATCTAAATCTTCTAAATTATCTACTTCTTCCCATTCACATGTCTCTACCTTTTGAAGAATTAATTGGCAAATTCTATCTCCTTCTGAGATATCTACAGGTTTATTCCATGAAGGATTTACTAAAATAGCTCCATAATTCCCTCTATAATCAAAATCTATAATCCCAATTGCATTTCCAAGAATCAATCCATCTTTAAGAGCTACTCCACTACGAATATGTAAAGTAATCATATAACCTTCCGGAATACTTGTATGAATATCTAAAGGAACTAAAACTCTTGACCCTGGCTGCATCGAGATAGATTTAATTTTTTTTGTTTCCGCATCTAAAGTATATACAACAGGACCATATTTAATTAAATCTTTTGGATCAATATTACTAAAGCTAGCCCTTGCGTCCATCCCTGCTGCCCCAGATGTTTTATATTTAGGTAGTTCGTTATTAGATTTATTATATATTTTTACTTTCATTTTTTCTTAGATTTCTTTGATACTGTTATAGTTTTATTTCCTTTTCTTTTTCCATCTCCTTCTTTTAATATTTCAAGTATTTTAAAAGTTTTATTAAACGTAGAAAAGTCTGCCCAATTATTAGTTTTAGGTAAATCAGTATATCTATATTTAATATTAGGTGATGATATATCCAAAATTTCTATATTATAATTACTACTTCCTCCTTCTACAAGTATAATATCTCCAATTTTGAGATCTTCTGCTAACATAGATAAAATATATTTATTCTTTATTATGTTCGTATTCTTTTACTTTAGATATAATAAATTCTTTGGTTAATTTATACAATCTACTTTCTGCATAAGAAAAATATAAATAATTCCCGTCGTCGTCTGTTAATTCAAATACTGGAAGTTCTCTAGCAGCATATTTATTTAATATAGCTCTTCCCTTTTTCTTATCCTTAGTATATGATATATCATAATAATTTATATTTAAATTCTCTATATCATTATCAGGAGGAAGAATATCGAAAGGATCGATATCAGATTCCAGACTATTATATATAAAATTTAATATCATGATTTAAAATATTTATATATAATCTTTAACTCACAACCTTTTAGTCCATCTTGATCTATATATTTAAGAGCAGTATCTTTATTATAAATAGCGTTAGTATTATACACTCCAAACTCTTTTGTTATAGGATTGTAATAATTAGATAATTTAGGATTATATATAGCATAAAAAGATTTAATCATTATCGTCAGGATTTGGAATTAGTAAAACTGGAAGTACTTCACATTCTTTCAATTCTTTTTTAATTATAACATTTTTAGCTTCATCTTCTGTATTATATAATGGAACTAATCCTCCAGTTCTAAATAGTTCACAGGTATCGTCCCAGTACAATCCGTTGTTTAAATTGTGAATAGTATATTTCATCAAACATCCTCCCCATTTATTACTTGAATATTTTCTATTTCTGGATCTAAACAAGAAGAGTCTATAAGTATTTCTTCATCGTAATCCCAGTATCCGGAACTAAATTTATCTATTGCTTTTTTTTCATTATCTGCATCGATATCTACATAAAATGTAGAATCACAAGATACTGTATAAGTAATTCTATATTTCATATACTTATTATATTTTAGTTATATCACATTGTCCTCCAGAACAAGCCTGAGCTCCTGTTGTATCTGCATCAATTAATACTTTTTTCCATTTAACTGTAGTCCAATCGATAGGAGTATAGTTTCTAGTTATATCACACCAATCATGATATAATTGTACATATTTAAGAGCTTCAATCATAGTACTATAATCTTCTCCGAAATATGTATCTCCGAACTTCTTCATTCTCCGCATTATATCTCTTTTAGTATTTAGATTTTTTATATTAGTAAATGCTGTTTTATCTAAATACTTCTGAATTTCTGCAATTGGAATTTCTATATCAGAATCTAAAATTTCATCTATGAATTCTTCTGTATATCCCAATATGGATAATACTTTAACCCAATTATTATATTGAATTGAATTAGCTTTTACCCATTCAGAATGAGGTTTATTTAAATAAGAGGGATCTTCTGCTACATTAAGTTCTTTAATAAATTCTTTAGCATCTTCAACAGTAGAATATAGTTTCTCCCCTTTATAATTAAATGTATCACAAGCTTTCCACAAATTCCCGAAAGTTTTTTCTGCATCTACGATTAGACCTGAGGCAAATATTACTCCGTCCCCATACATTTCCACTAATTCTTCTGGGATAAATACTTCTGAGTATGGAGGTTGTGTAAAAGTAATGTCTCCAGTTGAAGGAATAAATGATACTCCAGCAATAAAGTTTTTATTATTCCATACCCAATCTTTTACTCTATGCCAATCTTGATTTGGAACTATAACAGTATTAGATACATTATTACATACAGGATTAGTAGGATCTACCATTCCTGGAAGAATCCAGTTGTTATATAGTAATTTAATTACTTCTAATTGTTTAATTCCTAGTAATTCCGATTTGGTTTTAACGTTATCATCCGATTCTATTGCGAACATAATACAATTATCAGTATGATTATTAGACCAAACAGATTCTACTACTGCTTTAGGATTATATTTAGCGTATACTTTACCTGCTTCTTCTTCTTTATTAACCTGAACTCTCCGGATATATCTTTTCGCATGTTGACCATGACATCCGGGAGTGTTTCCAGTTAAGGTACTTATATTTCCATCCATTATATATTCTATATAAGACGCAACTCTTATATACGTTCTCTTATGAACTGCTATATGTCACCATATAGATTAGACTATATCATCATCCTATTTAAATAATAGGAGCACCGCGCTTCCAGTGTCATTAGCTTACACTGTACTCTATTTCTAGATAGTCGTTGAACCCGATTTAACTTGGCTGCTGATTAGGTTTATATAGAAATAAACCATTCCAGCAATTCACGGTGTTTATATTTAAATATTACTATTTAAATGCCCAATATTTTAGGCTTAATACAAGTAGTCCTAGATGCAGGATTAATTCTTAGTAAGTTAGCTATTTTACTATTTTGTTCTTTAATAATCTCAGCTCCTTTACGCAGAATATTTTCATTTAATAATATATCAGGATTCATCATAATCCCGCTAATAGATACTCCAATTAATGGATCATTCTTAGCTAATTGCTCTGTTACTTCACCCAAGAAAGGGAAAAAATTATATGTAGCTTGAATTGTTCCAATAGTAGCAGCTGCTTTACATTGTTTATAGAATTTCTCTTCTGTTGTAGATTCTTTACCTGAGATAGAGATCAAATTACAAAACTGTATTCCGGTTTGTTTAGATACTCCATCAGGTTTCTGTATTTCTAGTATGGGTTTAAAACCTATTTCAAAACCATTATATTAAGATAAGCTCGTTACTTCTTATCTGATCTAATTAAAGATCCTCTATATCACTATAGAGATTAGACTATATCACCATCTTATATATTTAATATAAGACGCTAGGCATTTCGAACCACTTGGTTCTACTCCTTTTCAGGATAGTCGTTACACATTTAGATTAAATATTTAATCACTTAGCTCGGGATTGTCTTATTAAATAAGAGATTCCCCGAATTAGCCTAGTTTTCTATATATATCACTATATATAGCCACATCATTTTATGGATTACATCCTATACCAGAATCAGACCTAAAGAAAAACCCAGGTTCTCCATATTCTTTAGTAGATTCAAAGATTTTATTAAATACTTCTTTATTATCATCACTTCTCTCTAAAGCAACAGAAGCATTATATCTTCCACGTTGAGGATTATCATAAAACCAATTACCTACTTTAGAATTATACATCTCCTCATCATTAGGAGAGAATAATATAGCTAAAGCAGACCTGCGCACACCACCCGAAAGTACACTGTCTGCACAGTGTGATAATATATCAGCACAGTTAAGTGGAGATAATCTTCTAGTAGTTTTATGAACATTACTAAGTAAAGAATCTATTTTATTTAAAGCATTTCTTAAACCATCAGGACCTGGAGCTATAAATCCGCCTGATATTAAACTTCCACTAGGTCTAATTTTAGAATAATCAAACTTAGGATAAGTTACGTTAGAATTAAAATAATATTGAACTAATCTACCAATAGCTAAACTCCAACTTTCAATACTGTCCCCGATTACATATTCTTCAACCGAGCTATTAAGTCTTTCGGGCATCATGGGAAGAATATTTACGTGTTTATATTCAACAGAACACCCCACTCCACAACCACATAACAGTAAATACTCAATTTGCTCAAATCTTTCTAGACTATCTATATACGTATATGAACAATTGAAGATTTTTTCATTCTTTCTTAAAATAGGATCGCCTCCGAATTGCAAAGCTCTCTGAGATCCATAAACATTTTTATTTTTATACTCCTCAAAGGCTTCTAATAAATCATTATTAAATTCTGCATTATTTAATACTTCTGGATATTTATCTTTAAGATGTTTTAAATGCATCTGTAATATTCTATCTACAGATTCCTCAAAGGTCTCTTTCCTTTTCAGATTAGAATTATATCTAGCATATTTAGATTGAAAAATAAATTCTCCTAAAGCATTAGATTGATCATTGTACATATTAAATTTCAAATAAATTATTTAAAAGTAAATTCTTTTCAAAAGGATTGACAACATCTTTATCATCCCTTAATAATTCAGTAAATGCGTTATATGCGGTAAATAACGAAACTTCCTCATCTTCCGGAATATAATACTCTGAGTCGGGATTTAAAACTAAATTTTTATATGCAGATATTGCAGTAGTTGGGGATAATTTAGCTTTTCCGAAATCACTTTTATACTCAGATTTAATACAAAAATCTACCCATTTGCCCAGAGTATTAGTCATATCTACTTTATCTCTAGATATAAATGTATTCTTTAATTTTTTAATCTTAACTCCTAAATCATCTGTTAAATTCATTAGGTTTTTAATGGGAGAAATATCATACATCTTTTGTGGCTCTAATACTTGTGTATTTAAATATGTAGCATTAAACACACAAAGATTTAAACACGCCATATTAATCCCTCCCCTAAAAATTTTTACTACTGGGACTTTACAATCTAATCCATAAATTAAAGATATTACTTGCTGATGATCTTCATACTCCCAATAGTTTTTAGGTAAAACTGCTTGAATATAAACCCTATTATACATTACATCTTTCTCTTCACCAATACTAATCTGTTTTGGCTCTTTTACTTTACATATAAATTCATCTGTAAATTTACTCATTGATTGAAGAAAGGGATCTATATAATCCTTAGTAGAATAGAATTCTTTCTTTCCTATTTGCGTTGCTTTTCCTTTTAATAATTGTTCTAAAGTTACTTCCATGTATTAATATCCAAATATATAATAGCAATTATTAAAAATTGCATAATTAAAATTATCTTCTATATAAGTACGTACATCTATATATTCATCTATTTGAGGATCTATAGTAATACCTAATGTATCTATCATAAAATCTATCCATTCTCCATTTCTTATCTTTCCCATATAATTATCTAAAGCATATTGATAATCCTCAAGACTAGTAATAATAGAGTTAATATATGCTAAGATGATTATAAATATATTTTCTTCGTAATAATATGGAATTGTAGCTATTAAAAATAGTTCGTTAATACTCCAATCTTTAGTTTTTAACAGATCAGATAAATTAGGATTTGTATTATTAGGATTTATGGTAATAATATAATTAGAGTATTTTAAGTCCTTTGCAACAAATCGTATTGAATTTGTTGTTTCATCACTATCTATACATTTCCAGAGTAAGGAGTAGAAAGAAGGATTTGATTCTAACCAGTTATAATCTATTTCAATTGTATCTGATTTCTTTGTATCACATAAATAAACAAAGCCCATGTTTATATAAAATTTTATTTAAGTATATAATAAATATCCTTATTTAAATAATTCGATTTATATAGATACATATTTATTGTTTTGGATTAAATAAATAAATTTTATCTTCAAACTCAATTGTATGTAAATCATCTAATATAGTGTCTATATCTATATAAGTTAGTAGTTCTGAATTGTTTATACGTTCTCCAAATATAATTTGTATTAAATCCTTTTTGGCATTTATAGTTTTATAGTTTTCTATATTTCCTATATACTTCCTAATAGCTTTTGGATAATCTTCACATATATTTTTTATATATCCTTCACTATAATATAAGATAGAAATAAATAACTCAAACTCACTAATTTTATGAGATACTTTGATAAAATCTACAATATCTTTAAATAACCAATAAGTATTATTTAGATAATCTATTAATTTTTGAGAACATATATCAAATATATTTATAGCGAAATCAAAATTCTCTAAATAATAAGTAACATTATCTATTGCAGAATTATCTTCATCAGGATTAATAAGGGAGGTCAAATTTATATTATTCTTATTACAAAATTCATAAACATCCTGAGAATTACTTAAATAGATTATAGGAGTTTTAGAAGTATCTTTAATTGAATATATAAAAGCATTCATACTTAATTAGTTTTATGATATAAATACCAACAATCATCAAAATCTACAATATTGAATTTGTCACGTAAAAATTTAAAAGAATCAATATAATTACATAAATCGGTTGCAGAAAGGTTTATATCATAATAATCTTTTATAATAGAATCAAACTCATGATATGGACACTTTTTAAAATAAGTACTTAAAGCAATTGTATACTCATTAACTATATCATTTGAATAACCTTCAGAATAGTATAAAAAAGAAATTAATATTCCTTCATCACATAGACCTTTTTCAGAAAGTTCGATAATATTTATAATATCTTCAACTCTAAAGACAATTTCTTTAAGACATTGACATAATTTTGGATCTTCAATATTATATAAGTGTATACTGTAATCACTACCTTCTATATCATAAGTAATCCAACTTTCACAAGAATCATATACGAAAAGTTCATCATCTGATATTATATTATTCCCCTTACAGAAATTAATAAATTCTTGAATATTATTAAACTCGGTAGAATTTTTATTTCCTCTTATATTAAATTTTATCATATAAAAATATATAGTTTGTCATATATGGAGA